AATGATACAAGCTCAGATGTTGCTCAGGTCATGTTACAGTTTACAGGTAGTGCAGAGATAATTCCCAGCACTGGTGGCTTTGCATCAGGGTCGATTGGGGCAAATAACATGATTCATGTTGACGTTAAGATACCGGGGAAGACTGCCTGGCTTGATTTAGCAAAAGCAGGTTCTGGTGCGGGAACATTTAATGTGGACTTAAATGGATGCTTAAAGGGTACGCCAGGACAGACGATTAATTCTAACGGTGCACAAACGCTGTGCTCATTTCAAGGTGAGACTGCAAATGGGACTGGTGGAGCCTCGGTCCCTGCTGCGGCATCCGATTTTGTACTAATTAGAATAAATGCGGACGATGATTGGACAGGCAATCTCGACACCATCCGCGTTCAATGGAGCACATAAGAAATGGCTGGAAAGAGTCTTACTACTGCTACATTATTTGCTCAGAAAAAGCTTCTGAACAAAGCACAGACTAGTGTTTTAAAGTCTGATGCACAAGAGGTAATCGGCTCGAATATCCAGCCAGCAGCTGAAACTACATTCGGCCAAAAGATACCCACATCGCCCTCACAGACTTTGTACCTTATGCAAAGTGGAAGCCTTGGTGCTCCAGCGACAGTAGAATATGTTCAGTTTGATATTGAAGCGATAAGCGGTACAAGTTATGATGCGAATTCTGTCGACACAGGTGCTGGGCCTGAACCATCAACTACTGGCCCTCACGGCTACAAGCTGATATTGACTGGAAACTACGAAAGTCTTTCTTCCAATCCAAAGAGGGGGAACGGTATATTCGACAACAGCATGGACGTTTATACTACAATCGGTGGTCTTCAGATAATCCCTCCTGTATTTTCAAATGACAGTCCCAATCCGTATACAATCAAACTATATAAGGGTGACCCAGCAGACCCCACAAAAGAGATCTCACTAGAAAGTGAAATTGATTGGCAGCTTGATACTTTCAATGGTATCTTGTTTGTGCAAGACTATGATGTCTCGAATGTACCTCTTTTCGCTAGGGCGTTTATCTATGTAGGTGATATGATTGATACAGTCATCACCAATACTGGTGGCGCTGATTCTGCCGCAGAGTATCTTGTGTTGACGCCAACGGGGTCTCTTACGAATGAAAGGGCTTTTACTCCAGGTACTGGATTGTCTGCGACTGACGGTGGCGCCGGTGGCGCCTATACCGTGAAAGTGCTTGATTCCGTTTTCGCAGCTCTTACGGGCTCTGTGTTTTCAGGAACGGTTTCTTCCCCAGCATTCTCTGGATCATTGACGAAGTTACAAGATGGAAGTAGCTATTTGATCGCTGGAAGCAATACAACGATAACAACGGGCTCTTCAGGAGCCATCACAATTTCTTCGACTGGAGGTATTGATGGTTCTGGGGCTACGAATAGAATCGCGACTTGGGCAGATACAGATACGTTGACGTCCGATGCTGACTTCACTTGGGATGGCACGACTTTATACGTATCTAGCGCTGGCACGACCGTGAACGTCCAAGGAGATACCAACCTTAACGGAACCGTAGTGGTGAACCAAAGTGGCGCCGATAAAGACTTTAGGGTAGAAACCCAAAATAAAAGTAGCGCCTTACACGTAGATGGCGCAACAGACCAAGTGCTTCTATTTTCCGGAAGTCTTTCGGATGCTTCCGGCCATGGCTCCTCCCCAGCGGACCCTGACCCAAGAGCGTTCACTGACACTAATTTCTTTGTGTCAGGCTCTATTGGTTCTCTAGACACTTCAAGAAGAGGTTCATCTGTTTTCGGGGGTGATGTACTTTCATCCGGTTCACTAGTTGTTAAGAACGGTATAACAGGCTCTCTAACGCAGCTTTCAGATGGTACTTCATACCTAAGGGCTGGCTCGAATATAACAATCACATCTGGATCAGATGGTTCCGTTTCAATCGCTAGTTCAGCAACCAGTGGTGACACAAGATCAAAAGATGTTTACTTTATAAATTCTGACTATGATGCAGGTTCTGCAATCACTGTTGGTTCATCTGATTTTTCTGCCGCGTCTTATGATCCTAATAAGATCGATATATTTTTGAATGGCCAGCTTGTTCATTCTGGGTCTGTTTCGCAAGTAAACGCTGGTGATAGAGATTATTATGTGAGTTCTTCCACATCACTAAAATTCGCATTCAAGGTACAAATCGATGATATTCTTGATGTTGTCGTCTTTTCCGCAAGCTGAGTTTATTTCTAGATAATCTCCATAGTTACATGTATAATTGCTGAAGCGTGGATTTCAATGAAAGATAACCAAAACGACCTGTATGAGACGTCAGACCTTGGTATTGCTGCATATCTCATTATTAAGGGACGGCAGCTTATACTGGCAGAAAAAAGGCCTGGCAGATATTCTTTCACTTTTTTAGGCAAGGATGAGTGTCAAAAGTTGGCTGTAGAGTATGTCAACACTGAATTTTCACGCTTCGACGCCGCACTAAAAAATCTGAAAAGCGTTATAAAATAAAGATGCGCTTCATATTTAAGTGTGTTAGTCATTAGTTTCGTTTGTCACTTTGTTTGTATGTAATGTTTCTTAGTTTTTAACAACTATAAAACAAGGAAAAATATTTTATGGCTTCTTTTACACAATTAAGAGTGCTCAATGCAACCGGTTCATTCGGTGTCGCAGAGGGCCAAATTAATGATGACACATCTCAGCTTGCCCAAACCGGCTCAATCGGCGCGGACAACTTAGGTGAATCATTATCTTACATGGCGGCCGCAATCCGCCGTATTCACGGTGGTGACTGGTTCTCGAACCAAGCTGTCGGTGTTTTCTCAACTACAATCAAACCAAACGCTGCGAACAAAGATATCGGTGCTACTGACGCAGAATGGGGTGATATCTTCATTGGCGATGGAAAGTCACTCAAGCTAGGTAATGGTCAAGAGTCTTTCGTCTCTGATGCTGGCCCTGGTCTTCAAATCGGCTCATCCGAAGTAATCAAGATTGGTGTTGACGCAAACACGGCAAATATCGATATTGGTGCTGTTGCACAAGCTAAAACAATCACAATCGGTGACGACGCCTCAACAAAAGTTGATGTCAACGCTCTAGCGATTGAACTTGATGCTGGTTCAAACGGATACACGATTGACGGTGCTGGAAACTCAACACTCTCAACCAGTAACAACGGAACACTCACTATCGATTCTGCTGGTGCGTTAGTTATCGATACTGACGGTACTGATAGCATTGATATCGGTGTTGAGGCTGTTGCCAAGACAATCACGATTGGTAATGATGCTTCAACGAAAGTTGATGTCAACGCTCTCGCGATTGAACTTGATTCTGCTGGAACACTCGTTGGTACTTCGACAACTTCAACTTCTCTGACAGCAACAACCACAATGACCGTTACCGGTGGTGGTGTTTCCAAGTTCGGTGATGATACTGCAACACTCGATTTTGACGGCGCAGGTGCTGTTACTGAAACTGCTATGGCTTCATTTGAAATCACTCCTTCTGGCGCTTTGACAATGAAAGGTGGTGGTGCTTCCAAGTACGGTGACGATACTGCAACTCTCGATTTCGATGGTGACGGTGCTGTTACTGAAACTGGAATGACTTCATTCGTTATTAGCCCTTCTGGCGTTACTACGCTCGGTGGTGGCGGTCTCGTTACACTAGACTCTTCTGGTGCAGCAAATGACATCAATATTGGTGTCGAAGCTGCTGCTAAGGATATTGTTATCGGTAATGCTGCTTCTGCGCTTGTTGACATTAACGCTCTTGCTGTTGATATTGACGGAGTAAATAGTGTTTCAATGGTCGGAGCAGGCGGCGCTACTTTTGGCGACGATACTAAGACTCTCATATACGACGGTTCTGGTAATCTTGATCTCACCGCTGGTACTCTGGATATTGATGCTTCTGGTTTAACCACAATTGATGTTACCGGGAATTTGTCAATAGACTCTAGTGATAACTCCAACCTCTCTGTTACTGGAGCTGCTAAGTCTCTGGTCGTTAACGCTGCCGGCGGTGGCGCACAAACGCTCCAATTACTGTCGAGTGGTTCTGGTCCTACTGCTGTTCAAGTTAAGGGTGAAGGTGGTGTTGCGATACAAGCTGGTAACACAAAGTCGATCTCTATTGGTAGCGGCGGAACAGCTGAGGTTATGGTTACCCCAGACTCTACTGCTGCTGACTCTAAGATCAAGGTATTCGCTGAGAACGGTACCGCTGCTAACACAAGAACAGCTAACACTAATGCTCTCTCGCTACAAGCTCCTGCTGGTGGCGTGCACATTAGTGGTGACGCTGTTATCTTGTCAGGTTCTGGTGCTCAAGGGGTTACTGTCTATGGTGATGGATCTATGACTTCTGGTAAGGGTGGTGCTGGTATGCTTTTCGGAGCTGTTGCTGATTACGGTACTTTCCGTGGTAAGTCTCTTTTCTCAGCTGGAACAACTGTTATCGGTGCTCTGAACACTCTCGCTGACAACATTACTGGTGCGACTGCTACGATCTTCACAGGTTCTATCGCGACTAATATAGCTGCCGGTGGAAACGCCACAGTTAAGAAGCAGGCTGGTGATAACGCTGCGTTGGCTCCAGATTGCGGAATCGAGAAAGCACAGGTATACGTCAATGGTCAGTTGCTTGTTTCGTCTTCAATCGGCGCAACAAACGATTACCGGATTTCTGCTAATGACACGATCATATTCGAATTCGATCTACGCGTTGGTGATATGATCATGGTTGTTGACCGTTCCTGAGGTCCTGGTTGCTCATGAGTTTCATGGGCCTTGACCCATTTTCTGAGGGCCGTCGAAAGACGGCCCTCTTTTTTATTTCTTAAAAAACGTATGTATAATATTGTTGTCTAGACAGTTTTTGGAGGGATAAAGATGGAAGAAAACGAGTTTATCTTTATGCTGGATGAAAAGATAGAGTCTCTGATTCAGCAAAGACAACAAATAACGAAAAATCTTTTGGACAGTAATTGGCACGCTAATGTTGTTAAAGAAAGCATTGATGATGGCTTAAGCCGACTAGAAGAATTAGCGCAAACGCAAGAGATAAATGTTGAGCAAGAATTGCTTTCGATACTAGACCAAGTTCCCTCTCTTGTAAAGAGTGTTTGGTCGAACGCAACCGCGCAAACAAGGGCGTATGATAATGAAATCGCCCGCTGGAAAGAAATGGCAGCGTATTATTCGCAATTTTTAGAAAATAAGAAAAAAGAAGAAGAGAGTAAGAAAAAAGAAGAAGAGAGTAAGAAACAAGAAGAAATTGAGGCTAAACAGCAGCGATCTGAAATTGCTTCTGGAAAGATCTCTGAGCCCACCAGGATGGATGCAATAAGGCGCCAGCCCGGTGAAGCACCATCAATGCGGCTTTCTAGATTTAGAAAATTATCTACTGAAATTGCTAATGAGGAAACAAGCGACCCAGATGATTCAAGAGGGTAATACTTATACCCATGGCTGGCATATTAGATAAAAAGACACGCTTTATGGACACGTTCTTGACGCAGACTGGTCGAGAGCAGATGGCAAAAGGCGAACTAAATTTTGCATTCGCAATATTCTCGGATTACGCTACGTTTTACGAATCTTCTTTAGAGGACCCCAATGTGGCGGAAGATGCAATTAATCGCATTTTCTTTGAAGCAGCAAATAGGCCTCAAGACTTAGTCATTCCTGAATTTGATGAGGATGGTGGGATAATTTTTCCTGCTGGTGATTTTGATCTAGTGAATGGCCAACTAAAGGTTTTAACAGGCTCTTCAGCAGCAAGCCTAACTGGAGAATCTTTAGTGGTGTCAGCGTCAGCCGCGATTAGCGACTGCATTGAATCATTTGCAGCTATGAGACCGCTAAGGAGTGAGGAGGCCCTTACAAATACGACCGGGTTTCGATTAAGTCAAAATACGGGAGAATTTTTAGTTACTACTGATCTACCTATTTCTCCCGGAGTTCCAACACAGATAAGTCTTTCTAATATAGAGAGCCTGTGGCAAGACAAGCGATTAACTCACGTTCCAAACTATCAATTTAAACCACCAGTCAACAGAATATCAGGTAAGCAATTAAAAACGTACCCCAAGCTACAGCAGCCCACTCCTATGACCTTTACAGATCTCGCAAATGAACTTGGTGCAAATGATCCAAGCGGAGAAACGGGTGTCGGTCCACCGATTAGCTTAACATTTCCAGCCACTAGCAATGATAATAATCTTGTGTGTCAAGTATGGGAAGTTTGCAGTGGCAGTATAAATAAATTACGCATGATTGATTTCGGGGAGTTTGAGGATGGAGATCCATATAGCCCTGGTAAGCATGTATTCTTTGTAGGAAAGCTGTTTACTGATGACGGCGGCGAATCGACTTTCTTAAATCTTTTCACAGTGGTTTTTGATTAAATGATCTTCAATCTTCCAACTCTAAAAGATACGCTACTATTTCCATCATTCCCTGCTCGCCTTCGCGCAGTCAGGGGAGATCCTGGTAGTCGTGAATTTTTGTATGAAATAACGATGGAAGTAGATGTAGAAAAGGCACTTTATAATGATTGCTTAACTCTTGAGGTTGATGTTCTACCGAAAAAACCCACTCCTGTGATGCAAAGAAAACCCGCCAGGGTTGGAAGCGCAAGATCATTTACACGATCTACCAAGACTATGGAGAGGAGCCTGCGGAAGAAAAGAAAGAAAAAAGAAGAGAAAGTAATAAAGAAAAGGTGGGTCGATCTTACGAAGTACATCAGCAATTCTCTAGCTAAGCTGATAAAAAGGCGAAAAGCAATTTCTGATGCCAGATTGAGTGCAGCAAAGAAGACCAGCGTATCTTCGGTCCGCGGTGTATCTTCAGGAAAGAATATATCAATTTCAACCAATCCTCTTGCAGCCTCTAGTATCATGCGGTCTTCATCTCCTTTATTTTCTGCTCTGGCTAGCCAGCCTGTTCCTACGTCGATACCGCAAAGAACGAATATGTCTCTTAGAAGTATATCGAGATCTTTTCTGTCTTCTAAAAAAGACCCAGGGCAGATTACGAAGGTTTCAGTTAAGAGCCTACCGTCTGCGATAGGGCAACGAGCTCAGAGTCTTCGCTTTACACCCCAGCTTAAAATTCAGCCACCTAGAACATATAGGATATTTACGAAAAAGCGGAAGATAAGGTTCAGGATCATTATTCAAGAGGAGCGTTTGAAATCTCTCTCGACATATTACTTAAGGGCTCGTTTAAGAAATAACAAGAATGTCAAGCTAGAAGAAGTCGGTGCGGTCATTCAACATTCAAAATTATTAAATGACTACCTTACACCGATTAGGGAACCGCTAATCGAAGCTTCTATAATCAGGGCCGGTGAGATATCAATAGGTGTTAAGCAAGTTGATAAAAAAGCTAAGTCTGTAAGAGTTTTTCGAAGAACAGCTCCAGCGGAAACCGGCGGGTCTGATGCAGGCTCATCCTGGAAAGAGATCATAGAGACGCCCCTTTTATCACAGGATGATGAGCTTCGGTTTAAAGATGAATTTGCCACAAGCAGAACCGTGTTATATAGAGCTGTTGCTTTAGGCGAGAACTTGAGGTCAGCAGAAGATTTTGGGTCAACAGTGCTATTACCCATAAAAGAATTGAAGGTTGATCAGACAACAGCTTTAAGTGCTGTCGCACAGTCTGCGAAAAGTGGTAAGATTGTAAAGATAACAGTTTCAGATATTCCTACCGACGCTGTGTGCGTGATGGTTAGAAAGTATGACCTAACGATTAATTCATATGCAAGTTTCAAGTCTGGAAAAGACTCTGGTTTTACGTATGTCGGTTCCACACCAGAGCAACAATCAAAATTTGTCGTAGGTGATGAAGACGCAATCGTTAATTTTTATGATAAAAAAGTAATCCTCGGAAGAGAGTACCGGTATGTTCCCGTCGCAGTAATGAAGAGAGGTAAAGAGATCATAGGAACAGACGCAATTTTAGAGCTTCCACATTCATTAGATGATGATGATAAGATTTCTTTAAAGACACCAACACCCGTGGTGCTGGTAAAGAACCAATTACCCTCTGTTTCGTTTAGTCTGGAGGCTTCATTTACTGATTTCGGTTTTGGAGAAGTAAAGCAAGCACTTAACGCAGGCAACCAGGGTGTGCTTTTTGATAAAGATATTTTATCGGAGAGGAGTAATTTCGCTGAGCTCATTAATTTTCTAGTTGAGAGAGAAAATTTTGTTACTGGAGAGGTTGAATCATTTGGTGTGTATCCAGCTGGTGATTTTGAAGATAACGTAGATACGCAAGAAGAAAAAAACGTTAAGCCGCTAATGCCAAGTGTTAGGTACGGTTATAGGATAACTGCTCTTGTAAGATCTGCAGAATCGTTATTTCCAAAACTCGTATCAACAGATCAAGACTTGGCATCGCTGGCTTCATTTCAAAAAATGGTCGGGAAATTTCGGAACCCTCTTTCGTTACGTAGAGCTACATTGCAATCAACAGTCCGGCAGGTGAACATCTCGGCCCCAAGCAGGATTGAACCTGTCGACCCATTCTTGCAGGGCCGTACAAATGTACAGGTAAGAATTGAAGTCAATATGCCAGTGCCAAAAAAGCAGGGGTATGCTGTAAAGAGCGAGAATCGTGGTGACAATAGATTAGTAACCTGGACGTATTACGGCGATCTAAGCCAAGTGGACCATTTTCAGGTATTCGCTACTAGCGATGGTGGGAGAAATTTACTTGGTACGGTTCATGCTGATCCTTCTTCTGCCAATTTTATGTTTAGGCATTTCACCACTGGATATTCTGTTCCTTATCGTTATGAGGTACACGCTATTCAATTAAATTATAAAGTTAGAAATAGGTACAAGTCAGCGATCGTAAAGCCTAAGCAGTTTGATAAAAAATTAAAGAGAGGGTCCAGATCCTCAAAGAAGATAGTGAGATTATAGAATGCCAGATTTACTTTCAGATATGAAGCTAGACTCTCTAGTAAACGTTGAAAAGGAAGAGGTAGTATCTCTAGTTGAGCTTTTATTAGGCGAGCAAGCCGCAATCTACAATAAAGAAAAAGAGCGTGCAAAGAATACAAGCACTCCGGGTGTCAAAGTAAAAAGCCGCCGCCAGCGTCGAAAATCCGGTCGTTCTGCGAAAACAAAAAACAAGCAAAAGTCGAAGACAGGTTCCTCAGTACAAAAAATGGAACAGCTAAGAGTAGCAAAGCAGCGACAGGAACGTCGGAAGCAGGCTTTATTAGCATACCAACTTCAATCAGGACAAAGAAGGATCGGCGATCCGGTCGGCCGATCAGGCGATGCCACGGCGTCTAAAAGAGTGGCTAAAAAAGATGCTGAGAAAGCAGCAAACTCTATTGAAATAAATGCCGCCTTAAGACCTGTAATATTGGGCTTAATAGACTTTCAACCAATCTTTGACTCAGATAAGAACGTTACGTCTGTTGGAAACTGCATAAAAGCAAAGCGCGCCGCAAGAGCAATGCATGTTGAAAATCTTTTGGACATTGACACATCTGAAGAAATGATAGGAGAGCTTGATTGGCTAGCGGCGCATATTAAAAATCTTACGCAGCAACAAGAGTTTTTCTCTTCATTAGACGCTAATAATATCGAGATGTATGAAGAAGCGCTATCTGCATTTGAGTTTGATTCCACTTCAGTTTCATCAGCGTCTAACACAGAGGTCTTATACACTTTCATAAGGGACTACTGTTACTCTTTATCTGCATGCACCCCAAGACTTCTAGAGATGTCCGATAGAGAATTTGAAGCAGGAGCTAGATTACCGAGTTATCCAAATAGCCCTAATCGCTTGAGGAAGCAATTGAAAACATCTCGTGCTTGCATGAGCACGATGTATTCCATAATGTCAGAAGATAATGAAATAGCGCTTAAGCATTTGCTGGCGACAATTTCAAGAGAGTATTTAGTGTCATTCAATAAAAAGAATGGTAACATTCCTGATGATGATGAGAGCATTTACCCTAGAAGTGGAGCCGCGTACAAGGGGTGGGGCTTTTGTTCTGCCCTAAACATCCGCCCTGCCGTCTCAAGAATGAGAGAAAACAATAACGGGGTTTCATCATCGAATATATTTGGCAAATTTAATCTAAATGGAATTCTATATCCTTCAACTTTAAACCGCAAAAGAACGGCGGTCTATCCTTTCGAAAAATCTGAGCTTATAACAAATAGCAGACGATACGCTGCGGTGGATTCTGCTCCAGATCAAATTAAGAAATTATACAAGTCGGAAGAGCCATCAATCGCTGATGGTCCATATTCTGAGATATCGACACGCTGGGCAGAAACCGAGGAGTTCGTTAATAGTCTTTTAACAAATGAAACTTTGGAGCTTGGCTCATCACCTGGTTCTGAAGTGCTAGAATTGATCCTTAGGAACGTCGTGTTGGAGTGTTTAGAAAAGCTTCCCCAGTCCTCCTCTTCTACTGCGAGTATTTCAGATGCGATACAAATCGCATGGCTATGTGCAGCAGGTAGAGATAATTCTGCATGGAAGTGGCTGTTTTTGTTTTTAGCGTTTCTGCAAGACCAGTTTAGCGGTGCTGCAATAACTGGCGACACATCTGATATCTCTGCGCTGGCTCATGTTGTAAAAAAAGATTCTTCCCTGATAAACATGCTTGGGAAACCCTCATCAAGTGGAACAAAGACGCAATTTTTTAGTGTTCCTGAATCATCTGTTCGTGTCTCTCCAAAGCCTGAAGACTGGGAAAACCCAACAACAATAGAGCCAATGGAAGTGACGCAAAAAACAGACATCGCTGAGGGTGAAAGTAGCGAGAACACATCACTTCAGTCTTATTTCGGGCTAAGCTGGGAAGAGGTTTGTGATAAGGTCACCATGGGTATTCGTGATAAGCTTTCAACTAGTACTAAATCGACTTCCAGCGAGTTGTCTGGAGAGACGTCTGTTAAGCTTGATGATATAAAAGACTCGCTAATGGCTCTTTCGACATCGGGTGATTCAATATTCGCGAACCTTTTAGGACTGCTAGATGATGTAAATTACTTGTTTCTGAATGGGTCAATAGATGAGCTTGAGCTGACGACATTCACACAGATCCCATCCAACCGCATGCATGGTGCTATAATACTTGCTGCTGCAAAGGTGTCATCTTTTTATATAGATGATTTAACGAATACAAGCGGAACAACTTCTGCTGTTTATGAGACAGAAGCTTCAAGCGTGTCTTCTCTTACAGGGAAGGCATCTATTGCAACATTGGCTGGTGGATCAACTGCAAAATTAATAGGTCCAAGAATGGCAGCATCCTGGACTTCGCCCTCTGCAGGAGACAAGATTGCTCCAGCTGGCTTAAGTATGACATTTAGCTATGCTGGAGTGACTGATCGTATCGATGCTCTTTCTACTTTTCTTGACTCTGAAGAGCAGAATTCTTCTACTTTAGAAGAAAGCTCTTCTGCTATTGCTCGAATCTTTACTGCGCTTGATGAAGACCATGAATTTGCAATAGGGTTTATTTCTTCTTTGTCAAAGTATTTTTCAAATGTAAGCGACAATTACACTGCGGTCGTCGATTCTTTGTCTTCTGATATCGATGATGAAACAGAGGGGACACAGAGTCTAAGAGAAAGAATAGAGGGTGGCTTGCCGATGTCGACAGATATGTGCAAGATGCTATTAAATTATATTCGGGTGTACGATTCATCTGATGCGACTTACCGTGAGATACGTACAAGAGATAAGCTGCTTGCATGCTCGAATATGACGTTTATGTCAACCACGTTACAAGAAGAAGATTTCTGTGAAGCAAACAAACTAAAATACGCTGTTGTTGGAATACCTGCCGGCTTATTAGATATGACAAAAGAAGAGCCGATAGATCTTGATGATGTGGATCGAGAATTATCAACTACTTCAAATGAAAATTTCTTGGTCTCTATTGAAAAAGTTGACCTGACCAGACCTGAGCTAGAGTACGTTGATAAAGAGTATTCATTTTCTAGAAATTTATTTATTAACAGAGTAGATGATTCCACCGAGGGAGAGCTGATTGTAAATTTCGATTCCATCGATGGTGATTTTTCTGTAACAGAAGAGACAGAGTCAGGATTGTCAGAAGAGAAATATACGGATGAGCAAATAAACAATCTTAAGAATGATTTTGCTCTCAAGCTTTACTCCGATATCTTTTTAGATTTAGACTTCTTTCCTGATGCTTACCCTAATGGCACTCGACAGCGTAGGGGCGTCTTGACCGGATCTATTTCGATGCCAGCATTGGACGCCGTTAATAAAGATGAATCTTCGTTTTTGTCTGGAAGCAATATAGCATTTGACACAGACGATAGGAAGGTTGAGGCGTTTACATTCTACAATGAAAATGGTGAAACTCTTGACATGAATTTATTCAAGGGTTTAGATCCCGTAGCGTTTTCTGTTTATTCTTATTTGAATTCTTATGGAGCCGTCGCATCAGCGGCTGATAAGAAAGAGTCTCTAAAATATGGCACGATATTTGAAAGAGTACTTGCTATCCCATTTGATCCTTCATCATTTGAGGTAGAGATTTCAACTGATGAAGAAGACTCTGCATCTGTGAACGCAAAAAACAATAAGTTAACAGAGTCAGAAGCAGAAGTAGGAGTCGGGCTAGAAACATCTCAGGGCGTTGAGCTAGCTAATTACAGGGTGTATGTGACCATTCCAGAAACTGAATCAGAGGAGTCGACACAATGAGCGTAGAATCTATACCAAGCCAGCCTCTTCCTGTTTTTGATGTACCAGAAATGATAGACATAAAAGCAGAATTTAGATACAACTTTTTTGTTGCAGATGAAACAATAGATGAAAGTGGCAATCGTGCAGTGAACGGTAATCTATCTCGCAGATTTAAGAATAAGGGCACAGTTGATGAAACTAATCTTGACGCCCGTCAGTCTCGATACGCTACACTAACTTTTGGGCTTAAAGATACAAAGAAAAGTATGTTGGCTACAAAGAATTCATCACTGAGATCCACACGAAGGGAAATCCGTCGATCCCTACGTAGGGGAAAGATTTTTACCGAAGACGAAGCTGCTGGCTTAAATTTCTCCGCGCTTTGCGCAGGCAACCTGCAACTACCACAGAATATAGAAAACATGGTAAGAATGCGGCTTAATTCGCTTGGCACTGATGAAGCTACCCCGCTTGAGCTACTTACAACAATCGCAGAAACCAGCGAAATAGACTCAAATTTATTAGAGAGCCTGTTACCCCCCTCATTGAATGAAGAGCCCGAAAGCGCTGCTTATACAGATTTCTTTGTTAACGAATCAAAGGCTTCAACGTTAATGCAGCTTAATTCCACTTATGCACCCTATATGCGAAGAACATCAGCACAAAGGGGGACGTCTATTGGGATGTCTCAAATTGTTGAAGACTATTTGGCTTCATTAAAGAAGTCAAAAGCTATCTCAAATAACCCGAGTCTGCTTAGCAATGATGAATACTTGTTTGACATTCCCTACATAGATTTAGAGCAGGTAGACACAGATGACTTTGTTGCAGAGGCAGATGTCGTGGGGTTTGTAATCCAAAAGAAGCGGGTTTATAAGGGAGTACGTTACCCGATGCCTCCGATTATTGCGATGGGGCAAAAGGTGAGAACAGTATATGATTCTCAGATAGCTTATGGTCAAACCTACGAATATACAGGACACACTATAGCAAAGTTTAGAGTGCCAGCTACAGACACTGAGGGAAATATGTTTATTAAAACATTCCTGGTGTCTTCTAAACCAGCTCCCGTGGTGACTCTAGTTGCAAAAGAAACGCGGCGCCCCGATCCGCCGGCAGATGTTAATTACTATTTTGAATATGATAGTGAGAACCTTGTTATAACATGGGCACCCCCTGTGAATCCTCAAAGAGACGTAAAGTATATCCAGGTATTTCGGAGAAAATCTATTGATGATGCTTTCACGCTTATTAAGCATTTTGATTTTGACGACTCTGTAGTTAGATCAGACCCTAAAGAGCATATCGACCCAGGTTTAGATAAGTCTGTGGTAACGATGCCGACGTATTTCATAGACAGTGAATTTGATAAGACGAAATCTTATATTTATGCCATAGTTGCGATTGATGCGAGACAGATCAGCTCAAGATACTCTACTCAAATAAAAGTGAGCTTTGACAAGTCTAAGAATAAGATAAAGAAAGAGTTTATTTCTTACGCAGGTGCTCCAAAGCAGTACCCTAATTGGTTCTTAAAGCAAAACTTTTTTGTAGACACCATGAAAGATAGCGCTCATAAGGCCGTACAGATTTACTTTAACCCAGAAGCTTATACACTTCTTAAGAATGGAAGGGAAGTAATTCCGGCTTTTTGTACAACATCACAAGACCCTCTTTCAAAATACGTTTTTCAGTTTATAAATACTGACAGGTTATTAGATCAGAAGTTAGAAGTTACGATTGATGATTCGATTTTGGTAGAGGCACCAGTTAAGCAAAAAACCACACTAGAGCAAGATATAAGTGAGTGAATGTTTACTACGTTTTTAGAGATGTATAATTAAACCCTGAGGAGTGGAGGAAGCACATGGGCTTTTTAGACAATAGCACGAACAACATTATAGTAGATGCGGTTCTCACCGACTATGGTAGGGAATTATTGTCAAGAAATGATGGCAGCTTTTCGATTGTTAAGTTTGCTTTTGGAGATGATGAGGTAGATTATACTACGGTACAGAAGTTCGGAAGAACGGTTGGTAAAGAAAAGATAGAAAAAAATACACCGGTTTTTGAAGCGCAGACAAACCAGAATTATGCGCTGAAAAACAAGCTTATAAGTCTTTCAAACCCAACGCTGGTTAAGCTACCGGGCGTGACTCTTACTGGGGACGGCTTAAGCGGCAATACACTGTCCTTCAAGCGAACAGGTGCCAGCGCGCAACGTTCTGTCACCTTCACGCAATCTGTTACAGATGAAAATACGTTGGATCCAGAGTTAAGAGACCAGACATTCTTGGTGAAGCTGCCGTATCGCTTTTTGGAGCTAGTAGGTTCAGACAACACTCCTGACTCAATAGATTCTAATGACATAGCAACATATATCGTTACAAGAGATAGCTCCACTACCGCAATCGGGGGCTCAAAGTTAACTCTCAATATTAAGACTCGATCGATTTCTGACAGCGTCTTCACCTATTACGGCGATGCCGACAACAAGTCTCAGATTTCTAGCACTCTTCGAGTAATCGGCGTGCAGTCAGGTGTTGTTTCAGAGTTGACCGTTTCGGTACAGAAGTGAGGAAAGATTAGTGGCTACATTTAAAGAAATCTCAGCAGCAGACGTTAAGACATCGCGCTCTGTGCTAAATCAGCTTGTAGATGTTATTCAAGAAGATATTTCTGGGTCTGCGACTAGACGAACATACCAGATGTGGGTAACTGGTGGTATTGGTCCCGGTGTTACGTCTTCGCTGTACCAGACAGTATATGATCAAGATTTTTCGCTTCAAACCGCTAACCCCATTATGGATATGACAGCAGGTTTGTGGGTTTCCGGGTCGACAGTGCTGAGCTGCTCATCGGGGCTGGATGCCAATGGAAAAATGCTGTTTCCTTCTAGCTCATTAATGATGAGAGAAAAAGTAGACATCTATAAGCAATATGCAGCTAGTTTACTTGGGAATGCTGAATCAGCTTTTACGACCCCGTTCGGTAGCGCAACAGCTACAGACCAAGTTGACGCAGCCGTATTTCTTTCTTTCAAGAGATTATTTTCCCGTGACAAAGTAAAAAGAGAGACGTTTGCTCTTAAGATGTACGCGTCTGCTTCGGAAGTACAATTCCCAGAAGATGGTGGCCAGAACAAATTTACAGTACCAGGTGGCTCTGCTTGGGGTGGAGACAGTGGCGATACAATGTGGTTCGGAATTCCGAACCTTGATAAGACGTCTACAGGCTCTGTAAGAATTTATACAGATTTCGGAGCATCTCAAAATAGGCGCAGAACGTTTGGCGGAGAAGTTGGTGATTTGGTTGATTCATCTGATACGACAAAGAAGATTGGATTGATTTTCTACGATCAAGGTACGGTTGTGCTAAACGTCGATAGAGCCATTAACTCTAAGCAGTACGCTAGCGGAACCATCGATGGAATGACTGCGACTGCGAACAAGGATGTTCCTCGAGGAAAAGCACTCTTGGGATTTGGTAACGGTACAATAACACGTAACAATGGAAGCGAATGTCTTGGTAGTAAAGCGCAGTTTGTTCCTGACTTCTTTACATCTGGCTCCATTGACGATATCGTTACACACTTCGCTACAACAAGATTTAGCTCTGGCTCATTGACGGCATGTACGTTCCAGAACAATACGAATATTAATTCAACCCTGATTTTCTGTAGAGCAACAGCGGATGAGTTCAACTATTCATCAAACCCGACCTACACAGACACGAATAATAGAATTAGAGTTATCGATGAAGGGCAAGAAGACGTACAACGGTCATTCAGTTTTATAACGACTGTTGGTCTATATGACGTAAATGACAACCTATTGGCGGTTGCTAAGCTTTCAAGACCCATCGAAAAGAATGACGAAAAGGATTTGACTGTTAGGGTAAGGCTGGACTTCTAGTGGGGGTATAGATGTCCCTTTTTAGGCTTGACAAAAATTACTTTGACAGTTTTAAGATTCTTACGAAGCCTATTCGGACTTTTGTTTCAGCATCAGGTGCAAATCCTGGTGCGGGCGGGGAGTCTGAGCTAGCTGGAGCTGTAAAAGTATTCCCGCTAGCTGCGATGGGAATGAAAGAGGTGCCAAAAGAGGCACCACCTGATTCTCCTCCGTTAGCAGATTCTTTAGAAGAGTATCGACTCTCTGTTTTAGCAATAACAGCGTCAGCCGACACCACATCTATTTCGTACGATGAAATAGACCAATATATGCTTATGGTAAATTCTGCCAGCGTATCTGCTAAGCGACAAAAAGAAGTTGAGATACTACGGTTCGAGCCATCGTTTAAGTTTACCAGTGACACGTTAAGAAAAAGAGTCATCCAAGAAGTTTTATTCCCCTTTTATAGACCACAATATGGGTCAACATGTAATTGGGCTTTTTCGAATTATCATACGTTAAATTTCTTTTATACAGATGAACCAGAAAGAACGGCTTGGGAAGAGCGCTGTGTCCCCATGGGCCCTGCACTTGCTCGAATTCCCTCTAGCTCTGTGTTGATATACCCTGCAATGTCGGCAAGCTCAGCCGGGATTGTTCGCTCTGCGAACAGTCAGCTTAACGGCTTGACGCCATACCGCCCAACAGGCTCTTTCTCTTTTGAGTTCTATATAAACCCTCGATATACAACTTTCGAGCGAGGCGGAGAGTTCAGGGCTGGAACATTGTTTCACATGTCAAGCTCTTTCGCTCTTTCTTTGGTCGCGGGTGATTCGAAAGACGACAACGGGTACCTGGATGGATATCGCTTATTACTGCAATTGTCCCACAGCGCAGACATTCCGCCTTCTAAGATTGCGATGGATACCCTGGCAGCACCTTCAGCAGGTCATCTTGTGTATTCTTCATCCAACAATTCTTTGAAAAGAAATCATTGGCACTATTGCTGCGTTCGGTGGGGTTGGCATGATCAGAACTCAACTGGATCGTTCTTTATTGACGGTGAAGAGAGGGGCACATTCTTAATTAGAGATATGTTCTTGACAGCCAGCGGGTTGACTCAGTCTGGAAGTTGGCTTCAAGCAACAAGGTTGGATACGGTTCGTGATTCCGGAAGAGAGCGAGGCGCTCCGGATGCGCTCTTTGTGGGTAACTATTATGATGGTCCCAACGATGATTCACCAACTTGGGGCGGCGCTGGAACCGACTCTTATATTGCACAATTCTTTAATCCTACCGCAGCGTACAAGGATGGCATAAAAAACTTTTATCCAACAATCGATAAAGACTCTGTTGATTCTCCCACTGAACCGACGATCTATAATTTCAGTCATCCTCTTCAAGCAGAAGTGCATGAGCTAAAGATTTACAGCCGATATCGTGATGATGGTGAGATATTAACTTCTAGCGTTGATGGGATAGAAAACCTTTATAGCGCGTCTTCGGACGGTCTTGAATTTTATGTTCCACCATTTTTCATGAAAGATACTAAGACTAGAGATATTTTTCAAACACCATTCCAGACTGTACGTGGCTCCACTGATGATCCATTCAACGTGCCATTGTCTTTTGGCGTTGGTGGTCATTATTTGAATCTAGAGAATTTCACCAAAGAGCTAGTACAAAAGCAATGGCCCCGGCTTTTTAGATTAACCGGAAGCACCATAGATACAGATACTGGGTGGCAAAGCTGTAATTACTTCTTAAATACAACGGGTAGTGTAAGAAAAAGAAATTTGACAATTCTTCCGTGTGATAACGGATTGTTCAACCAGAATTTTGGTCTCTTGGAACAAGTTGTCACTTCCTCTGATTCCTTAAGTTTATTTGTCGATGATATGGGAACAAGAAGGCTGAGTTTGATTAGCTTGAACAATCTCTTACCGACTGGGTCAATTGGAGAAGGGCTGCTTGGTACCGAAACAGCTGGCTCGATATCGCAAGCTTTGCAAGGCCCAACGCCAGATGATCCCTCTGTACCAGCTGGAGCCATCCTAACGATTTATAACAGAACACGTGATCCATCGTCTAATGAAGTTTCTTTCTTCGATGCTAGTAACCTGTTTTATGGAAACAAGATCGACCCTGGCTCGTATGTTTTGACAGACCCTCTTATAACTGGCTCTTCCGGGCGTGTTAAAATTACTCTTAAAGATAACGGCCGCGGAAATCTATACAGGGCAGATGCAACAGGTAGTCACCCATTGTGGTCTACTGTTGGCACTATAATGTACGAAGAGGGTCTTGCTGTCGTAAAGACACCGGTTATACCAAGGTTCGGAAGAGATCGATTTGAGGTCAATCTGAAGGGACAGCAGAATATCTACAACCTAAGAATGAGTGTCCCGGCTGAGGAAGGGAATTTAGATCTTTCAGTGAATCCATCATTCAAGAATTTGGCGCCATCAGGCTTGACAGCTGATTCGTTATCTGACTTTACTTACATAACGAATGTTAACTTTTTGGATGAAAACCTTAATGTTATACTTAAGTCTCACTTCTCTCAAGCGATTGTGAAGAGGGTTGATGATAGGTTTGTCGTAAGAGTTAAGCTGGATTTTTAGTGCACTATATTCTAGGTTTAGATATATCAACCTCAAATGTTGGGTGGTGTATCTTAGAAAAAAATACGGGTCGATTTGTGGATGCCAGTGCGGTATTACTGGGCAAGGTCCCTTGCGTATTTCAGAAAGCTGAGAATGTAAGGCAAGAATTGAAAAACATACAAGACCGCTATAATATTACTCATGTAGCTATAGAAGAAAATCTTCAGGCATTTCGGCCAGGATTTTCTAGCGCAAAAACTATCGTGACTCTCGCGCGGTTTAATGGGATGGTTAGCTTAATGTCTTATGATGTGTTTGGTCTGTCCCCCTCTTTTATCAATGTGAACCATGCAAGAAAGAGGGTTGGCCTTAAGATAGATAGAAAGTCTGAAACTAGCACGAAAGACCAGGTTCTAAATTTCGCAAGAGGAAGAATATCAAGCTTTGAGTGGCCGATGCGCACGCTCAAGTCAGGCCCTAGAAAAGGTCTTGTACTCTTTGCTGATAGCTGTTATGATATATCAGATGCTTATGTTATAGCTTCTTCTTGTGTGAAAAATGAGTGATGACCACCTTATAAGAAAAAGAGTAAATCTAGTCCAGCGAGCTTTCGGAACATCCATCTTAGATAGAGATGGCGTGAATGTTGCAGTAAGCTGCGTCAACTCGAAATGCTCTTCTTACGGAAACCAAGCAAAGAAAAAACTAACTCTTCGTGTTGATAATGAGTTTTTTCACTGCTGGGTTTGCGGCTTGCGAGGAAAGGGTCTTGCATACTTTTTCAAACGCTATAAGCCGAATTATCATTGTACAGCGTCTGAGATTTTTGAAAAAAAGGTTACAGAAAAAAAAGAAGAGGAGTTACCTCCAGTTACGCTGCCCGAGAATTTCTCTTTATTGGCAGCCCTGGCAAAGAGAGCAGACCCCGATTTGAAAGCATGTCGCAATTATCTTTATAATAGAGGGTTTTCCGATAGAGACCTATGGTATTTCAGGTTGGGTGCTGTTTCTTCTGGGCGGTTTCGTAGAAGGATTATCATACCCTCTTTTGACGGTGATGGAACGCTTAATTACTTTACGGCACGCGCGATTGACGAAGACGTCGGCAGGAAGTATATGAACCCAAGAGTAAAAAGAAGCGAGATTATTTTTAATGAAATAAACATCGATTGGGATGATGAGCTTACAATTGTCGAAGGACCATTTGATTTGATGAAAGCCAACCAAAACTGCACTTGCTTGCTGGGCAGCTCATTGAGCGAAAAGCACTTCTTGTTTCAGCGAATCGCAGCGAACAAGACACCGGTCCTGCTTTCGCTCGACCCAGATGCAAAAAAGAAGACTCAAGACATCGCCAAGCTGCTTAACTCTTTTGATGTTGATGTTAGGGTTGCAGATGTTAGACCCTACAGCGATGTAGGTGAGATGCCATTGGGCGAATTTGAGAAATATAGGAACGAAGCGAATCCATGGTCGGATATGGATAGGTTGAGAAGCATGATTGACTCTATCAAATCGGGTTCACTAATATGAGGGGATTAAAGTTTGTCTTTTAAGTGCGCACATTTTGCAGATATACACTTCAGGGGTCTTACACGCCATGATGAGTACAGGAAGGTTTTTGAGCAAGCGTATGCTGAGCTGCGTATACTGAAACCTGATGTCATTTTCTTGGGCGGTGATATTGTACATTCTAAAACGCAAGGCATCAGTCCTGAGCTTATTGAGATTTTAAGGTGGTGGTTGACATCTCTAGCAGAGATTGCTCCTGTTCATATTATTTTAGGTAATCATGACGGGTTGATGCTCAATGAAGATCGACTTGACGCCATTACCCCGATTGTTAAAACGCTGAACAATCCAGACATCTTGTTAATGAAGGGGACAGGTGTGTATCCGACTGGCGTTCCTGGATACAACTGGTGTACGTTCTGTTGCTTTGATGTTAAGTCCTGGCCGGATCTTGCCCCTCCTGCAGAGGGTGTCAATCTAGCCCTGTATCATGGCCCAGTTAATGGGTCGCTTACAGACCAAGATTGGGAAATAAACGGTGATAGCGTCAAGGTTGACTTTTTCAAAGATTACGACTTTGCTCTGCTTGGTGATATTCATAAGCGACAGTTTTTAACAGACACTGTCGCGTATCCAGGTTCAACCATTCAGCAAAATTATGGTGAGGATGTTGAGAAGGGTTTCTTGTTCTGGGATATTAAGGACAAGGAAGATTTTACCGTTAAGTTTATCCCACTTCATAATCAGCATGCTTTCAGGACCATTCAGTGGGCTGGTGATGTTGTTGAAACTATAGAGCAGATACCGGATGACTGGGTAGGGTCCCGGTTTCGAATAGCTCACAAGGGGATAAACCAGCTAGATTTTCGACAGCTCCAGTCTGCTTTAAAAGAAAAGTTTGATGCGTTTGAGGTCGTTTCTAAAAACGAATCTTCCGCGATGGCAGGGGGAGAGGTAGAGATAACAACCTCGATTGGAAAGATAAGTCGCAATGATCTGCGTAGCTTCTCGCAGCAAGACAAGCTGATGTCAGATTTTGTAGCAAAGATGGAACTTGAGGAAGATGATCGAGAAAGATTGAGGAGCCTGCATAAAGACATTTTTAAGAGATGCGTTCAGCAAGCGACAAATAAGTCTCACCAGTGGAGATTACGAAAGCTTTCCTTTGATAACACTTTCGGCTATGGAGAGAGCAATGTCATCGATTTCGATGCGCTAAGTGGGATCACTGGAATCTTTGGTAAGAACAGATCAGGCAAATCTTCAATCCCTGGCACGCTTGTTTACTCGCTCTTTAATTCTACAGATAGAGGAGTGCTTAAAAACGTACACGTAATCAACAACCGGAAAACTTTTTGTCGAGCTACAACGGATTTTTCCGTTGGCGGAGAAATGTACAGAGCTGATCGTCAAACGATAAAGAGGATCAGTAGAAAGGGCGTTGTGTCCGCACCTACGAACCTTAATCTTTTTAAGGTCGGCTCTGACGGCGAACCCATCGAAGACAACACAGGCGAACAGAGGCGTGAAACTGAGAAAGTTTTACGAACTCTTGTTGGTAGCGTGGATGATTTTCTAATGACATCGTTCGCGTCACAGGGCGAGATGAATGCATTTATTAGGGAGGGCTCAACTCGAAGAAAAGCAATACTCACCAGATTCTTAGACCTGCAGATGTTTGATGACATGTTAAAAATAGCCAAGAACGAAATGTCTGAACTTCGAGGTGAGATGAAATCAGCTCCAGACAAGAACTGGAATTTGCTTGTTGAGGAGCAACAAGAGCTACTTTCATCATTCCATGAGGAGAGAAAAGAGGTAGAAGAAGAATTAGAAGAGCTAAAAGAAGAAAGGGATGAGTTGAAGATTAAGATGGCAGCGCTACCATCTGCTGGAAAATACACTAGAAACCAAGTCAACGCGCAACTACAGAAGCTTAATGGTCTAGAAGGAAAAGCAAATACACTGGAGAAAGAGATAATCCAATTCTCTACAGAGAGGGAAGGGGTTTCTAAAAGACTCGAAAAGATTGAAGCAATCAAAGAGCAATTTCCAATAGACGAGCTGCGGTCACAATCATCACTCTTGACTGGGCTTAAGCAGCAGGGTGAATTGTCGGATGCAAATCTTAATCTAGAAATCCAGCGCCTTGAATCCAAAAAGAAGCTTAGCAAAAAGCTTAAGCCTTGTTCGTGCTTTGAGCATCTTCCAACATGTAGGTATGTCAAGGATTCCAAGAAGTGCGAAGGAGAAGTAGACGATCAGAAGGCCGTCGTTTCCACTGCACGAAAAGAACTCAGAGCGATTAGATCAAATTTGGAAAAGCTCGCTTCTGCTGGAATTTCTGAAAAACTAGCCAAATACGAAACGATACTTCAGCAAGAGCAAGATCTCAAGCTTGAGAATTCTGAAATGAAACTGCAGATGAAAGAACTAGAATCCAGCCACCAGGAGCTGCTAACATCTATAACATCAGGTAAAGACTTGCTTAGAGAGATGAGACTAAGATCAGTTGACGATGAGAAAGACAAGGAAGTCTTAAAGATGCAACAGGACTTGGCAAGAGTAGAGTCTCGTATATCCGAGCTTGATGGAAGTCGTCTGTATCTTGCAGAGCAGATTAGTGTCACAAAACAAAATTGCTCGAATCTTGTAGATGAAAAAGAGAAGTTCAGCGCAATCAAGTCAAGGTGGGAAACTTATAACACATTTTCTCAAGCTGTTGATAAAAAGGGCATTCCTCTAACGATTCTTTCTCTGCAGCTACCACAGATAAATGCTGAATTAACAAAGATACTTCAGGGTGTTGTTAATTTTGATCTCTCACTTGAGGCAGACGGTGACTCAAATAATATGGACATCTTTATAGACTATGGAGATTCAAAACGGATAATAGAGTGCGGTTCTGGCATGGAAAAAATGATAGCTTCGCTTGCCCTAAGGGTCGCTCTTATCAATATCTGTAATGCACCAAGAAGTGATGTGCTTATAATCGATGAGGGTTTCGGCGCTTTGGATGATAAGAATATTGAGGCATGTTCTCGTCTACTAATATCTCTCAAAAAGTATTTTTCAAATATCCTTATTATTTCTCATGTTGATGCAGTGAAAGATATCGTGGATAATGTTTTAGATATCCAGAAGGTGGGTAAGGATGCAAGAGTCACATATTCCGGAGCTTGATTTCTTCGTTCCCCTGGATTGTCCTGTATGCGGTCTTCTGATGCGAGACATGAGAGATTCTGTCCAATATTTAGAGACCAAGTGCTGCGTTCAGTGCTGGATATCGCTTGTAGAGCCTTTGAGAAAAATAAAAGAAGATGATGATTATTTCCCATCAGAAGAAGATATTTCAACCCATAGAGAAAAGTTAGCTCAATCCGAAATAATTAAAGACGAGGAGTTTTAGAACATGTTAACATTAGAAGAAGTAAGAGCGCTTGGTGAAGTCCTGAATACAACTTGGGGACGGTCTAGTAGCAATATGAAGGTTACGCATCGTTTAGAGGGTGATAACCTGGACTTACAAATACAGTCAATCGTTCACTTTGATGGCTCACGTTCATTGAACCCCCAAGTGCTTAGGGAAAGAGAGATTGCAAACGCTATTTTTACTGATGCGTTAAAGAAGGTGAAAGCAGACTTTAAAGATGCAACCGGTCGAGCACTAACCGTTAAAGAGATATCTCGTGATGATGATATTGAGTTGATTCAGGCGACTTCAGTTAGCCCAAGAAAAGTCGCGTATTTTCGGTGCCAGTTAAGACTACAAGTCAGTTGAGGTCTTATGCCGCCTCTGAATAAGCAAAAGCAAGTTGCAGAGATTGTTAAGTGCGGTAAAGACCCTACTTATTTTATCAATCGCTATGTTCAGATCCAGCATCCGATCCGCGGTAGGATACCATTTCATACCTTTGCGTTTCAAGATGACTGTCTTCAACATTTCAATGATCACCGTTTTAACGTTGTCGTAAAGTCACGCCAGCTTGGCCTTTCAACGCTGTCAGCAGCGTATGCTGTTTGGATGGCTCTTTTCAGAAAAGACAAGACGATTCTTGTTATCGCTACGAAGCTGGCGGTTGCTCAAAACTTTATTAAGAAGGTAAAGATTGCGTTGTCTGGTATCCCAAAGTGGATGTGGATTACAGAGATAACTGCAAAGAATACCCAGGCAATTGAATTCTCAAATGGTTCAGCGATTAAAGCTGTTCCTACGTCTGATGATGCAGGCCGATCAGAGGCCTTGAGCCTCTTGATAGTTGACGAGGCTGCGTTCATTAGAAACTTTGATGAGCTATGGAAGGGATTGTATCCTACCCTTTCAACCGGTGGCCGAGCAATAATCGTAAGCACCCCGAACGGAACGGGCGGCCAATATTATGACATCTACCACAACGCAGTTAACGGTGAGAATGAATTCAACGCCATTAAATTACCTTGGGATGTCCATCCAGAGCGAGGCGACGAGTGGTTCGAGAACGAGTCAAGAAACTTAAATAAGCAGCAGATCGCTCAAGAGCTGCTTTGCGATTTCCAGGCATCTGGAGAGACGTTTCTTTCGACAGATGATATTATGAAATTAAGGATGCAGATAAAGCAGCCTCTTGAGAAGTGGGGTCCAGAAAATGCAGTGTGGGTGTGGAAGTACTCGTTGGCAGACCACCAGTATATCATATCTGCCGATGTTGCTAGAGGCGATGGCAACGATTATTCTACATTTCATGTTATAGACACAACCGAGTCAGAGGTCGTTGCAGAATTTAAGGGGAAAGTACCCCCTGACCAACTTGCGTTTCTCTTAATAGAGGCTTCCAAAAGATATTCTGAAGCGTTAATATGTCCTGAGAATAACACATACGGCTACGCTGTGTTAATGAAATTAAAAGAGCTCGGGTGTAGAAACATCTACTTCAAAAAAGAAAAAGACAAGTTTAACGCTCTGTATGGAGACGGGTCCATTGGAAAAGCCGGGTTCGCAACCCAGGGAAATAGTCGACCACAGATCTTAACTAAATTAGAAGAGGTAATACGGAATGATAAGATCCTTGTGTATTCTTCGAGGTTGGTGGATGAGCTTAAGACTTTCGTATGGACCAATAATAAAGCCCAAGCTCAAAGAGGGAAAAATGACGATTTAGTCATGTCACTCGCAATTGGAGTTTGGCTTTATGATGCGAAAGGAAAGAAGCAAGTTAAGAGTATCGATATGAATGCAGCTATGCTTGCTGGCTTCGCCCTGAACAAAAGAGAGGCCCCAAAACAGAAGGACATGTCTCGCTTTAATCAGCAGGTCGGTATACTTACTGCAAGGGGAATGCCTGTCTCTATGGGTGAAGACCACCCAGCATTGTCGGGCTCCGCAGATTTTAAGTGGCTTCTTTAACCTTTATAATGGTTGGTGAGGAATTAGATGGCAAGTAAAGGAAATATCTTTCAACGATTAACGCAACTTTTTCGTTCTGGACCAGTGGTAAAGAGAAGAGTTAGGCAAAATGTTCCAGGACTCTCCACATCCGCAGCAGAAGTTTTTAAGCGCTCCCATAATGATGTCTATAGCAACACTTTAAGCGCCTATGGGTCGTTTGACAGAATGTCTAGATATTCTGATTTTGCTGAGATGGAGGCGACCCCAGAAATTGCATCAGCGCTAGACATTTATTCGGAAGAGACAGTTAGTCCTGATGAGCATGGTAAAGTGCTGCATATCTTTTGTGAAGACGAGCTAAAGAAAGAGCTTCTTGAGACGTTATTTTATGATACTCTAAACGTTGAATTTAATCTAGTAATGTGGGTAAGAAATCTCTGTAAGTACGGAGACTTTTTTCTTTTCAACGATGTTGATCCAAAGTTTGGGATTGTTAACGCATATCCCATACCAATCTCTGAAATGGAAAGGGAAGAGGGGTTTGATCCCGACAATCCCGGTGCCGTACGTTTCAGGTGGATCACCCAGGGTAACACAGTTTTAGAAAATTGGCAGGTATCCCATTTCAGGCTTTTGGGGAACGATGCATTCTTACCGTACGGCTCATCAGTGCTTGAGTCAGCTCGCAGGATTTGGAGACAATTAATTTTGATTGAAGATGCGATGCTCGTCTATCGCGTTATTAGAGCCCCAGAGCGCAGAGTGTTTTACATAGACGTAGGAAATGTCGCTCCTGAAGATGTTTCGGATTATCTCGAACAAGCAACGTCTACGTTGAAAAGAGCTCCAGTCGTCGATAGACAAAACGGGAAAGTAGACCTTAGGTATAACCCACTTTCTGTTGATGAAGACTACTTCATCCCTGTGAGAGGTGGTGATTCTGGAACAAAGATCGACACCCTTGCCGGTGGACAAAACACGGCAGCCATAGAAGATGTTGAGTATATTCAAAAGAAGCTCTTCGCTGCGCTAAAGATACCTCGTGCTTATCTTGGGTATGATGAAGAGATTGGTGCAAAGGCGACATTGGCTCAAGAAGACATCCGCTTTAGTAGGACGATTCAGCGCATTCAGAAAACCGTTATTGCAGAGTTAAATAAAATAGCAATGATTCATCTGTATGTTCATGGGTACGATGCCGAAGACCTTATCGATTTTGAGCTTAAGCTATCCAATCCATCTTCGGTCGCCCAGATGCAGAAACTAGAGTTGATCTCTCAGAGGTTCGACATAGCTGGTAAGGTTCCGGAAGGCATGCTTGACAGACGCTGGGTACAGAAGAACGTTCTGGGTCTTACTGATAAGGTGATTGAAGAGATTCATGAAGGAAAGATGCAGGATAAGATTGCAGATGCTGAAGTAGAAGGAGCTGGTGCTGAAGAAGGCGGCGAAGAAGGCGGGGGTGATGAAGGTGGCGGAGGCGGAGGTCTCTTTTCAGCAGACATCCCTGAAGATGGTCAGCTTCTGACAGCGCTTCCAGCAGATGGAGACAAAATCGGCCAGGACGACGATGACGATGACGATGATGATGATGTTATTGATATCGCAAATCTTTCTATTGACGATCCTGAGGCCCCAATAAAGGCACAGTCAGCTGTTCAGCAAAGAAGTAAAAAGTCATCTGGTGGACCCTTGAAAACCCACATGCCAGATTTCAGGACGATGGTAACGAATAAAAGGCCCCAGGACTCGATGAGAAAACCATTCGGTGATGATTATCTTCGAACTCAATTCGAGGGAACAGAATGGGAAGAGCAAGATAGTTATAGAAGAAAGACCGGTGTTCGACCGGTAATAACACCAGAATTAAGGGGTACATTCAGATCATTATCTTCAATCCTTACTCCTGAAGGCGGAGTGCTTCTATCTGAAGCGGATTTAAGTGAGGGAGACAATTTCGACCTCGATGAATACGATGCCGGAGAAATAGATGAAAGTTAAACACAACAAAAAAAGAAATGTCGGGCTGATCTTTGCGCAACTATCTCAGTATATTTCCGAAGCTCTTGTAGAGGGAAAGGTCCAAAAATCGAAAAAAGCTATTGATATTCTTCAAAAGCATTTTGTACCCGGTACAGAGCTGTTTAAAGAATTTCGGTTATTTCGTGCTATGATGATAACAGAAGTACCCTCTTCATCTCTTGCTAGTTCGATTATAACAGAAGCAAAAGGCGCTGCTAGAAACTTGGACATTAAGGTCTTAACGCAGCAAAAGTCTGCGCTCATTAAAGACATCAATTACATTTTAGGCGAGAGTACCTTTTATAATAGACGTGTTGAAGACTACAAAGAGTTTGCGACAGTACAAACTCTTTTATCACAATGGCGCTCACCTAATCCTGACATAGTCGTGTCTAGTAGGTTTGAGGGAGAATTACATTCATACCTTCTAAAAGAAAAGAGTAATAAGGATCTCGTTGATTTGAAGACACCACAAGCGAATCGTCTTGTTGTAGAGATTATGCATAAGAAAATAGAAGAAAAATTTGGTGCCTCTTTTTCACAAGACCAGATTGACCTTTTAAGAGAATATGTTTTCTCAGAAAATGACAGTGATGCATTCCGCTCTAAGCTGGTTTCAATTAAAAAGAACACGCTGAATTCTCTTAGCGAGTATTCCTTGATGTGCGAAAACAAAATATTGACGAACCAGCTGGATGAAGTTAAGCGCTCTGTGCAGTCTCTTGATGTAGATGACTTTAATGACGACTCTATATCAAAATATTTAACGTTAATGAAGCTTACTGAAGAGCTTACCACAGGAGATGAGTCAAATGGCCGACCTTAAGTTATTGACAGAATGGACTCCCTGGAATTATTCGAAAGAAATGATTGAAGAATCAAAAGCCCAAAATGGCGGCAAGCTTCTCATGAAGGGGGTATTGCAGAAATCTGATACTTTGAATCAAAACGGCAGAGTGTATCCAAGAGCTATTCTCGAAAGAGAAATCAGAAACTATCAGAAGTTTATTGCAGAGAATCGTGCTCTCGGTGAGTGCGATCATCCGGACAGCTCTGTAGTCGAGCTCAAGAATGCATCCCACATCGTTCGCGAGGCGTACATGGACGGCGATGTTTGTTACGGTGTTGTGGAGCTGCTAGACACCCCGTCTGGAAAGATACTACAGAGCCTTGTAGAATCCGGCGTCACTCTTGGTATTTCATCTAGAGGTGTTGGATCAACGAAAAGACAGGGAGACACAGATGTCGTCCAAGATGATTTTCAGCTTATTTGTTGGGACTTTGTTTCTGAGCCCTCGACTCCCGGAGCATTTATGATGCGTGAAGGTAGAATTCGAGAGGGAGACCTTAATAAGGTCTTCAACAAGACAGACAGGATCCACAGATTATTCAATGAAGTATTAGATTGGGAAGGAGAGCAAGATGAGTAACACATGGCCAAGACCCGGCCTCGGTATGGTCGGCGAGTATCAAAGAAGCGGTCTTCCCTTTGTAACGTCTTCAAACGGCGCTGAATTAAAGACCGCGACCAGCAACGTGGTGCAGATTTCTTTTCCTCGAGTAACTAGATGGTTCGAGGTGCGTGGTCTTGATGCAAGCAATTCCACCGCAGAAATTAGGATTGGGTTTACTGAAAACGGAGTAAAGGGCGAAGGCGCCGTCACTGGTTCCATACCAACTGGTGAATTTACAGACACCACAGGAAATCAGAAATTTGTCAAAGTCGAACCTCTTCCAAGTACAGAAGCTCAGAAGGCTACTCATGCGAATTATTTCGTTATACCGAGCGCAGAAACTTCTGAAGCACCGGCAATGCGATATGAATTAATGTGTACTGACCTCTTCTTGACAATGCACTCTGCTCACAACAGCGGGTTTTGTGTCATTGCCGGCTTAACAGACATTCCAAGAAGCTCTTTAAATCTTACAGGGTCTGCTGGGTACCAAGGAGTAGGATAATGGCGAAAATATCTCGTGATATGTTGAAAGCTGTAGTAAAGGAATGTCTTTTTGAGATTTTGCTGGAATCTACTGGTGAACCTAAAGGGTCTTTGATGGAGGCTCGTAAGCCTTCACCTAAGAAAAGAAGCTCAAGAGCAAGAACATCTCGTCCTGCTCTTGATTCAATATCTTTTAATAGCAAACCTTCGAAGCCAGAGGTTCGTCCACTCGACGTTAGTGGCATCACCTCAGACCCTGTAATGGCTTCAATATTTCAAGACACCGCGCAGACAACTTTGGTTGAACAAGCAGAAGCGGAGCGCGGTCGACCGGGTCAACCTACGGGTCCAGGAATTCCTCTTGACAGTGGAGTTGGAGCCGACGGATTAGGAGAAGCCTCAAAAAATTGGGCTTATCTCGCTTTTCATGATAAATCTGAGTAAAGAAACAACTTGTTCGAAATACATAGAAGTATAGTCTGGAGGAAATCACAATGGCTAAGAAAATCAAATTAACACCCGCTCTTTTGAGAAAGCTCGTTATGGAAGAAAAAAAGAAGATCCAAGAGTCACTAGAGCAGGGCGAAGAGAGTGTTGAAAAAGTAGATGCAGTAGAAGTAGAAGCGGGCGAGTACGCTGATTCTCTCGAAAAAGATATCGATCATATTGCAGCTCTAAAAATTCAAGAGCGTATACTTAAGAGAAAGTACGCAAAAGTTCAAGAAGCGAAAAAGCGTCTTGTTCGTAGAGTGAAAAAGAGTCGATAATCTTACCAATTTAATTTAGGAGTAAATAAATGCCCACACATACACAAACAATCGTAGAAACGCTACCGACCGAACAAGGTATGGGTACAACTGGTACCGCAACCGTTCAGGCTTGTTTCCCTGCATCACCTATGTATTCCGGTGATATAACTGATGATGAACGGAAAGCGCTTTTTACAGAGTTAGTTTTATCTCCAGTAGTGAATGATGGTGGTCATACATTCGGTGAATTTAACCGTGATTTTGTTGACGCTCCTAACATTGCTGATGTCGAGTGGGGTGGAGGCGGACTCCCGGGTAGCCCATACACTCCTAACCCTGTATCTCCTGGTCCAGGTAGCATTAATGCTTCTGACCAAGCTGATCCTCCAGATGGCTGGGGACAAACCCCACCCGAACAATGGGGTACAGGTGTAGGCTCACAGTTACAGCCCAGCGAAAGCTCTGCTCAGCAGTCTGGCGGAACTCTTGGTGACTATGTCATGGGTAAGGCTTGGGGTACTAATTCTTAATGGGCGTAACGCCAGGTAATCCAGATAGTCCGATAAGCATCGGCCGTAGAAGGGGAAGTAATCTAGATCATAGAGACGACCTCGGCTACGGCCGAGTTTCTTCTAAATTCCATGAGCCTCGAGTAAAGGGCTCTGTGTATCCTTACATCGATGAAGACGAATATGATGAAGAGATCGATTTAGGTTTAGAGATCGATATATTGGACAAAATTATAAACAAGTTTGCGACCCCTTACAAGAGCGATGATTCTTTAATAGGTCGATCCGCTGACCACAATGCAAAGGTTGATGGAAATAAACCACTTGCCCCCGTGCAGCAAGAGATTGCTACCGCTAAAGGAATGGTCCCTTTTCCAGCGATGTATAAGAAAAGGATACAAGTGGGGGGCGGAGTAGCTGGTGGCGGCACACGATATGTCCGAGGTTCCGATAGGGTGAAGACCGGTACTTGGGATGGATATTCGCATGCTCCAGAAGAGCTCGGCGGGCCAGAAGGTGTGAATGTTACTTTCGATGAATATATTAACGATGAAGAAGATGCGAATATTGTAAAGCTACGCAAAGTAGTTCGAGGAATACTTGACCAACAAGAGGAAGCGTAGAAATTACAAATGTAGGAAATCTCGCTTTGTCCGCAATACTTAACTGTAAGTGCACACAACTAAGGTGGATTCATGTCGACAAATCTTTATAAAGAGGCGATAGCAGAAGCGCAGCAGCTAAAGCTGCTTGCTGAGCAAAATGCCAAAAATAAAATTATAGAGGCACTCACACCGCGCATTCAAGCGATGGTGGAGTCCCAATTGTTATCAGAGCAGGAAGAAATCCAGCTAGTCGATGTCGAAGGACCGATAGCTGATGTGGTTTCTGATGAACTAATAGATGATGAAGAGGGAGAAGTTGAATCTTCCATTCATATTGATAATGCCGACGGCGTTGTCAATCTTACTGTATCTGAAACATTTCAAAAGAATTTGGGAGAGTTAAAGGCCCAATATACAAACTCTACGTCTTCCGATCGTAATAAGCTAGCCGAAAGAATTGCAAGGCTTCGTGGGAAGGTTAGGAGAATGGATGCATTGCTGAACGGTTTAAACGCAAATGCATTATCCGAACAGCAAAAGTCTGTAATTAAAAAGTCATACCAAAAATTGTTGGCAGAAGCCGTAACTTTACGCTCAGAGGCAATAGTTAACTCTAGCAATAAGAGTCAGGGCAACCGTCTAGCAATATTCGAAACACTTAAGGAGATGAATATAATGACTAACAAACGCAGCCGCGCCATCTTCAACCAACTTTTTGAAGCTGGACTCGGCGAATTAGATGAAATGGAATTGGTGCTCAGTGATGAGGACCTCGAAGCCCTTGGTGTTGAAGACGCTGAAGAGGCTGATGTTGATGCTCTAGACCTTGAGCTCGTCGCCGATGTCGGTGAGGACGAAGAAGTTGAAGGCGAGGAAGAGGAAGCTGAAGGTGAGGAAGAGGAAGCTGAGGGCGAGGAAGAGGAAGAAGTTGCTCTTGACCTTGGTGAGGTTTTCGAAATCGATCCCCGCATGCTGAAGATGGAGCTTCGTAAGCTTCGTAGAATGCGTGAAGCTACTGAAGGAAGTGTCGAAGCTACCGATATGGCTGACCAGTTTGGCGGCGGAGAAGTTGAGGACGAGTCTTTCATCGATGTTGATGAAGATGATCTCTTGAACGCTCTTGCTGATGAGCTTGGTGATCCTGGTGTTCCCACCCCAACTGTAGAGTCTCGTCGCCGCCGCGCTAGAGCAAGCCGTCGTAGAAGAATGGCCGAAAGACGTTCAGGTCGCCGTGCAACAAACTCAACAACTCGTGAGAACCGCGCTCTTAAGCAGCAGCTCTCCGAAATGAACCTTTTTAACGCAAAACTGCTTTATGTGAATAAACTGATGCAAAATCGTAATGTAAGTTCTAAGCAACAGCGTGCCATAGTCGAGGCCCTTGATAATGCCAAGACAATCCGTGAAGCTAAGCTAGTGTACGAAAGTATTACTCGCTCACTTAACAAGAAGTCCCTTTCAGAGGGCAAGAGAAGAGTTCTTGGATCTTCTAGTAAGCCAACTCGCAGAGGCTCTGCCGCTGTAAATGAGTCTGGCCAGACAGATCGATGGGCACGACTCGCTGGTATTAAAAACAAATAGACGCTAATCTTTAAAGGAGAAAAAGAAAATGTCAAAGAAGTTCACACTTGACACACTGACGGAAGGTATCCGTCAACGTCACCAAGGCGAATCTAACAAGCGCCTTACCGAAAAGTGGGCTCGGACTGGTCTTCTTAGGGGTCTCGAGAGCGTCCATCGTGAAAACATGGCAACGTTGCTCGAGAACCAAGCTGGTCAGATCCTTCGTGAGCAAAACACCCTTGGTGGTGGTGGTCTCACACCTGCTGCAGCTTCCGGAGATATCCGGGGCTTCACTAACATCGCTTTCCCAATCGTCCGTCGAGTCTTCGGTGGTTTGGTTGCTAACGAGTTAGTCTCAATCCAACCTATGAGCCTTCCTTCCGGACTGCTCTTCTATCTTGACTACACCTACGGCACAAACGTCGGTGGTACTGTCGACGGTTCAGCTGGCGCTGATACCAGAAACACGTACGACGCTGGTCAGTCAATTTATAATAACCCCGCGGGAATGGGCGTTCGCTCCGGTTCTCTTGGTACCGGTGGTCAGTATGACCTTGCTGGTTCTGGTTATTCTCGTGTCCACACTGGTTCAGACAGCGGTAACGCCGGTGCATCTTGGATCCTGAACGCATTCGTTCTTGGTACAAGCTCTGCTCAAAGTCGTTCATCCACCATTTCTGGTGGTGCTGGTTCAACCGGTGCAGACGGTCGTTTCCTTCAGTTTGACCCACAGGTTACACAGAAGATTGATGATGATAGCAACCCTTACTTCTTCGCTACCGTCCCGCTTGGTGCTCTTGGCTCCAACCTTGACGTAACAGCTGTTAAGGAAATTGCACTCTTCCATACTGGTACTGTACAAGGTGACCTCGCTACTTTTGGTGAGACATTCCAGGGCGGTCAGGGAGTTTACAACCTTCGTCGTCTCAACCAGCTCGTTAAGTCTGGTTCTTCAAACGGTACTATCGAACCTGATCCAATGGCGACAGCTCAGAAGGCTGGTTCTGCTATTCTGATGGTTCTGTCCGGTACTTCGGTTTCAAGCGATGTTGGTGGTTGGAGAATTACCTATCCTAAGACCAACTCACTGAATGTTGATTCTAGTGATGGTGACACTCTTGTCGTTCCCGTCTTCGAGTCCAACTTCAGCCAGACAAACGCACAGCCTCAGATTCCTGAGATTGACATCAAGATCGAAGCGATCTCGGTTGTCGCTCAGACTCGTAAGCTTCGCGCTCGTTGGTCACCAGAACTCGCACAGGACTTGAACGCTTACCACAGCCTTGACGCTGAGGTTGAGCTTACTCAAATCCTCTCTGAGCAGATTGCTCTTGAGATCGACCGCGAGATCCTCAACGACCTCCTTATGCAGGCCGATACGAACTACTACTGGAGCCGTAAGCCCGGCGACTTCGTCAACAAGAAGTCTGGTGCTGCTGCTGTCAAGGCATCTTCCCTCGCTGGTGGACCCGCCTTTACCGGTACTGTTCGCGAATGGTACGAGACTCTTGTCGAGACCATTATCGATGTTGCTAACGAGATTCACCGTAAGACCCTTCGTGGTTCTGCAAACTTCATCGTTGTTTCCCCTGATGTTGCTACTGTCCTTGAAGCCTCCGTGCTTTACAAGCCAGTCTACAGCATCGACGGCGACGGTCAAGTTGCTCCCGGTATGAGTCTTGGAGCCGAGAAGGTTGGTACACTGAGCAACCGCTTCACAGTCTACAAGGACCCCTACTTCCCACGCAACAAGATTCTTGTTGGGTACAAGGGTGGTAGCTACCTCGAGACTGGGTATGTATACGCTCCTTACGTGCCACTGATCGTTACTCCTACTATCTTCGCTCCCGAAGACTTCACTCCTCGCAAGGGTGTGATGACTCGGTACGGTAAGAAGATGGTGCGTTCCGACTTCTACGGAACAGTAACATGCCTTGGTATGGACGTCATCTAATCTGATTAGACGAAGTCAAAATATTCAGGGGCGGTCCTTTCGGGGTCCGCCCCTTTTATTATGTCAAATCTGAAGCTCACATCATACTTAAGTGTTAGCACGGTGCATGCATAATGACTGACCCCACCGGTCGCATCGACGTCTGTGGACTAACATTCCAACTTAAAGGAGAAAAATTATGCCTTCAATTAAAGTAACCCCTACGAAGGGTTTATTTCAGAGAGGTGGGACAACTACTATTCCCAACGGCACCCTCTCTGGACACAAGCAAGTTTGCTTGGCGAAGTCATCTGCTTATACTTTGACACAAGCTGATTGCGGATCAGTGATTACAGTCACAGGTACTACGACGATTACGCTACCTGCCGCTAGCACCAGCAAGGGATTCCACTTCCTGCTTTTCTCTGGTGATACAGGCACGCACACATATGAATCCGCAGGGTCAAGTGATATAAGCGCTTATAACGCACACTCGACTGCCGACAGTGGCGCGTATGTCACAAGAGCGCATGCAATTGACAGCATAGCGGTTACTGGTGACATCGGTAACAGAGTAGAATTATGGTGCAACGGCACCTGGTGGATTGCAACAGTAATTTCCGATGCAGTCGCAACAATGTCATAAAACATAAAAGCATAAAAAATAATAAGGAGATATAAAAATGCCAAAGATTCATTTAGACCCCACTTTAAAGGGGATTGAAATTAAAGAAAAGAACGCTGGAGTGGATGCAAAATTCGTCCAGGGTGATACAAGGGTCAGAAGCTCGCTGCAAACCTTAAGTGGTAATGGCGAGACAATTACTGTTTTAGATAAGGGTATGGTCATCCGCATTGATGCTGGAGGCGGTGCGCGCACAGGCACGATCCTGCAACAGGGTTCTGTTGACGGCCAGATCATAATTCTTGTTAATGTCGGGGGTGAAAAAATCACCATGGCTGCCGCAGGAACTTCTAATGTCGCATCCGGAACAGGGTGTGCTATAGACACTGGTACATCTTACCTTTGTGTTTACGACTCAACAGTCGGTGATTGGTTCCCTGCAGAGACTTGATATTTAAGCCTTTGTATCCAATATTCAAATGCCACCTTTCGGGGTGGCATTTTTTTTACTTTACTGTTTGAATTGTTGTGTTATATTGTAATTCCTTGGAGGATAGAACAACATGGCAACCACTAGCAAGGCAGCAACGCCAAAGCGAACTACTAAGACAAAGTCGACAACTACAACTACTGATACGACCGCGCTTCAGGCTCAGGTTACGACTCTCCAGTCACAGGTAGAAACTTTGACTTCTCAAGTCACAAACCTAACAGCAGCGCTTGAGGGTAGAGATATTGATGGAGACGGAATTCCAGATGTCGCTGGTCTTAAGGCTCGCGTTGATAATATTGTGAATTTTTTAAAGCGTAAGTGGGGCCAAGGTCCCATGGAACAAAACGGCATTCACTAGCCAAAACCGCCGTTTTTTGAAAAAAGTTCGAGAAGACATTTGTCGCCCTACATAATAGTTATCAGTAGGGTGATTAATGTCTTCTTTTGCTTATACTAAAAATCCAACTCCGTTTAGCTTTTTTGATACCGATACTGAGTTTCAAACAGAAGCAAATGCTATAGTTTCGTTTGTCAAGAGAAAGCTTGGTGACGATATTCTAAGCGTTGAGTTAACAAAAAAACAAATGTGGGCCTGCTTTGAAGAGTCATTTTTAGAGTACGGCCGTATAATCAATGAAGCAGACGCAAAGTCGCAGTTGACAAATCTTCTTGGATATTCAACCGGAAGTAACAAGACGGGATTATTTCCTAAGCAGAACCTGGAATTCCTCTTACGGATGGCTGAGCCGTATTCAATGGAGGCTGGTATTGGTGGCTCATACAACGAGGTTTCTGGTTCAATCCAGCTAGAATATAAGCGGCAAGACTATAACATCTATGACGAGTTAAAAGACGGGAACGGAACCCTCATTGTATCGAGTAGCCGAAATTCGCCCCGTACTAAGATGCGCATAAAAGAAGTTTTTCACTTCAGCCCACAGGCTGCGTATAGATTTTTTGACACAACATCAGCGGTTAATTATCTTAATAATGAATTTAGCTTTGAGTCATTTACACCAGAAACTATTTTTTACGTTTTACCTGTTTTTGAAGATGTCCTGCGAGCAGGCCAAATGGACATATCAAATCGAGTGAGAAAATCAAATTATTCTTACAGAATTATTGGCGAGAAAATTAGGATTTATCCTATGCCCACCGAGCTAACTGGGTCTAGTAATCCAATGAAGCTTTGGATTCGCGTCGCATTCGCTCCTGATCCATACGATCCAGACATTCAAGATGATACGATCTATGGTACGTCCAATTTATCAAACGTACCTTTTGGGAGGATGAGTTATAAGCATACAAATTCTGTGGGTAGACAATGGGTACGTGAATATACATTGGCGCTATGTAAAGAATTATTAGGGCAGGTCCGTTCCAAGTTTGCATCGGTACCGATTCCATCTGGGGACCTAAACCTTAATGGTACAGACTTGGTTTCGCAAGGACGCGAAGACCAGACAAGACTAAGAGACCAGTTGGTAGAATTATTAGACAGTCTTACCTATAGTAAGTTGTTAGAAGGACAAGCTACAGATGCAGAAAACATTATGAGAGCTTTAAAGGCAATGCCGATGCCTTTGGGCAAATCCATTATCATCAAGTGAGGTTTTAGAATATGGCGAGACTTTTCATAACCCCACGCGAACAGGACTTAATTTCTGATCTCACTAAAGAGATAATGAAAGATGTAGTAGGTCAAAAGATTTACTATTACGCTGTTCGTACTGATGTGACACACATTCATGATGTTTATGAAGAGGCCATCGACAAATATTTCGACCCGCCCCTTGAGATTGAAGCCCAAGTTTTGTGGTCACCGCAGACTGTTATCACGAATCGTTTCGGTTCTGAGCAACTTTATACTATCGAAGTGTATCTTCACTACAAAGACTTAATAGATAGAGATATAGACGTTCAAGAAGGAGACTATTTTTCTTACGGTGAAACGTTTTTTGAGATTACATCATTAACATGGCAGTCTAATATCTATGGAGAAATTGAGTATATGACAGGAGTTAAGCTTCTTGGCAAGCAAGCAAGGAAAGGACTTATCGATAAGCCACCAATCGGTCCAACTGATGAAGCATACTATCCTGGCGACCCTGACGCAATTCAACGTACGTTTATTCAGCAACGAGGTTTCGCTGAAAACGCGGAAGGCCCGACGGGTGATAAGAGGGCCCTAATAGAGCAAGGAAAATTACAACTGCCACCTGAGCCGGCACCGGCAGAAGTATCACCAGAAGGTTCACCCGGCGAAATAAGCTCTGCTTTCTACGACGAGAGTTAATATGGCAACAAGATATTCATTAACAAAAGGTAAGTACCAGACAGTTGATACTGGTTATGACAGCGGAGACGTCGTTGATGACTTCACTATACCCTCTTGTACGATAGAAGATGTTGATAGAGGAGTATTTGATTTATTCAACAAAGAGCTACCATTATTTTATAAGCGTAAAGATCAGCAGAAGCGTGTGCCTGTAATATTCGCAACAGGTGAGCGCTTCGCGATCTTGGCTAGAAACAAACCTTTGAGAGACAAGTCTAACGCATTAATTCTACCCTTAATTTCCGTTATAAGAACCGGCATAGACCAAGAAGGTGCAAAAGGCGCAGGACAATTTCAGGGCGGACCTATTACTATTAAAGCTCGACTAAGCGAAGATGACTTAAGATATCAAAGACTTCAGAACAATAATGGGTTCAAGAATTCAGACGAAAATGCTATAGCTGCATTTGACAAATTGAATAATGGTGACGGAGGCGGAACAACAAACGGCCGCCTTGCAACTCGCAGAGGTATGCCAGTGATACCAACGTCAAGCAGACGAGGCACAATTTTAATACCAAGCGTAAAGAAAAACTTGATGGAAATGATTCAAATTCCCCCAATTAAGCAGTATACTGCGACCTATGAGATTACTTTTTGGACGCAATACACTCAAGAAATGAATTCGATGCTCAATGTTTTGATGGGCGGTTATGTAGAAAATAGAAGGCGTACTTTCGTTATTGAGACTGAGAGCGGATACAGGTTTTCTGCATTTGTTGATGCGGCACTAACACCGCAGAATAATTTTGATGATTTTACAGATACAGAGAGACTAGTCAAATATAACCTAACAATGAGTGTTGCAGCATATATGGTCGCAGCTCAAGAGCCCGGGATGCCAGTGCCATTTAGAAAAACTGTTTCTTCACCTGATGTTGCTTTTGGCGTAAGTCAAACCATCGGTGGAGTACCGGCATCCCCACCACCCGCAGGAATCCCATCTGGTGATCCGATGGCATGGATTTTTGCCGGTACCACCCCAGCAGATGAAGGTGATCCACCCGGCGGGATAGGTTCACCGAGAGGTGCGAACGCAATTGGCGGGTTCCCAGGAACCCCAACAGTAGAAGTCGGAGGGCAATCTGCAGCAAATCTTGCAGGTCCAGCGAGATTAACGAGTCCGACGACTATAATTACAACTATCAACCCATTTACAGGAAAGAAAGAGCATCTCGAAATCATAATTTCAAGCGCGGATCCCAAGACGGGAGAAGCAGTTTTTAAGTTTAGTAAGAAGTCCCCCAGTGGCTTTGCACTCGATCTTGGGAAACTACTCAAAGATTGATAAAGCTATATGAGACATTTAGGCATCGTACGAAATAGTTATTTGTGATATAGAAGATCCAGGAGACCCGACTCATGGCAGAGCAAACATTTAGATCCCCAGGTTTTTTTGAGCGTGAAATCGACGCGACAGCAAGAGAAACCTCAATCGTAGGTACTCCAGCAGGTGTTGTTGGAACCGCACAAAAAGGTCCTGCGTTCGTACCGGTAACGGTCGGAAGCATGACAGACTTTATCAATAAGTTTGGCGATATTGATACAAACAGATTTGGTCCTTACGCTGTGCAAGCATTCCTGGCAAACAGGACTGCACTAACCTACATGAGAGTGCTAGGCGCCGGCGCAAATGAGACCACAACAGATATTGAGAACACCCAAAACAAGGGTATCGTAAAAAACGCAGGGTTCAAAATAGTCCCCGCTACCTCACAGTGGAACATCGATACCGCTCTCGGCGCAAGCGTTGGAAAGTACGATGATAGCTGCGTCCAGTTTCTTGTTGCGAAGCACTACGTTTCAGGCGCGACAGACTATTCTCACCCAATGTTCGTTGATAACCCTTCTTTCGATAGTTCGGGCGGAGACAACGTAAACTTGGTCCGAGGTGTTATCTTTACTGCTTCGGGAAGTCGTATGCAGATCCTTGATATTGGTGAAACTTGGACGAACATCCTAGACTCCAGAGCGAGTCTGCTTGAATCCAATTTATTCGCTCTGGCTGTGTCTTCATCAAGAGGTGGGGCTTACACTACTCAATATGGTGTAACAGATAAGTACGGCGCGAAAGTTGCTGGACCAGGTGTCAATATTATGACAGCGTCACTTGACCCGTCAAGCAACAATTACATTTCTAAGGTACTCAATACTGATCCGCTTAAGTTTTACGAGCATCAGCACCTTTTATACCTCGACTTTGCTGTTGAGGCAGAGATCGCTGGATTGCTGGAAGGTTCAGCTGGCTGCATTGGACTCCTCTCAGGCTCACAAGACCAGCTAAACAATGCGATTGACGGAAAAGCACTCGGTAGCTTCGGTCGTTTTGATACAAGATATACGACTGCTCAAACCCCCATGATTTTCTCGCAACCTTATGGTGGCACTGAGTATGAGCTCTTTCACTTCGAGTCACTTTCTGATGGTGAGTATGCAAATGACAACGTAAAGATCACCATAGCTAATCTGCGGGCTTCTACCGATGGAAACTATCCGTACCCCGAGTTCGAAGTTCAAGTTAGAAAGTTCGATGATTCAGATATGGACCCGAAAGTATTGGAGACATACCCTGCTTGTAACCTTGATCCTGGCTCTGAAAACTTTATTGCTAGAAAGATCGGTGATTACAAGGCACGATACAACTTTGACGCAGACTCTGATGCAGAAAAGAGAATTATCGTTACCGGACGTTACGCAAACGTATCTAACTTCGTTCGCGTAGTAATGAAAGAGGCAGTGTATAACCGCCTTATTCCGAAAGATGCATGTCCGTTCGGCTTCGAGGGACTTCCGGTTCTTAAAACAACAGATTCTATGACAGACAACGCCGCGAACCTTAAAGAGAATGGTGTTGTTTACGGAAATGTTGTTGATGATACCGACTCGCCAGGTGGGCGTATGTGGGGTGCAGGCGATTCGGATGAAGCTAATGCAGGCGCAGCGCTTCTTAGATCGATTGTACCGCCCCTTCCCTTCCGCTTTAAGATTACTCGAGGTAATGTAAAGAACAATTATTCAGGTATGGCAGGTGACCCGAGTTCAAGAGAGATTGTCGATAGACGCCTTAACTGGGGTGTTAAGTGGTCTCGCTGTCCTGAAACAGGTAGCATGGACAACGCGAACCTAAACGTTAACGCTTCTAACATTGCGAATCCGCTTATTAAGGCATACGCTAAAATGAACGGAATCTCTCTTCTAGATACAGTCGTTACCGGTTCTGGTAAGAATGCTTTTAACGCCAACAAATTCACTCTTGCTAGAGTTGCTCTAGTCGGAACTGGTAGCGGTGGATCAGCTAAGACGCTTTACTGGCTAACAGGAAGCGGTGAAGAAGTCATGAAGGAAGCTTGCTATATCAGAAATGGTGTACCCGACTCCCAGAATTACGTTATTATGGATCCTGATAAGACCAACCAGGGTCGTGTAACGCTGGCTACGCTTGTGCAGTCAAGCTCTGTTAAGTTCAACCGCTTTACAGCATACACTGCCTTCAACATTCCGATGTACGGTGGTTTTGATGGCGTAAACATTCTTAATAAAGAAATGTACTATATGACTGATAGGGCTGCTTCGACGGATGCCACAACTGGAGGGTTCACAGGATACGCTTCTGATGAGTTCGACCAGGGAACGATTGGTCTTTCACCATCGTATAGCGATGGTTCCTTGGCTAACCAGTCTGGACAAGGAAGACTCAATAACAGCATCGCGGCATATCGAAAAGCTGCTGAGATCATGACAGATGCGATGACTACAAGAATTAACATTCTAGCTATCCCTGGTATTCGTGATGCATACGTTACTGATCATGCTGCTCTTAAGACGAAAGAGTACTCAATGGCCATGTACGTGATGGACATCCCATCCTGGACCGAAAGCGAAACACGCTTATTCGGCGGTGAAGATAGCTCTAAGATCGCTAGTGCATCCTACTCATTACCAGATGTCAGAGAAACAGCTGAACAGTTTGAGTCAAGAGTATTTGATAATAACTACACAGCAGCTTACTTCCCAGATGTGTACATCACAGACTCTACCACGATGAACAAGGTTCAGGTTCCAGCATCCGTCGCAGTAATGTCTGCCTTAGGATATAATGATAAGGTCGCGTATCCCTGGTTCGCACCAGCAGGATTCAATCGCGGTGGATTAGGGATTGTAAGTAACACAGCTGTTCGATTAACAGCGGGTGACAGAGACGATCTATACGATGCCCGTATTAACCCAATCGCGAACTTCTCAGATGGAAGCTTCGTGATATTCGGTCAGAAGACTTGCCAGCTTGCTAAGTCTGCTCTAGATAGAGTCAACGTTCGTAGAATGTTATTGGAAGTCAAGAGACAAGTTGTTGCAGTCGCTGACAAGATTCTGTTCGAGCCCAACAACGACGCTACCCGCGCTCGTTTCATCGGTCAGGTCACACCGCTTCTCGCGACGATTCAGTCCCAGCAGGGTATTGAGTCTTTCAAGGTCGTGATGGATGGTAGCAACAATACAACAGAAGATGTTGAGAACAACAGACTAAACGGACGCATTGTTGTCGTACCCACTAGAGCAATCGAATTTATTGCTATAGATTTTATCATAACAAACAGTGGCGTAGATTTTGCGTAGTATAGTTAAAAAGAGATTACAGGAGATTATTTCAAATGGCTGAACTTACATTTAAGAGCCCGGGTGTTTCTACCAAAGAAATAGACCTTTCGGGTCCGACAGTAACCGGACCGAGCGGAGTACCAGCTGGAGTTATCGGAACAGCAGATCAAGGACGAGCATTTGTTCCCATAACAATGGCGACTTTCTCTGATTTTGTGGCTGAATTTGGTAACACCGATGGCACGAAATTCGGTCCAATGGCAATGAGGCAGTGGTTGCAATATACCCAGGCGGGAACCTATCTTAGGGTTCTGGGCGCTGGTGACGGCAAGAAGAGAGCAGCATCAGGTGCTGTAACAAATGCTGGCTTTATTGTCGGTGAGCAACTCCCCAAAGGAAACGGAATCTTGGGTAGGAATACCTACGCTGGTGCAGGCACATCGGGCGGCGGTGCTCTTGGTCGTGCTTCGTTTCTGGCAGTTTGTATGTCTGCCCCTGATGGTACTACTCTCCCAAATACATCGAACACTTATCTTACAGAAGCCGGCCTCCAGGCAAGCCAGCCAATTCTTAGAGGAGTTATTCTCGCTGCGTCTGGTGTTTTACCAGCGCTGAGTGCTTCTAGAGCTGCAACTGCAACTGCTTCCACCGGTAGTCGTGGCGAAGCTGGATACGGCGGTGGTCTTTTCTCTGGGAATAATATTCCTCTCGGGGCCCCAACAGCTCAGAACCTCTGTGCAGCCACATCGTTTGGTACTGCTGCGACTAAGAACGCTGGTTCTACACTCGGGGCTGTTGATATCGCTGGTGGAAAGCAAGAATTCGTCCTTTTATTAAATGGCCACACGCATACAGACTCATTCCCCACAGTTATTACTGCATCATTCGATCCGCAGGCACCGAATTACCTTGCTAATGTTCTTAATACTGACCCTATGGACCTTCAGAAGGCGGGCCACTATCTTTACACTCACTATCCTGTATACAGCAGCTTTGCGGTTCCAACCGGCTCTGGTTTGATGAACTACAATTATGAGCCTGCCGTAGACGGACTAGTGGGGTCAACGCAAAAGAAGATGGAAGACATCGCGTTCTTGGTTACTTCTTCGCTTGGAAGAAATGCTGGCAGCGCTACGATCCCCAACTTTGAAGGATTCCGTGATCGGTTCCGCACTGCTGCGGCACCAAAAGTTATATCTCAAAATTACGGTGGTTCACCAAAGGACCTATTCCGTATCTGGTGTTTGGACGATGGCGCTATTGGGAACCACCGTGTTAAGATTTCTATCGACAACATCGTGAAATCGACAAATGTTAACAACAAGTATTGTGTATTCGATCTTGCAGTTAGAGACTTTGAAGATACTGATGACCTTCCCGTAGTTATCGAGAAATTCCCCAAGCTTTCTCTCAATCCTCTCGATGAAAGATACATCGCCAGAGTAATCGGTGACTATCACCTGTATTATGACTTTGACAAGAGGGTAGGCTCTCAGAAGCTTGTTGTTGAGGGAAGCTATCCTAACCGTTCGAACTATATCCGCGTCGAACCGGTAGACGCTCTTGATAAGGGCGAAATCCCCGCTGATGCAGTACCTTGCGGTTTCCGCGGTATTGATCACCTCGTGACTTCTGGTTCGAGCATCTTTAAGATGCAATCGGCCGACTTCGCGGGAGACATTGGTCTTGGTGCATTTGCAAGTGCAGACATAGTTCAACCACCTGTTCCACTGCGTTCAACGGTTGCTAGAGGGCTGTCACCACGCAAAGTCCTTGCATCTCAACTCTACTGGGGTATCCAGTTTGAGAAGAAGCAAAACAGGAAAGAGCCGAATAAGAGCACTGTTTACGACGGTTCTATGGAGCAGTGGGGCACGTATTTCCCAAATTACGCACAGACTACACAGGCTGCCTTAGTGGGAGATAACGCTGGTGTTGCCGACGCGGGTGGTACGATTCTTGACTGTGACCGCTTTAACAATAACAAGTTCTCGCTTGAGAATATTCAGGTTATCGTAACCTCTGCCGATAAAGCAGATTCGAGCCAGTGGGCAGCCGCGACGTATCGTCGGAACGGCGCAGCAGAAAGTATGGAAGACGTTGATGGTACTACAAAGACAACAGCGTCAGGGCTTACGAGACTTCTTAGCGTAGAAAAAGACTTCGGCCTTTCCTCGGCAAGAAAATTCCTCAAGTTCTCATTCCTTGCGCAAGGTGGCTTTGACGGATTAAACATCTTTGATAGAAATAAGTTCGAAATGACTTCTACTGCCTGTAAGAGAGAGATGGATGATTCGGAACAGGGCGAGACAAACGGTCCCACTGTTGCTAGTTACCGAAAGGCGCTAGACATTCTTGAGCAAAGAGCAGACGTAAATATCCAACTCCTCGCGATTCCCGGAATACGTCATGAGTCTGTAACTGACTACGCAATCACGACTGTTGAAGATCGCTTCGATGCGCTCTACATCATGGATATTGAGCAAACTGATACTCTTGGAAAAGTAGTGACAGGCTCAGCTTCCATCGTCAGTGTTACGAATACAGTGGCAGATTTCCAAAGTCGAAATCTTGACTCTTCATTCGCAGCTGCATACTTCCCTGACGTTATCATGGAAGAAGTGAATACAGGCGGAAATGTTGTGGCGCCAGCTAGTGTTGCGGTCCTTGGGGCATTTGGTCTAAATGATAAGATCGCATATCCCTGGTTCGCTCCAGCCGGTTTCACACGTGGCGCTCTTAAGCATGTTAGAGAAGCTAGCGTGAAGCTGAACAGAGACAACCTCGATGCACTGTACGATGTGGATATCAATCCAATCACTGCATTCCCTCAATCGAAGGAAGTTGTTGTCTTTGGTCAGAAAACACTTCTTGCAGCTCAGAGCGCTCTCGATCGAGTCAATGTTCGTCGCCTGCTAATCGATATTCGACGCCAGGTACGTGCTATCGGAGATACATTCCTCTTCGAGCCAAACAGAGAAGCAACGCTTGCAAGATTCTCTGCCGCGGTTAACCCGATCCTCGCAAGAATACAGCAACAGCAGGGTCTTGAGAGATTCAAGGTTCAGATTGATGCAACAACTACAACACAGGCTGATATTGAGAATAATACAGTAAGAGGAAAGATATTCTTACAGCCTGTCCGTTCGGTCGAATTTATATCACTAGATTTCGTGGTAACTAATGCCGGCATGGACATTTAATTCAAGAACTATATAGTTAAATAAGAACAAGGAGTAAATCAAAATGCCAGAAACATTATCAGTTACCGATATGTTGCCGAACAAGTTCGAGCCGAAAAGAAAATTTAGGTGGGTGTTCGCAATTGAAGGTATTGACGCATTTTTGATCAAGACGGCTGCTCGCCCTACAATGAACACCGCTGAGGTTGAAATTCCCTTTATTAACTCTACCCGCTTTATTGCTGGTAAGACGAAGTTCGACGCTTTATCAGTCACACTTCACGATCCGATTGCTCCTTCAGGTGCACAGCAGGTTATGGAATGGGTTCGTACCCACTATGAATCTGTCTCTGGTCGCGGTGGTTATGCTGACTTCTATAAGCGCGATTGCCAGCTTAAGCTGCTTGACCCCGTAGGTACGGTGGTTGAACTTTGGGATATGAAAGGATGCTTCCTAACCTCAGCCGCTTTCGGTGACCTGGACTATGGTTCAGAAGATCCGGCAGAAATCTCATTGTCGATTCGTTTTGATAACTGTGTACTTCAATACTGATTATCGAAAACAATCTATCCTAAAGAGAGCGTGTTATCACGCTCTTTTTTTTGTTTACAGTGAAGTATCGAAGTTTAAGATAATCATAATGTTGTTAAGCATGAGGTGTATTTATGTCAACTGAACAAGGCGGCGGCCCCGGCGGCCCAGAGAGAAGCGAAATTTTCGGATCCATGAAGGGACACATGCCCTCCCGAAATGTTATGAAGGATGATTTCGGGTTTGAGATTCCTGTTGAAGTTGTTCCTCTCCCATCTGGTGGTAAGTGTTATGATGCCGAGCATCCGCTTTATGGTCAACAGACCGTTGAAATAAGAGCCATGACAGCCCGTGAAGAAGATATTCTTACTTCAAAAGCTCTCATTAAGAAGGGTACCGTTATTAGTCATCTTCTAAAGTCATGTATGATTGATAAGCGTGTTAATCCTGATACAATGTTGGCTGGTGACAGAAACGCAATCATGGTCGCGATGCGCGTGACAGGTTATGGCGCAGCCTATAATGTGGAAGTTGATTGCCCTGCATGCGGTGAGCGCTCTAAGCAGTCATTTAATCTTGGTGAATTACCAATTAAGCGATTAGATATTGAGCCTGCTGTTGAAGGAACGAATCTGTTTGAAGTACAGCTTCCTGTTACTAAGGCGAAATGTCGTTATAAGCTCCTCACTGGTACTGATGAGCAAGACATTATGATCGCTTCCGAAAGAAGAAAGAAGCAAGGTCAAAGAAGCGAAAACCTTATTACTTCACGCTTACGTTCTTCAATCGTTTCCGTAAACGGCGTTAGCGATCGTACTAAGCTTGACATGTTTGTATCGAGTCTACCGGCAAGAGACTCGTTGTTCCTAAGAAAGCATATTGATAAAAATGAACCTGGTATTGATATGACGTCCTGGATGGATTGTCCTTCCTGCTTGGAACACTCGGAGGTTAGACTGCCCCTGGGGGCGGCGTTTTTTTGGCCTGACGAATAGCACCAAAGAAATATTCCTCGAGCAGATTTTCTTGTTGATGTACTACATGGGGTTTTCCTATGTGGAAGGCTACAATTGCCCAATATGGATGCGCCATTGGTTTATCAAGCGGCTTAACGATGAGATAAAGAAGTCCAATGGTAAGCAGTCATCTCATGCTGCCCACCAAAACAGTCCTGACGCTAGAGCGATGATGGGAAGATATCGTTCCCAAGTACCAGCAAAATTGCGTAGATTTACATAGTTATTGTAGAGGTGGTAAAAATGGATCCAGTTAAACGACAGTTTCTAAAAGATTGCGCAAGATACATTCGAGGTGAAATAACCGAAATTAGGCTTAATGGCCCAAAGAAGACCATAAAGTTGTTCGCAGAAGCGTTGAGAGAGTCAAGGAACCTCTATACTGCTCTACACGGTAACAAGAAGATTTCAGATGTAATGCCGATTTTGGAATCCAAGAAATTTGCAACATCCAAGCTACGAAAAGCTACCGGGTTTGTGTGGCCTTTTTAATGGTTGTTTTTTATGGTGCGTAGATTTCTATTTACCATACTTATAGCAAGGTATTAGGCTTACTTAGAGTGGTTTAGATGGCAGATGACACAAAAGAAGCACAAGCGCAATTAGATATACAGAATCAGATCAACCAGGTTCTTGCTGAACGTGCTGGAATTCTTGATGCGCAAGCCAAACAACTGTCAGGACAAGTCCAGCTTGCAGCTGAATTGTGCAAAGCTTTAGAGTGCAAAGATCTAGAGCAAGTCTCATCAAGACTTGAAGAGATAAATTCAGGCTTGAAAGATGCCGCTAACAACGCGAGTAGTTTTTCCTCAGCTGGTGGCGCGATTCAGCAGTCAATGGACCAGGGCGGCGTTGCAACACAATCCGCGATGAGTAAAGTAAGCGACTTTGTAAACGAGCTTGACACCACCAAAGTCGCTGCCGCTGGAGCAGCTGTAGGAATTAGTAAGGGTATGAAGAGCGCCGGCGCCTCTATTCAGATGGCCGCCGCGAGCGCCATTCAGATGGCTAAGAATTTAGCTGCTGTCGGTAAGTCTATTATATCAATGCCATTTAAGATGCTTGGCGGTCTAACAGATATGGCTGCAGCTGGTGGCGGAGGTGTGTCTGCTTTAAGACAAGAGATGGAAAAGGTTCGTGGGGAATTTGGCGACCTCGCAACCGGTGAAGGTAAGGCCGTCATGGATGGCTTTAGTGATCTTACTTCTGCTAGTGGTGCTCTGGCTCAGAGCGGACTTAACGTTTCCCAAGTGTTCGGTCGCGGATCTGCTGGAATGGCAGCAGCGCTAGCAGCTGTGTCTGAGATTGCGCAAGAAGCAGGCAGCTCTTTCCACATGCTCAGTGAATCAATAGCTGCTAACGCAGGTCAGATGGTGATGATGCAAAAGGGCCTTGGTATGACCAACGCTTCTTTGGTAGAAATGACCAGACAGGCTCAGCTTGCTGGAAAAGATGTCGGCGAAATGCTGACAGAGACCGCGTCTATGGCAATCAAGATGGGAGACAAGTTTGGCATCTCTGCAAAGACGATGGGTAAGAACATGGCGTCTCTTACAGAAAACTTTGAGTCGTTAGGTAAGATGAGCACTAAACAGCTTGGTGCGACAGCTGCGTACATGGCGAAGTTGGGTCTTGAAGCTAAGGATCTCCAGGGAATTGTTGATGGATTTGATAACTTTGAAGACGCCGCCGCCTCAGCTGGTCAGTTAAATCAAGCATTCGGTATGCAGATCGACGCCATGGAAATGATGAATGAGCAAGATCCTGCTGCTCGGATGGATATGATGCGCGACGCGTTCCATCAGACAGGAAAATCTGTTGAAGATATGACTCGTCAAGAAAAGGCTCTGCTTGCAGAACAGATGAACTTGTCTGTCTCTGCTATGGAAAATGCTTTAGCAGCTGAAAACCAGGGTGTCTCTTATTCCGAATTGTCTGAGGGCGCTGAAGACGCTGAAGAAGAAGCGTTGACTCAAGAGCAAGCCATGTCAAAGCTTGCTGATTCTATCGAAAAGATGACAGAGGGAGGGGGTCAAGGCGTTCAGGGATTCTTTGATGCATTTTCCAAGGGCTTCATGAAAGGCCTCAAAGACTCAAAAGCATTCCAAGACGTCCTTAAGGCAATACGAAAAGCCCTAAAGATTGTTTTCCAGTTTGGTAAGCAAGTAGGTAAGATGTTTGCCGACCTTATGGGCGAGATGGGGGTCTGGGAAGGGATCAAAGACCTCTTTGACCCCAAAGACTTAAGGAACCTGCTGGGTATCAACGAAAAAGGCGGATTAACAGGAACAGGCTTATTAGGGATTTTCAAGAAGTTTAAAGACGCTCTGTCTGGAAAGGGAACATACAGCCCTCAGCAGATGGCTGAAGACATGGGCAAAGAATTCTCTAATTTCTTCAGCGCTAAAGGTCCAGCATTTTCTAAATTAAAGGAAGCTTTTGCAAAAGGTATTCAGATGATTGGTGCAGTAATCGCTGGACTGATTCCGTTTGTCCTTGGTAAGTTGACTGATATGATGAATGGCATGGCTGATGCCCTTAGAAACCCATCCGGTCTTGGAGATGCAGCTTCATCTGGTATTGGCGGTGCGATAATCGGTGCGTTAATGCAGATTGGTGACGCTCTCATGGCAGCGCTTCCATCCCTCATCGCCGGAATCCTGAATCTCCTATCTGCTGCCGCAATGAACCCGACTGTCTGGAAGGTTGCTGGTGCATATTTTGGGTTCATGATTATGAAATCACTTCTGATGGGCGCAATTATGGCTGCAAAAGCTGCGCTGTTTCAAGTGGTTGTCGGAAAGATATCATCATTAATGACAGGCGCAACAGACAAGGCTGCTGCAGGTGCAGAGAAGGGTGGTAAGAGCGGACAGAAAATGGGTAAAGCATTCAAGAAGGGAATGTCTAATATGGCTAAGGGCCTGAAGTCATTTGTTCAAAAGATTGCTGAGATTAAGCCCGGTGACATTATGAAAGCAATGATTAACATGACGTTAATGGCTCTTTCATTCCTCCCCGCGATGGTGGTTTTTGCACTTGGCCTTGTTGCAGTTGCAGCTGTCCTATCTTTAGTTAAATTTAGCACGCTCGTGAAGGGCTTGGTTGGTATCGCCATGGGAGCAGTGGCTTTGCAGTTCGTTGCAAATGCGGCGATGCTAATACAGCCATCTTTGATTCTACCTGCTATCGTTGGATTACTTGCTGGCTCTCTTTTACTTGTCGTCGGTGGTGTTGCGTTTACTCTTGCGATGGGAGTAATCGGAATGGCAGTACAGACTGTAGGCGTAGGTACCATTATGGCGGGTGCACTCGGCTTAGCATCGCTGGCGATTGGGTCTATTGCTGTTGCCTTGGCTCTTATTCCGTTTTCTATTCTTGGTCTTCTCGCTCCCCTTGCAATTCTAGCTGCTCACGGTCTCCAGATCGGAGCTTGGATGTTAGCTGTAGGTGGTGTCGCCTTCACAGAAGCCGTCGGTGCAATTGGTAACGCCGTTAAAAGTGTTGGAATTGGAACGATGATGATGGCCGCTCTCGGTCTTGGTGTCCTCGCGATAGGAGCGTTTGCAGCGTCTCTTGCTGCGAAGGCTTTTGCTTTCGGTCTATCATTCTTCGGACCCGGTATGGGTGGCGCACTTCTTGGTAGCATCTTCTTGCTTATTGGCGGTGTCCCGTTTATGTTCGCCGTGCAGGCCTTTAGCGAAGCTATTGCCGGTATAAAATTTAAGCCTGTGGCTAAGGCAATGCTCTCGCTGGTCATTCTGGCGGGAGCTGCGGTTTTGGTCGCGTGGATCTTCTCCGCAGGCATTGGCGCATTTGCAGTAGGTATTGCAGGCGCCCTCATCGGCATGATTTTTATGAAAGTGCTAGGTGGTCATTTCATGCCTGCGTTAAAAGCAGCCTCAGAAGAAATTCCTGATGACATGAAAGGTCTAGCGATGAATTTCTTACAGCTGGCGGTCATGTTGCTACCAGCTATTGCTTCTGCGTGGCTACTCGGTGCAGGCATCTCGGCATTCATAATGGGTACAATCGGTGCAATCACTGCGATGGCATTCTTTTGGTCGCTGGCTCTTTTTGCAATGCCTGCGATAAAAAGCGCTGCTGAAACATTCCCTGAAAATATGCAGCAGTCTACAATAGACATGGGTCTACTTGCGATTATGCTCGGTGCAGCAGCTCTTGCTGCGTTGGCTTTTTCATACGGCGCAGTATTTTTTGTAATAGGAGCACTTGGCGCAGTTACGTCGGTACTATTCTTCGCAGCTTTATCTAAGACGTTCTTGCCAGCGTTTAATAAGTTTATGAGTAAAGCTGACACTGGCACTATTCTTGAAGGTGCGAAGGTTATGGTCGCGCTAGCGACGGTGATGGTCGCAGCAGCTCTAATGGCTACGCTATCATTGGTCATGCTAATTTTCGCTAACCCAATCGTTCTATGGCTAGCAAAGAAGGGTCTAAAAGGAACAGCAAAATTTCTTAATGCGCTTGTAGAGCACTTAGGACCAGCTATTACAAAATTGTCTGCTATGAAAGTAGGTGACCCGTCGCAGCTGAAGAAGCTTGTAGAAGCTATTGCATTAATCCTTGAAGCACTAGGCAAAAATGTTGATATTGTTATAAAAGTCGCAATGATCCAGGGGTTCTCAAACATGTCCGGTAGCGAGCAGAATATTTTAGCAGATGCTGAAAGTTTTATGACAGCTATGTTCGAGGGAATGAAGGGCCTACTTAACACGCTTAGGGCTATGGTCGCCGGTATGAAGGCTGAAGATATTGAGAAGATGGAAGCCATTGGTGGATTGCTTGGAGCTATTGGTACCCTAATGGAGGCTCTCCAACCCCCACCCGCGCTGATCGACGCGATGGCTGACATGGGCAAAGGCGGTTTCTTTAAGAAAGCGAACCCGAAAGGCGCAGCAGACATGATGAAGCAATACGGCGCTACAATGTCTATGATTCTTGAGTCAGTGAAAGCTAATATTCCACCAATGATTAAAGAGATCTTGGCCATTGATATTGGAGATGACCCCAAGCTAGCTGAGGCAAAAGCCAAGGTTGTTGGTGAAGCGATGGGTGGAGCCGCTAAGCTTGTAGAGGCAATCGGTGGTATCGCCCAGCTCTTCATGGAGCAGAACCAGAGTGAGCAGAGCGGGTTCTTTAGAAAATCCGGTCCAACGATGGCAGACACCCTTGCTTCTATGAGTCCAGTATTTGATTATATTTTTAAAGCGATCAAAGGTAACCTACCAGGTATTGTCACAGCAGTTATAGAAGCTGTGCCTGAAGGTATCGATGCAAAAGCCGCGGAAGCCAAGATCGCAATTGTTGCAGGAGCCATGGAAGCTGTTTCAAACTTTGCTTCTGCCATCGGTACTGTCGCTGAGCTAATGCCTCCCGCCGGTGGGAGCTTCTTTAAGAAGGGTAAGACGATGGCGGAGCGCTCTCAAGAGATGATGATGATCGTTAAGAGCGTTGTGAACGCAGTCCGTGCGTACTTGCCGCCCTTGATCAAAGCAGTGCTAGATATCCCGATTGAGGGTGATCCAAAAGCGAATATGGCGAAGCTTGAAGTGATTGGAAAAGCCATGGGTATTGTTGCAGACTTCGCTAATGTTGTCGGCCAGTTAGCCGGAATGTCAGCGCCTGAAGATATATCCTCAATGATGGGTGGGTGGATCACAGCGATCCAGGATGCGCTTGTTGGTGGTGATGCAAACATGAATACGTTCTTCACAACACTTGGTACATTCAACTACGATGAAGCTGCGGTAGGAAAGCTTGACGGTGCAATCTGTACCATAAATAAAATGGCTGAATTTGCGACTGCGCTTGGAAACCTCCAGGTAATCGGCGCGGAAGGCGGCGGACTCGGAGCCGGTGTTGCAGCTATGGTTGCAGAAGTTAATGCTGCGCTAGTCGCATTAAGTACTCTTGAGGCCATCGACGCTAACGTGGCATTAGAGAACTTTGCTGGTGCAATTGGTAATGGTGGTGGAGAATTTACGATTACGAATGAGCCTGTTCAGATTACAATCAATATGAACGTTACAATGGATGCGAACAAGGTTGGTAAAGTCCTGGTTGATAAGTCAGTTATGACGTCGCCACTGGCTGCAGCTGAGTAGGAGTCAAGATGAGTGATGAAAAGAAAATAGAGATTGATCTAGAAACCGAAGAGCCAGAAGAAGATGAAGAAGAAATCAATCTAGAAGACTTCAGCGAAGATGAGCTAAAGGCAGCTAATGAGCAAATGCGAGAGTATTGGGAAAACGCTTTTACGCCAGATGTTGCAGATCTTGAAAAAAAGATTCACGCTCTTGCCTCCGATAATGCGTTTATGAGTAAATTTATCACCAGAATACTTAAAGAAGTGGAGTAGCTTTAGATGAGTACCGATGACATAAATGGCGAAACCTATACCCCCGAAGGAACGGGGCCAGATGGTCAAGTTGTCATTGGTGATGACCTCAAGGAGGAAGCTCGCGAAACGCTGGCGTCCTATTTGAGCTCTCTTACAACAGACCCCCAAAATCGAAATGCGTTTCCTGTAGACCCAGCTACTCCCCTCAATGAATTCTCTCTTCGTCAAGCAGATGGTACCCCTTCAGAATTTACCACAGGGGGAAATGACGGGACAGAAGGGTTCACAGACACGATGCCAGAGGGAGATACTTCATCTGCTGCAGCTGTCGCAGTTTTTGAGACCCTTAGTAATTCTGGGAAATTTAATCCGGGTATCGGAGATTGGTTAGATAAAAATACTCAAGAAGACGGTCATAATTTGCTTCGTGATGTTGCATCGACTTTTGAGAACAATGAGCCCGGAGTAGGCGATTCGTCAGGACAGTCATCATTCCCAAACCCGTCAGGCGCAACCCCGATGCAAGCGAAGATATCTCAAGTCTTGCAGGACACAAACCGCTTTGATCCCATGCCGACGACACCGTACATAAAGGATAATGAATTCTCTGAGCCTGGTATTCCCGTTGAGCAAGGTGCGTATGGTATCTATGATAAAGATGCAGATAGAACCAGTATTAAAAACATGCAAAGGATCGCGTACTCTGCGCTTATGAGACAGACCGGTCACAATATGGGCACGGCTCAATCTCCAATCAGCGCCGCTGCACAAACCGCCGCGTTGCTCCCCAACGGTGTACAGGTTGGTAGAAAGAAGGTTAGTACGTACAAGCTTAGACCAGTATCAGCGTATGCTGCACCAGACCGCCCGCATGTGGTTGATGGTCACCTCGAATATAGTGATATTGATGGTTCGCCTCTTTCTTCTCAAAAGAGTTTTGGCGTACTTAATAACCCATTTGAGCCTTTTGCATCTGCACGCCCTGGTGCAGCATTGTCTCAAATGACTACTGCTGCCATGGCATTCGCAGAAATATTAGTGGCTGCAGCCGTATTCGGTGCAATAATGACGGTTATTCAGACAGCAGCAGCCTCTACTTCAATTGAGAAAAAGCCGAGCCAAATGAAAAAAGGGCAATACAGGATTGCGTCCGGTACTGCAAAGCTGCTTAAATTAATGGGGGTACCAGAGACGAACCAACCTATGTGGCGCTGCGTGTGTTATGGAATATTGGCATTTTTCAAGATAGCTCCTTCATCTGTTCCATCTATCCCCTCCGGCGGCGGCGGCGGTCCAGGACCAATTGCTCTGTGGTGGTCTGCTGTTCTTTTAGGTTCTGGTGGAAACATTTATACTCTTTTCACTTCTGCGATGAAGAGTCATGGTTATTATGCTACGATTCTGAGAAGCGTAAGAAGAGACTTGGAGCAGCTGTTGAGCGATTTATCGCCGACAGACCCTCCATCGATGTTTAATACCATCATGCATCTCAATGACTATTCTTCATGGAGGTTCATGTGCGCTTTAGCCGTGATGGGTGATCGGTTCTTAGATGCGAAGACCAAGAGGTTCGCTATCGTTCCCTCGATATCGGGTATGCCAATGAACGGACAAACTCGTCAGGGAAAGAGCAGAGCGTTTGGTGGTCAAATGAGGTTAGCTTGGCGCCACCGTGGTGTACCTTCATTGGTCTTGCTTCCACAGAAATATGCAAATGCTTATTCGCTATACGGCTTTATGCCGGGATACGCTAGAAAGAATATGCACGTGATAGGTGATAAGACAAATTCTCCTGGACAATATTTTAATAATCATGGGCCCGAAGAGATGGGACTCCCTCCAGGAACGCCAAGCCAGCGTAGGCGAAAGGTAATCCAGCGCGACACCCACCGGTTGACGACGGAGGATGTAACACAAATAGAGAATGAATTAGACTCCGAATACATGCCGTTTTATTTTCACGATTTGAGAACGAACGAAGTCATCGCATTCCAGGCATTTATAGAAGATGTAAAAGATTCATATTCTGTTAGTTATGCAGAGTCCTCTGGTTACGGTCGAATTGATCCGGTTCGTATATATCAAAACACTTCTAGAACTATTTCCGTTTCATGGGTGATGGTAGCAACAGGGCCAAAAGACTTCGATTCGATGTGGTGGAGTATCAATAAATTGGTCTCAATGTGTTATCCACAGTTTTCGATGGGTAAGCCAGTGAAGGCGGGTTCGAAAAAGTTCGTTATGCCATTCTCTCAAATTCCAACTGCTTCCCCGCTCATCCGTCTCCGCGTCGGTGATGTAGTACGAAGTAATTACAGCAGATTTAACCTCGCTAGAATTTTTGGTATGTCTGAAGCGATACCTGCTGCGTCAGCTTACGCGTCTCCGAGCGGCACGACAATCGATGATACCAATAGGGCAGAGTGGGAAGGCGCTCCATTCGACTTAACATACATGGAAGAAGCCGAAGCAGCAGTTGAGATGGCAGAAGCCGCCGCCGAAGCAGCAGGTGCATCAGTAGAGTTATCCATAGATTTACACGTACTCTTTGAACCAACCGAGCATGCCGACATGGATGCTGGTTACATCCCATGGGATACTAGTGGGTTAGGCCTCGGCGTCGCAATGCTGCAGGCTAATTCTGAGGGTTATACAACATACGATATGGACGAAAGCTGGACTCACCCTGGTACACCATACCCTGTTGGTGATTGGGCAACATTTTTCCCGCCACCCACTGCTACGTCGGGGATCAATATTGAAGATACCCCATTTCTTTCTAGAACGCACGCTGACATGAAAGTACAGATTCTTGCTAGAAGAGTTTCAGATGAGTTCGGTGATTTCGTTGATGGTTCTCCATGGGGAGATGGCGATGATCCGATGAATACTGAGACTAGCGTAAATGAAGACCTCGTCGAAGCCGGCCAATACGCAGAGTACCTTGTAACTCCGGTAGATATTGACGATCCTGGTGATCCATGGGGCCCTGTAAGCGCAAAGATGCATACTCATGCGTATGTTGTAACGTCTGTAGACATGTATCCAATTTATCCAGACCCACCCGAACCAACAGTGCCGCCTGTAAATGTTACTCTCGAAGAACAGGTGTTTGATATATATGACTTCTTCCGGCCTGATAAAAACGCTGTTGTAAGATCTTTTGAATCAGCAGGGGGTCGAGGTCTCGCAGGAGTTATAACAAGCTTCGATATGGACTGGAAAGATTCAATGTGGGACATGAGAGATATTAGCAGAAGAGCGCCCACGATGATCAGGTGTAGTATTAATTTTAGTCCAATCCACGATATCGTTCCAGGCCTCGACAACAACGGCGCAATGCGCGCGTACAACTATCCTGTTGGAAAAATCAACAGCGGTATGGCAGAAGACTTCTACAGTCCCGGCGCGGGTCGGACAGTGCCTGGTGGCCGCATGAGCGTTCATCGTGGTACGTATGTCGATGATGATGCTAACATTGATACAGTCGAAGGGTTCAAGGATACCGTTACAGACGGTTACGGCGCTGGTGGCGCCGGTAGTGATCCGACGGGCGGTACCCCATAATGAGGAGAAATTAGCATATGCCGATAAATCGATACCAGAGAGCTCCGAAATTAAGGCTCGGAAAATTTTACGGGACGTGGGATGCTTGCTACATAATATCTGTTGCAGTCGCTTCTGGCAAAATATCCTGGAAGGGCCACGTAACTGTAGAGGCTGAGCGTCTAGACATTATTGCTGGCGATATGTACGGTGATGGTACACTGTGGTGGGTGATCGCAGGTGCAAGCGGTATTGGGTGGGGATTGCAGGTTCCACCAGGCATCTACCTTAAGATTCCTACAGACATAGGCCAGATTCAAGCGTTATTAGGATGATAAATGGCTGTTTACGATGATAAATTAGCAGACATTGTAGATAAGCTGGGAAGATACTGGTCTATCGTTTCAAAAGAAGACTTTATGGCTTTGCTTGCCTTTGGTGGAGACGATGCAGTGGGCTCTTTTGGGACAGTTGATCTTGATCCCACTCCTGAAATGCATAAGGTAATCCGCGCGTTCACTAATTCCACAGAGGGTGGGGTCACAATGATGCAAGCAATGCAAGCGCTCATCGATGCAATGAGCGGAGCAACTGCTGGAGAAGTCTCTGATATGGTAGACCTTGCGAAGCGCCTTTATCGGATAGTCGGTGAACCAGAAGCTTTCGACACGCTATTACTACCAACGGGCGTGGGATCACCGACATGGCCGTCTTTTATTGGTTCGACATATTCTGCAAAAAAATGTATGAAGATTGACGAGGATGGAGAGGGAAAAATTAACGGCGCCTTTGCATCCCCAACGAAATACACTCCCAATGTTACAGCGCTCCAGGTCTTCAATCCAAAATTAACACCTGCAAAAAGAGATACTGGCGCCGCAGCGCTATGGATGAATTGTATACCCTCACTTGAATTAAGCAGGTGTCAACCATATCTTGATGTAACTGTTATTTCTCCCAAGAGCGGTGTCGCAGAAGACGGTAGAATTCAAACGATGGGCATGATGCAATTTTTATTGGGAACATCTCATCCTGTTGATAACACTGCAGATTTCTATATGGCAACTGCGCTCGATGGTTCTGCATTACATGACTTTGAGCAAGCGCAACAGACGATTGATGCTCAAGCAGACGCTCTCCCACCATCCGACCCGAACTCTGTTGATCCTGACTTTGAAGAACCTGAGATTGCAACTGCTGGTATGGAGATGTTTACCGCACCCCAGACAATGGTGCCGGTAATCGGAGACGGCCCGAATGCTAGAATGGAAAGGTATGAAGACTATGAAGCGTTTTCTCAAACACCGGGCTCTGCTCCAGAAGATCAGCCTGAAGTAGGTGGTCGCCGCGGCGCTGGAATAATCGATCCATTTCGACCAATGATGACAATCGAAGATTTCAGCGTGTCTGTTACACCCTCAAAGGGCTTTATGTCTCATGAGACAGCTGAAATATCTATGATCATGCACGATCGATCACGGCTAACAGAGATATCTGAGTTCGTGAAGCCTGATCTTTACGGTCACACAGAGCTGTTAATAACGTATGGGTGGTCTCACCCCGACCCGTCAGGTCATACCGACGCGTCTGGGAATGTACAGGGAAACTTCTTTGGTACGTTTATAGATCTTAATAAGGTCAAGAAGAAATATATGGTTGTAAACAGCTCTTTTTCATTCGACGAAGTTGGACAAGTTAAGATCAAGTTAAAGCTTTCCATGAAGGGTTCTGGTAATATTGATACTGCAAACCTTAGCCAGGGAGAGGGCGTCGACAACATAATGCAGGCCCTGAAAGACCTTCAAGACGCGATTAAAGTTATTAAAGAGCAGATTATGGCAGATGCAGAAGCTACAGGAGATTCTCAGTCTGCGAAAGATATGTTCGGAAACTCTTTTATGTCAGCCGCTTCAGACACCAGTAAAGCAATGACTATGGATCAAGAGACCGCCGATGCTATTAAGTCATTTATTTCAGAGAACAGAAATTCTTCTAATCCTGCTCAAGAAGAGTTAGCAGACACGCTCACTGACATGTTTGGTAGCGACGGCCAGGGTGGTGTCGTTGCAGAAGCCAAAGCAACAATCGCTGATGCAGTAGCAGCAAAAATTCAGCACCTCGGTAATATGAGGGGAAGCAACAAAGATCCATTCGCTCGGACTGTTCGTGGCGCAGCAGGTAGCACCCAGTACGTTAACGCAAGGTACAATGACGGCAAGTTTGTATCCTTCGGCGCGATGCTAATGTACATGATCGGCAAGCCGCTGGCTTCAACACGAAGATTTGATGAGATCCAATTTTGCTTTTATCCAGTGAATGATAAGGCAAGCTATCTTTCAAACCTGACGGTCGCCGACATCCCTATCAGACTTGAAGACTTTAAGAAGAAGTTTGAGGAAGCTACAAAGACGACAGTCAATATGCCTTTGGGACGGTTCTTAAATTTCGTATCTAAAGAGTTCATTCAAAATCAAGCATCTTATGTGTATGGTCTTTGCGACCTGTTTGAAACAGACGAAGAAGGCAAGACCGAGATGAAGGAAGAATTCAAAGAAGATGCGACGAAATTAAACGATGAGAAAAAGAAGAGACTTGAAGATGCGTATGGTGAGGGTGCAGATATAGCATTTAAGATGCCACGAATTAAGTTCGAGATGCAGGCTGTCCCGTGTAAGCCAGGTACTCACCCTAACGGTAAGAAGGGTACCATATTAAGGATCCACATATACGATACAGTATGTACTCCCTATACTGCGCTGCACAAGATGATGGGTGCCGCAAGAAGCGATTCTATTGGTTTAATGTCATCTGCAGCCGGCGGCGTCCCGGGTGAAGTAGAAGCTGCAGCGGGCTCATCGGACGGATGGGACTGCACACATCAGGAAGAATTTATCGAGGGCCTGGTCGCCGCAATCGAAGCAGGCCTATTAGAATGCGTTCCTCAAGCCAACTACGACGATTTTGAGTCTGGCGCCATAGACATAGAAGACTTTGTGGAATCGCAATTTCGTGTCAAGGGCGGCTTCCCTGCGCTCAAAGATTTTATGATGAAGAGTATGCCTTCGATAATCTATGGTAGCTCAAATTCAGCTGTGCTTTCCGCAGATCTTTCTTCTATGAATAACCCAAAGCTGGCTTCTGTTAACATGCTTCGAGGTGGTATGGGCGGTGGCGACGGTCCTCAGGGGTCAAGAGACGCAGGGTTACCTCTCCAGACTGCTCCTGTATCGCTTTCACTTACAACTTACGGTTGCCCATTAATCGCGTATGGTCAGCAATTTTTCGTGGATTTTGGGACGGGAACCACAATAGACAACACTTTCGTTGTGACAGGTATCGATCATTCGCTATCTCAAGGAAAATTTGAAACGAAGTTAAAAATGACGCAGATCGATGCATTCGGTAAATACATCAGCATGATGGATAGCGTAAAGACTGCGTTGACAGCGATGTCAGATTCGTCATCTTGAACATCTGTCATATTCCTATTAAATTGACAGATGCCCATCTTACTTCATAAGAATTACATTGGTACAGAGAACCACATGATTATAAGTGGCGGCTTAATAAGATGGTCTAGTGAAATATCGGATAAGTCTTATTTTGTTATAGGCTGCCCTGGTCGCCCTGACTCTCTGGAGCCTTTGTTAAAATTATATGATATAGATATTCCTGATTTTGTACCAGAAAGATTTAGGAAGAGCTTCTCTGATATACGAACCGCTATTTCGGTTCCGTGGCGCTACGTTCTCCCGCGAAAAGTGTTTAAGGAAAATTTCAAGAAGTATGTAGAAGACCTTTGTAAGATTGAAGAGTTGCTATCAGAAAGCGATTACCCTAACTTCTTTATCGACTCGAATGAGCTGTTCAGTAATTTACGCCAATCCAAGATCGATACAACGCTAACAATCAAGCTATTAAAGCATAATGATTCGCACGTTTTGAGGAAGCTATTATCGGGTTCTTCTGGTTCTTTTTTAGATGTACCGCGCTATGATCGAGTGTCCACAAAGACTGGTCGACTTACAATTAAAAAGGGTCCGCAGGTCTTGACTCTAAAGAAGGAATTTCGGTCAGTGTTTACGCCGGAAAAATCTAATACATCCCTTTATGAAATTGACTTTGTTTCTCTTGAGCCGAGGGTAGCTCTTAATCTAGCAAATGTGCACGCGTCGAGTGACGTGTACCTTTCATTTATAGAGTCAACGAATATTGATATTTCCAGAGACACGGCAAAGCTAGCAGTGTTATGCTCGCTGTATGGAGCAGGAAATTTACGACTTGAACAGTTGCTGAGAAAAGACAAATCAGAAGTGACCGCGTCATATTTGATGAGAGCAGTTTCTGATTATTTCAAGCTGAATGATCTCAAGCGAGAGCTACGATATCAGGCAAAGAGTGGGATGATACAAAACTTCTTTGGTCGCCCAATTGAAATAGACGGCGCAAGAGAAAGTATTCTCGTGAATAATTACTTACAATCTACAGCATCAGATGTGGCTATAGCTGGGTTTAACGAATTCACGAAGTTGTTTTCTAGTAAGTGCAAACCCTTGTTTGTAATTCACGATGCATTGATTATAGATGCTTCTACTGAGCATTTAGACGCTATAACAAAATATGTAAATACAGGGTTTAACGTTCCAAAGCTTGGAAATTTCCCGCTTAAGATAAAAGAGTTTAACGATCATGAATGAACAAAAAGTCAGAAACTATATCAGAGAAATCCTCAATGAGGAAGAAAAGAAAAAGAAAAAAGGTAAAGCGATTAAACCAGGCGAAATTGGATTATCAGTTGGTCGTGGTGGGTTCACAAAAGTTGTTGCCGAAACCGGAGCGCTTGCAAAGAAAAACCCGGGCCAGCTTATGAAAAACTTGGGGATCAAGGGTGGAGGAAACGGCTTGGAGGGTGTGCTCGCTGTCTGGAAGCAAGCTGTAAAGCAAGACACAATGGCGCAAGCTTACGGCGGTGTTGGAGTTGTAACGAAAGGAAGTAGGAAAGGATTGTCCATTGGCCTTGGAGAGCTCGATGCTCGAAATGGCGCTAAATTTCTTCATCACACGCTGATGGGAGCCATGACATCCGGTATTTTGGTTTCAGATGTACCGCTACAGATCCAGGTTGATGGGGATGATGTAATCGTTCATACCGGCTCTGAAAAGGGAGATTGGTAGTAATTTCTGTAAACATTGCTTCTTCGTTATACTATTAATTTGATCGTATTTTTGGAGAAGTGATGAAGCATTTAGAGATAGATGGGCAAGTAATCCTCAATAAATTAACTGACTTAAGCCCGCCTGATAGAGACCCAGCAGATGGTGACGTTGTCGCTGCCGTTATTGATGTAGAGACTACCGGATTGAACCATCTGAAAGATGAGATTATCCAAATTGCTATCCGGCCGTTCTTTGTAAATCCAACGACAGGCGAAGTGTCTGGATTAAGAAATACAATCGTCGCCCTCCAACAACCTTCATCACCGTTACCCAGGATTATTACGGATATAACCGGTTTTACAGATGAAGATCTAGAAGGCAAGAGCATCCCATGGGATAAGGTGTCGCGTGTTCTTCAAAAGTGTCAATTTATTATTGCGCATAACGCTTCGTTCGATAGAAAATGGATCGATGCTGCTCTCCGCAAGAATAACCAGCTAGCACCTGAGAATGCTATCTGGGGATGCTCTATGACGCAAGTTGATTGGACACCTATCGTTCGATGCTCAAAGGCTCTAGAAGTGCTTTGTGCTTGGCATGGCTACTTTTACGATTCGCATAATGCAGTTGCTGATGTAGACGCAACGCTCCATCTTCTGAGAAAGAATAAGTACATGCAAGAACTTCTCCAGAATGCAGCAGAGCCAGACTATCACGTATTTGCCGCAAATTCACTGAGAGAAGAAAATGCCATCTTGAAACAAGGTCGATATAGATGGAATCCTGAGTTGACTTGCTGGTGGAAAGCAACAAACACCGCAGAAGAAGCAGAACGAGAGTGCTTGTGGCTAAAAGAGAACCTTTCCAAGGTTGAGCCGCAATATTTTGAGATAGATGCATCACATCGCTTTTCTGAGTAATAATTAAATGTATGGATTTGATCAGAGAATACATTCGACTGTTACTTGAGAAAGAGGTCTTGGGCGAGCCTGATGAAAGTGCAGAAGAAGACCGGGAACCGGAGGATGAGGATCATCATGATGAGCAAGCCTCTGGTGGAGTTCCAGGACCTATGGTTCCTCTAGGGATGGGTCCTGCTGGTGAAAGAAAGAAGCGAAGAAAAGATGCAGAAAAAGCAAACGCTTCTGGTTTCGGCGGCGCAAAAGAATATAAAAAATAATTTGAAAAACTAACTACTAACTCTTATACTATTAATGTCCTTACGGACACAAGACAATTGAATATTTGATTATTGAATATTTGAACATTGCATATTAAACATTTGGAGAAAATATAATGGCAATTAATTTTGATGCGCTTCGAAAGAAGCTTGGCCAGCTATCTGGCTCCGGCGGCCGCCGCAACTCGATGTGGCGTCCACAAGAAGGCGAAGAGAGTGTTGTTCGTCTCATGTCATTTCCAGCGAATGACGACGGTCTACCCTTCGCAGAACGATGGTTTTACTATAACATCGGGAATAACCCAGGGCTTCTTGCTCCCTACCAATTTGGCGATCCTGATCCAATCCAGGAGCTGATTACAAAGCTTCGTGATGAGGGCACGAAGGAGTCTTATGAGCTCTGCAAGAAGCTTTATCCCAAGGCACGGTACTACGCTCCTGTTATCGTACGCGGTGAAGAAGATAAAGGCGTTCGTATCTGGGCTTTTGGTAAGACTGTGTACCAGTCTCTTCTCAATATTATGCTTGATGAAGATTACGGTGATATTACCGACCCGTCTGATGGCCGTGATGTAAAGGTGATTTGCACAAAGGCTCCTGGACGTATGTGGGCAACAACTGAAGTTCGTCCCCGCGGTAAGCAGTCAGCTCTCTGCAGTGACAATAAGCAGGCTGCAACGTGGGTTGAGAACATTCCTGATATTAACGATATGTATGAAGCAAAGTCTTACGATGCTTTGACAAAGATTGTAAATGATTGGCTCGAAGGCGATGACGCCGAGAGCGATGAGGGCGAAACGACACGCGGTTTCAATGGTACTACTACCACTAGCTCCGCACCAAAGAATATCGAGTCTAAGTTCAAGAGCCTTGATGACGCGTTCGCAGACCTTGAAGATGATAGTTTCTAATTAATCTTTATTGGTCTTTGAGCCCCAAGGGAGGAAGCATTCGCTTCCTCCCTTTTTACTTGAACACTTCTTGATATGAGTGTATAATCTTTTACGAGGTAATAATATGGCAAAGAAAAAAGGTGGCAACGGCAGTGATGATTTCACTTCTGACTTGATTAAGTCTCTTAACAAAGAGCACGGTTCTAGGGTGGCGTATAATCTTTCAACAGACGAATCTCCAACTCACGTTAATCGATGGATTAGTACCGGATCCGAGCAGCTAGATTATATCATCGCGAATCGTAGTAATGGGGGATTACCTGAGGGTAGGATTATAGAGATATTTGGGCCTCCGTCTATTGGGAAGTCTCATATTGCGATTCAGATTGCAAGATCATGTCAGCTTCTCGGTGGAATCGTAGTTTATATAGATACAGAGAATGCAACTTCTGTTGAAAACCTGGGTTTGCTGGGTGTTGACATCAACAAGCGGTTTGTATATGTTGATACGCACTGTACAGAAGAGGTTCTTTCTATTGCTGAATCAACCATAATGAAAGCTAAGGCGATGGACAAAGACGTCCCAGTAACGATTATCTGGGACTCTGTTGCTGCTTCATCTCCTAAGGCCGAGCTCGACGGAACGTACGAACAAAATTCTATTGGTTTACAAGCTCGCGCAATCTCTAAAGGTATGCGCAAAATTACAGGTGTCATTGCAAATCAGAATGTCCTGTTTATCTGCTTAAACCAAATTCGCACTAAGATTGGAGTTATGTATGGCGATCCTACTACTACACCCGGCGGTAAGGCAATCCCTTTTCACTCATCTGTACGAATCAAACTGGGAGCGGGACAACAGATCACAAACAAGAACAAGGAAGTCATCGGTATCCATGTTCGTGCTAAGACTATTAAGAATAAGGTAGCTCCTCCGTTTCGAGAATGTAATTTTGAGATCCATTTTGGTAAGGGCATTGTGGAACATGAACAGGTTTTTGATGAGCTAAGAAAGCATGGTGCTGAGATTATCGATGGGAAAGAGATTTGTGTAAAAGGAACCAGCGCATGGAAAAACCTTACTGTGACAGATACAAAGACGGGTGAGATAGAGCTTGAAAAGAAATTTTATAAGGCTGATTTCGGAGACGTGTGGAAAGACCCGGAGTATAAACCATACGTCGACTCTCTTCTTGGTGCGTGTATGATTAGAAAGATGTCTGATGATGAACATGCAACTCTTGATACAGAGTCTTATGAAGAAGTTAGAGCCGCAGCAATGGAGATTAATTTAGAAGATCTTCCGGACCTGAATGACTGATGAAAGATCGACCAGTTTTATTGATTGATGGATTGAATTGTTTTTATAGGCATTTTGTAGCGAATCCATCCATGGGGGAAAATGGCAATCCTGTCGGTGGCATTGTGGGTTTTCTAAAAGGAATTCAGCTTTTAACAGAGCGCTATTCTCCAGATTCTGTTGTGGTTGTGTGGGAGGGCGGCGGATCTCCTCGAAGAAGGTCTATCGACCCGACCTACAAGGGCGGCCGAAGACCTGAAAAGCTAAATCGATTCTATTCAGGTGATTTACCTGATACGGTCTCGAACAGAAATGAGCAAATTTCAAAGCTGGTAAGCCTCATAAGAAAGACAGCAATTCCACAGATCTATATTTCAGACTGTGAAGCGGATGACGTTATTGCTCGCCTCTGTAATGTCGTGCTTAAGGAACGAAGGTGCATTATCGTTTCTACTGATAAAGATTTTTATCAATTAATTGATGAGAGGATCAGCGCTTGGTCTCCAGGTAGCAAGAGAGAGTGGACGGTTGACAAAGTGCTACAAGAATTTAGGATACATCCTGTAAATTTTTGTTTAGCAAGATGCTTTGTTGGTGACGGGTCTGACGGGCTAAAAGGTGTCCCTGGAGCTGGGTTTAGGAGCCTTGCAAAGAGGTTCCCTCGTTTAGGAAGTGAAGAATCTCTGACTGTTTCCGACATACTTACAGAATGTGAAGATCTTCGGAAACAAAAGCGTCTGAAGCTCTATGATAGCATCATAGATCACGAAGATACTGTCAACAAAAATTGGAAGCTTATGTATTTGGGGCATGGAAACGTATCGGGAGCTCAGGCTAAGAAAATAGACGAAGCACTTGAAATTTCCAGCTCAAAGAGAGATAAGCTTGGGTTTATTCGTTCCCTTAGAACACTGGGAATAAAAAATTTCGACTATGACAAATTGTTCATGACCTTACGAACATTGGGGTAAAAAATAATGAGCGCACTCGCTAGCAACAACATTTTGAGTGAAATTCCAGGCGGCCAGTTTCGTCAATATAACAAGTCTTTTCAAGAAAAGATTCTCCAGGGTCTGTTAACAGACCACCAATGGGCCGCTCAAATGGTTGAAGTTATGAGGCCAGACTTTTTTGAACTTAGGTACCTTGAGTATCTTTGCGAGAAATACTTCAGTTATTTTACTGAATATAGATGTTTTCCAACGCAAGCTCTACTAATCAGTATCATTAAAGATGGTCTAAGCGAAGATGGTGATGTCTTGCTTCGTGACCAGATAGTAAGCTACTTGATAAGAGCGAAAGAGAATCCTCATCCAGGTGATATCGCTTATGTAAAAGAAAAGTCGCTTGATTTCTGTAAGAGGCAAGCTTTTAAGGAGGCGCTAGAAAAGTCTGTTGAGTTGATTTCAACTGATAATTTTGAATCTGTTATTTCTCTTATGAAGAACGCTGTTTCGATTGGACTAGCGAACACTGTTGGGCATGATTTCTTTGAAGACATGGAAGCTCGTTTTGTAGTTGCGAATCGTTGTGTTTGTCCCACGGGAATTCCGGAATTGGATGCGAAAGATATTTTGGCAGGCGGATTAGGTAGAGGGGAGATTGGTGTCGTTACCGCAAATACGGGCGTTGGAAAATCACACTATCTAGTTCAGATGGGTGCAAACGCTATGCGAAGGGGTAAGAACGTGTTGCATTATACCTTCGAGTTGACAGAACAAGCTGTTGGAATTCGGTATGATTCAAACCTTTGCGGTATCTCATCATCAGATGTTGTGGAAAATAAGGAGCAGGTAAAGAAGTTTTACGAAGGTAACGAAGACCTCGGAAGGCTCATTATCAAAGAGTACCCAACTGGCTATCCCTCGGTTACAACGATCAGAAACCACATAGAGAAGCTTGCACTTAGAGGGTTTAAGCCAAGTGTACTAGTGATTGACTATGCTGATATCATGCGATCCACTCGTTCGTACGATTCTCTCCGTCACGAGCTGAAACTAATTTATGAAGAGCTCAGAAACCTCGCGATGGAATTGCGGATACCTATTTGGACTGCTTCACAAGCCAATCGCGATTCAGCGAATTCTGATATTGTGGGACTTGAAAATATGTCTGAAGCTTATGGGAAGGCTATGGTCGCAGATCTCGTGGTATCTTTATCTCGTAAGCCCACTGAGAAGGCAACTGGCGCCGGCCGGCTTTTCATTGCCAAGAACCGTGCTGGAAAGGATGGGATTCTTTTTCCTATTCACATTGACACAGCACGCTCTACTATTAAGGTACTTGATGAAGAGGTATCTACTTTGACAGAAGCGATAAGGGATGACAAACAAGAAACAAAGGCTCTAATCAAAAAGAAGTGGGCTGAATTAAAGCGCGTCTAGCAGCATTAGAGATAGAGGGAAAAATGACTTTTGATTATCAGGAAGCGTTTGCGAATTCGTTAGAGTATTTTTCTGGCGATGAATTGGCGGCCAATGTAGTCACTACAAAATATCTTTTAGCTGGAAATGATGGTACTTACCTTGAGTCTTCACCTGACGATATGCATAAGAGGATAGCAAAAGAGCTTCACAGGGCAGAGTCTCGTTATCCCAATGCAATGTCATACGAAGAGATATATGGGTTGCTGAAAGATTTTAAGTACGTCATACCTCAGGGCTCACCAATGTCTGGAATCGGTAATGAGCAGAGAATCCAGAGCTTATCTAACTGCTTCGTTATACCAGCTCCAGAAGACAGCTACGGTGGTATATTAAAAACTGATCAAGAGCTTGTTCAGATAGCAAAACGCCGCGGCGGAGTGGGGTTTGATTTAAGCACTATCCGTCCAAAAGGATTACCTACCGCGAATGCTGCCCGCACTACGGACGGTATTGAAGTTTTCATGGACAGGTTTTCCAATTCATGTAGAGAGGTAGCGCAAGGTGGGCGTCGAGGCGCATTGATGTTGACGATATCCGTCCACCACCCGCAGATCCGAGACTTTATAAAGATCAAGAGAGATTTGGCAAGAGTAACTGGTGCGAATATATCTGTTCGGGTTTCTGATGAGTTTATGAGCGCAGTAAAAGAGGGTACAAATGTAGAGTTACGGTGGCCGATAGACTCTGATAATCCTAAGATTAGCGAGCAAGCAGACGCGAGATCGATATGGCATGAAATAATTGGGGGTGCTCATGCGGCTGCTGAGCCAGGTGTGTTGTTTTGGGATACTGCGAAATCTTACACACCTGCGGACATTTATTCTGATGAAGGGTTTGGGTCTGTTTCTACGAACCCTTGTGGGGAGATCATTCTCTCCCCTTTCGACAGTTGTCGGTTGATGCTTCTTAACTTGACGAGCTTTGTTCGCAGTGAGTGGACACAAGACGCTACTTTTGATTTTAAGAAATTTGCTGAGGTCGCATATCAGTCACAAAGACTTATGGACGATATGATTGATCTTGAGATAGAACAGATCGATAAGATTATTTCAAAAATTAGTGAAGACCCTGAGTCTCGAGAAGTAAAGCAGATTGAGCTGGACCTTTGGGAGAATATAAAGACGCAAGCGATCAGAGGCCGCAGGACTGGCTTAGGAATAACCGGGCTTGGTGACGCTTTAGCCATGTTAGGCGTCCGGTACGGGTCAGATGAGAGTGTTGAATGGACCGGAAAGATCTACAAGTCGCTCGCGGTAAATGCTTATCGCTCGTCAATCATGATGGCAAAAGAGCGCGGCCCCTTTGAAGTTTTTAATGCAGAGAAAGAAGAGGGTCATCCATTTCTACAGAGGATTTGGGACGCCGATGCTGAATTGCTGGATATGAACCGCAAGTATGGTAGAAGAAACATCGCATTAACCACAACTGCACCTGCGGGCTCTGTCTCCGTTTTAACACAGACAACGTCGGGTATAGAGCCGGCTTTTATGCTCCACTATACTCGTAGAAAGAAGCTGACAGGTCAGGATGAAGAAGCTCGTGTAGACTTTGTTGATGATAGCGGTGATAAGTGGCAAGAATATACTGTATATCATCATGGGTTTAAGCAGTGGCTAGACGCTGTAACGATTTCAGGTGTTGAGTGGAGTACCGATGACTTACCGACTGCAGTTTCGCATAGTCCATACGCTGCAGCAACTGCTAATGAGATTGACTGGGTTGCAAAAGTTAAAATGCAAGCCGCAGCTCAAGAGTGGGTCTGTCACGCAATATCAAATACGACAAATTTACCAGCCGACACAGACATAGAGACAGTAAAGCAAGTTTATATGACCGGTTGGGAGCTTGGCTGCAAGGGTGTAACCGTTTATAGGGATGGAAGTCGAGCTGGTGTGCTGGTTTCCTCTGATAATAAGAGTCAAGATCCTCGCGAGGCAGGTGAGATTATAACAAGGTCCGCGCCAAAGCGTCCTGAGGAAATGACTTGTGATATTCATCAAGCCAACATTAAGGGGGAGGCGTGGACCATCCTTGTTGGCCTCATGAAAGGGAAACCTTATGAAGTTATAGGTGGGCTATCTGAGTACGTTGAGATCCCAAGAAAGCATACTTCTGGAAAGATTCGACGACGCTCCCGGAAGTCTGTTAATTCAAAGTACGATTTAATTGTAGGGACCAATGGCGATGAATTTGTGATAAAGGACATTGTCAAAGTGTTTGATAATCCTAATCATTCAGCGTTCACCAGAACAATATCGCTGGCACTGCGCCATGGCGTTCCTGTGCAGTATATGGTGGAGCAATTGCAAAAAGATAAAGATGCAGACCTATTTAGCTTTGCGAAGGTGACAGCACGATGTCTTAAGAAATACATCGCTGATGGCACAAAAGCGAGTAATGGAGTGTTTGATACAGCTTGCTGCGATAACCCTAACATAGTTTACCAAGAAGGATGCGCGACTTGCTTAAATTGCGGCGCAGCAAAATGCGGATAGTTTACAGGAGGCAAAATGCATTGGACATCTGAGATAGACCCGAAAATAAAAGAAATAGAATTGAGAAAACAACCGATGATGATTCGAGTCAATAAGTTCGATGAAGAATCGGCGAAGAAATTTGCATTAGAAATGGGCCAAGCTCACAATACTGGGCAGAAGATAATTCCAGTGATAATCGATTCTTACGGCGGTCAAGTATACAGCCTAATGAGCATGATCAGCGCGATTAAACATGCAGAGATTCCCGTGGCGACTATCGTAGAGGGCAAGGCAATGTCATGCGGTGCAGTCCTATTTTCATTTGGCGATGAAGGGTATCGGTTTATGGATCCCAACGCGACAGTAATGATTCATGACGTTAGCTCTATGGAGTGGGGTAAAGTTGAAGAGATGAAGGCCGGCGCCGCAGAAGCTGATAGGTTAAACACAATAATCTACACCATGATGGCTCAAAACTGTGGTAAGAAAGATGATTACTTCATGAAGATCGTAGATAAAAAGAAGCATGCTGACTGGTTTCTAGACGCAAAAGAAACAAAGAAACACAATATGGCTAACCACCTTCGTGTCCCAAAGTTGTCTATAAAGGTAACTGTTGACATCGATTTCGAATAGGTACGCCGATGGCAATCGATAAAGTATTCTACAACAAAAGCTCTGCTGATTCTCTTGGGTGGACGCCTGAATGGTTCGGTGTAAAATATCATGATGAAAAACTTGTCAGTGCGATTCGTAAATGGCAAAGGGCACACGGCATAACTGCTGATGGTCTTTGTGGTCCCGCGACGTATCGACGCGTATGGACAGAGAGAGAAGCAGACATAAGCGATTACATCAACAAGTGCCCTAAAGATCGTGATGACAGCTTTATTATTTGTAATAGCCAGCCTGTTGAGATTAATTGGCCTCGTGTTGTTTTGTGGGATGATAAAGACGGGTTTAAGTCTGACCCGGGTACCTATTACGACTACTCTGGTAAAGAAGATCGCGATGTGAAAATGTTCGTCAATCACTGGGACGTATGTCTCAGCTCTGAGTCTTGTGCGAAAGTCCTGAATCGTCGTGGGATCTCGGTACATTTTTTGATTGATAATGATGGTACAATATACCAAATGTTAGATACTCAACATGGTGCATGGCACGCTGGGTCTGTAAACGCCTGCTCTGTTGGTGTTGAAATTGCCAATGCGTACTATACAAAATATCAGTCTTGGTATACTAAGAATGGTTTTGGGGAGCGTCCTGTGGTTGAGAATGCTGAATGTCATGGCAAGAAAATAGATCCGTTTCTTGGATTTTATCCAGTACAACTTGAAGCTTTGAAGGCGTTATGGCTAGCTGTCCATGAGCGCTATGGCGTGCCGCTGGAGGCACCGGAATCTGGTGATGACGATTTCATGACGAGCAGAAAATATGAATCAGATGTTGATCGAAAAAGATTTAGCGGATTTGTTAGCCATTACCACCAAAGCAAGCGAAAAATCGATTGTGCGAATTTAGATATCGCAAGAATGCTCGAAGAGCTTAAGGAGAATTAAATGCTGGTTCATCTAGACTACATTTGGGTTGACGGCTTTGAAAACCCGTCAATCAGATCAAAAACTAAAACGGCAGTACTGCAGGTCGATGAAAACGGTGAAGTGCAGCTAGACGTTCCAGAATGGAATTTTGATGGTTCATCAACTGGTCAGGCTGACACAGGCGACTCTGAAAGAATTCTTAAGCCACAATCGATGTATCAGATTGCAGATAATCATTATGTCGCGCTATGTGAAGTGTGTATGCCGGATGAAGACAGGACCCCCCACCCCTCAAACTATAGAGCAAAATTAAGGGAAGCAGTGAGAGAAACAGAGGGCGCAAAAGAAATGTGGGTTGGTTTCGAGCAAGAGTATTTTATCACCGCAGCTGGTAAGAATGTATTTTGGCCAGACTCTGGTGAGCCAGTTAAGGATTCTAGATACTATTGCTCTTCAGGTGGTAGCGTTAAGTTCAGAAAAATGGTCAGAGAACACGCTTCATTCTGTAATCAAGTGGGCATTAGGGTTGTGGGTTACAATGCAGAGGTTTCCCCAGGACAGTGGGAGTATCAGTGCTTTGCTGAAAATCCGCTCACCGCCGCAGACTCATTGTGGGTTAGCCGATATATCTTGGAGCTAATGACTGAAGACCTTGAGCTTGGTATAGACTGGCACCCCAAGCCTCACCCCGGGTGGAACGGGTCGGGCTGTCACACTAATTTTTCTACAAAAAAGATGCGGGAAGAAGGTGGTAAAGAAGAATTCCAGCGTATTATTTCTAACATGGAAGCTCGCCATAACGAATCAATATCAGAGTACGGTGAAGATAATTCCTTACGCTTGACGGGTGGGTTTGAGACAGCTTCATTAAACCAATTTTCATACGGTGTTGCTTCACGTGACACTTCTGTAAGAATACCAAACCGTGTTGTAGAGCAAGAATGGAAGGGCTATCTTGAGGATCGTCGTCCTTCGTCAGGGTGTGACCCTTACAGGGTCGCTTTACAACTTTGCAAGTTTGTACAATAAATACAAATGATGCAGCTTATTTCGACACATATATGTAAGGGACAGAACATTGGTGTCCACGGTAACCTCTTCGGTGGGGTTATGCTTTCTTGGCTAGATGAAGCAGCGGGAGCTTTTACAGCTCAAGTGTGCGGATCTCCGAGGCTTGTAACAAAGAGCATTTCACAGGTAGTGTTTCAAAGACCAGTTCGTCCAGGTCAGATAATAAAGATTTATGGTGACGTGCTAAGAATCGGGACGTGCTCTATCACTGTAAAATTAGAAGCTCGCCGGCATAGTGTCGTGAATGGCTCACAAAAGCTTGTATGTGATGTTGAGATGACATTTGTGAGAATTGATGGTGATGGTGAACCGGTACCAATTCTTAACATAAAGAAAGAGTACCAAGGCAAAAGAGAGAAGAGCGAAGAAGAAATCAGAAAAGACATGGAGTACTGAGTGAAAAGAATTGAGCTTTATAACGACGCCATCGGCGCCGTTGAGTATGTTGAACACATGGGGTCAGATTTGACAGTGATAAACAGCGCGAGGGTTTCATTCGGAAAAGTAAAGGAATCGCTAGATGAAAAAGATAAAAAGCTTATTCGCTACCTTATCAAGCACAGGCATACGTCGACTCTTGAGCACAATGTTATTACTTTCCGGTTTACTGTACCTCTTTTTGTGCGCAGCCAGCATCACCGCCACAGAACTTGGTCTTATAATGAGATATCTAGAAGGTACACCGACGTAGACATTAGGTTTTATGAGCCGAAGAGTTTCAGGACCCAGCATAAGTCAAATCGACAAGCTTCGAACACCAACGAAATGATAGACCCTGTACTGATTCCAGATCTATCAGATCCTGATGTTGGGTTAACAGCAGCGCATTGTATAGAACAACACCATAAGCTGTCTTTGCGCCTCTATAACGACCTCATGAAGAACGGCGTTTGTCGAGAGCAGGCTCGTGGGGTATTACCTCAAAACCTCTATTCAGAGTACTATGGAACAGTCAACTTAAACAATCTACTTAAGTTTGTTGAGCTACGTGTCCATGAGGGCGCTCAGTGGGAAATACAGCAGGTGGCGAGAGCGTGCCTGGAAATTGCGAAAGAAATTTGGCCCGAAACTATTTCTGCATATCGAGAACTTCGCGATATTTGAATATACTTAAGCTTTGTGGTTTAGTGTTTAATTACGTTTTGAGGTCCGTATGGCAGATTGTGATACCAAAGAGTCTATCACGAAATTACGAAAGCTAAGAGAAGCTCTTTGCGAGAAGCAAACTGAGTGGAAAAGAGCGTTCGCTGTTAAAGACACGATCGTGAGTGAGCTTAAATCTTTAAAGGAATCTGCTCTCGATCCAGATGTTGGCAGAGATGATATTTTGCAAAAGATTGACTCTCTTCTCATTTTGATAGATCCAGACCGCCAAAAAGAGCTGGAGGATCAAAGTGGCTGATGAAAACGGGTGGAGTGAGTACTCAAGGCTTGTACTCAAAGAATTAGAGACACTTGCTTCTAGCATTCAATCTTTGAATGCAGAGATTCAAGATCTTAAGCAAGAAATCGCTAGAATGAGAGAGCGTGAAGACCGCGTTGACGAGCTTCGAGCGTGGAAAGAAAAAGTTGACGAAGTCGCTTCCCCATCTCAGATGCAGGCGATGGTAAAAGATGTCGAAGACCTTAAGATGTTTAAGACAAAGGCAATCACAATATTTGCTGTTGTCCAGTTCGGCATGGCGTTCTTTGCTTGGGCAATGAAGTTCATGTAAAAAGCACTGGAGACTGTTATCATATAACATGATGACATGGATCCCACCCGAGTCCCCATACGACCTGCTGCAAGAGCGCTTCTGGCCAGATGAGTGGAAGCTTCTAATGGTTTGCCTTATGTTAAATCAGACATCAAGAAAGCAGGTTGAGCCAATGATATCCGATTTCTTTGCTACATTTCCAACGCCTGAGTCTGTTGTTGATGCGGATGAAGAAATTCTTCGATCGTTCCTACAGCCTCTTGGACTAGTAAACCGTCGTATAAAAACTGTAAAGAAGTTTAGCGAAGAATTTGTCACAAAAGACTGGCAAACTGCAAAAGAGTTATACGGTTGTGGAAAATACGCTGATGATGCTTACCGTATTTTTATGCGCGGTGAGTGGGAGTCTGTTGAACCAACCGACCATGCGTTAAATGATTATCATAATTTTCTTGTACAGATTCATAATCGATGAATATAATATGCTTTAGTTAAAGGGAGATAACACATGAGCTCTAACCAACCAACATACACAATGGATGACACAACAATCGGACATGTCGCCCAATTACTTCAGCTTGCAATTTTGACTGGTACTGATATTATCGATCATTTTCGGACTGCAAGGTTCACTACAAGTGATGAAGGCACGCTTACACTCCATCCAGACTATGCAGAAAATTTTGACGATAACGTACAGAAGATGCTAAGAGATGCTGCTGCTGAGGCGAAGCCCGAACCAGACACTAGAGAGTGGGGAACCACAGAAGTTTCTTTTTCTCTTAATCAGGATGGCCTCAAAGAATAATGGACGACAAGCTTCAAAGAATATTCGCTTTACGTGAAGAATTTATGCAGAAGATAAACTCTACAGTCCCCGATGCATATCCATCGTGGCCTGTAGATTTGAGCAAGAAAAAGAACCAGAAAGCAATTCGTGAATTTGCGTTTCGTGGAATGGAAGAGTTGTTCGAAGCGCTTCTGCACTTGAAGAATTGGAAAGACCACAGAGAAGAAACATACGGCGTTCCAGAGTTTGATCGGGAAGAATTTTTAGAAGAAATGATTGATGCGTTCAATTATTTTCTTGCGATAATTGTGCTTTCTGGTGTAGACTATAAAGAGTTTTTCAACGCTTATGTAAGGAAACACGATATTATAACGGAGCGCTTAGATGCATAGTTATATGTACTATGCAACATCCTTCAAGAATCACAAGAAAAAAGATAAGGCTTCTTCAGTCTGAGCTTCAGATGGTACAACAGTACCATTCTCAGATAGCAGACTTGCTTGAAGATTATAGGGAAGAATACTCTCGTGATTTAGAGTACTTTGTTAAAAAGGCGAAAGATGTTATTGGTGAATTAGAGACACCACTGAACGAAAATCCAGACGAAAAACAATTTAAGATTACAAAAGACGATGCAGAGTTTAGAGAACAGAATGAAGAATGGTTTAATAAAGAGCCAGACTCTGCGAAGAAATCAGAAGCTCCTGAATGGGCCCGAAAGCTATTCAAGAAGATTGCTCTTATGACACATCCTGATAGAGTGAATGATGACCACCTGCGCAGCGTGCTACAAAAAAGCTTTATGCAGGCTTCAAAGGCACTAGAGACTGGTAAGTTCGATGATCTCGTTGGAGTTGCCATCGATCTAAAAATTGATGTAGGTCTTGACGATGCATCCCTGATCCCTCTATTAGAATCGAAGATTGAATCCTGTCGTGAAAGTATAAAACAAATCGAAACATCTCAAGAATGGATATGGGGTGAGTCTTTCGGTTTACCAGATGCTCGCCAAGCACTGCTACGTGGCATTCTTTCATCCCATGGATACACTCTTACACCAGAGCAGCTTATAGCGCTGATGTCTGATTATGGTGACGAAATATGAAGCCTGGCGATATCGCTGTCTTGATGGACGAACACGTGGGAGTTGATGATGAGTTTTATAGCTACGTCCTGCATCCGGGAGACTCTGGTCTGGTTGTAGAGATAGAAGACGAAACAACAAGTCTTCTAATTTCAAATCAACTCGTATATGTTATGACTCGATCACTAGAGAAGTTAGAGGCTTAATGTCGCCAGAGGTTCAAAAGATCATATTGCAAGCCGCTAGAATGGCAGGTGACGAATTGAAGGGAAAGTTACCACCACACCCAAGGCATCCAAAAGGTCGAAATTCTTATGCTCATATTTTTGAGAGGATCAAAAGCAAGATGGGCCGCAGCTATAAAGACTGTGAAGATTGGGAAGCTCCAAGAATTCTTGACCTTATAGAATATTATTCAAAAAACCCTTGCTAAATCGTTGAAAACAGCGGCTTTTTGTGGTATAATAGTATAATCAAACAGGAGCTCTTTATGAGAAATTCGTCCCTTACTCCCCCTAGTAAGTTTATTTCCCTTCATTCACATGACGGGTTTAGTACGTTCGACGGCTTAGGTTATCCACAAGAACACATTGACTTTGTTATTGAAAATGGTATGGATGGCTGGTGCCTTACGAACCATGGTCACATGAATTCTTTTGGGCATGCATTTCTACATGCAGAAAAAGTCCAAAAGCGTGGCGGGGTTTTTAAGTTTGTACCTGGCTGCGAAATGTACGTTCACCCTGATCTCGAGGCGTGGAAGCTTGATATGGAAATTCGCCAAGCTGCAAAGAAGGGGGATAAAGATGCGCTTCATGTCTTGCGTGCTCAACGAGAAGCAATTGCCACACCCCTCACAGCAGTGGTCGATGGTGATGATGAGGTTGTTGATATTGGTAAGGAGGAAGCTGGTCTCACAATCGAGAATGAAGAAGAGACGAAGTCTTCTAAATTTTATGACCCAATTAAGCGTAGACATCATCTGGTGGTGCTGCCTAAAACAAGCGTAGGCCTCCAACGCCTTTTTCATCTTGTGAGTAGAGGGTACAGGGAGGGATTCTATAGGTTCCCTCGTGTCGATTATAAGATGTTAAGAGAGGCTGCTGAGGGTGGTCACCTTATGGTCTCCACAGCATGTATCGGTGGTCCGATTGCGTATGAAGTATTTCGCCATGCTCAAAATGTGGAATTCGATGACTTGAGCTACAAGCTTATGGACGATCGATCATTTTATGAGAATGTCATGACAGGTGTTGGTAATGCGTACCAGGGTCTTGTCGATGCAGTGGGAATTAATGATGTCTGCTTGGAGCTGCAATTCAATAAGCTTCCTGCACAGCACCTTGTTAATCGAGCGATTATCGAATTTGCGAATGCAAACGGTCTACAGGATAAGCTGGTTGTAACTACCGATTCTCACTATGCTCGTCCTGAACACTGGCGTGAGCGTGAGCTTTATAAAAAGCTGGGGTGGCTCAACTATCGTGAGTTTGATCCCTCGAAGCTTCCTCAGTCGAAAGAAGACCTGAAGTGTGAGCTATACCCTAAAAATGCTCAACAGGTTTGGGATACATATCTTGAAAGTACAGAAGGCATGCCGTTTTACGATGACCAGATTGTAAAAGATGCCATTGAGCGACCACACCAAGTTGTTCATGAAGAGATGGAGACTATCACTCCGGATCGTACTATGAAGCTTCCATCTTACGTCGTTCCCGAAGGAATGTCTGATGATAAGGCGCTACTTGAAGCATGTAAGAAGGGTCTTGTAGAGCGAGGTCTTGCAGGGGACCCTAAGTACATCGAGCGAATAAAGCACGAACTACAGATTATTAAGGATAAGAATTTCTCTCGATACTTCTTAACAATGGAAGCGATCATTGGGATTGCTAAGCAGGCGATGCTTGTCGGTCCGGGTCGTGGTTCTGCAGCTGGCAGTCTTGTTGCTTATGTTCTTAAATTGACAGATGTTGATCCATTCGAATATGATCTTATGTTCGGTCGTTTTTTGAATCCATCTCGTGAAGGTGCCCCAGATATCGATACCGACGTAGGAGATCGAGACCTGCTTATCAACATGATGAAGGAGAAGTGGGGCGATGAGAACATCGTACCGATTTCTAACTACAACACATTCAAGTTGAAGTCTTTGGTAAAAGACATTTCTAGATTTTATGGCATTCCATTCAACGAAGTAAATAAAGCGCTAGCACCCGTTGAGGAAGACGTGAAGCGTGCGGTGTTTAAGCAAGGTACAGATAAGAACCTTTTCGTCTTGCTTTACGAAGATGCGCTTGCTCATTCAAAGACGTTTAGAGCATTTATCGAAAAGTACCCAGAAGTCGCCGCACCAATTCAGGTCTTGTTTAAGCAGAACAAAGCTCTTGGTCGCCATGCTGGGGGTTGTATTGTCGCAGAGGATATAGCTGAAAGAATGCCACTCATCAAGGCTCGTGGTGAGCTCCAGACCCCCTGGGCTGAAGGCATGAACTATAAGCATCTTGAGACATTCGGCTGGATTAAGTTCGATCTTCTTGGCCTTGAAACGCTTCGAATTATCCAGCGGACCATCGAGCTCATCCTACAGCGAAAGGAGGGTATCGAAGACCCAACGTTTGCTCAGGTGTATGAATGGTTTAACGCCAACATGGATCCGAAAGTTCTTGACATGGACGACCAGCATGTATACGATCACGTTTATGGAAAGGGCCGCTGGGCTGGCATCTTTCAGCTGGCAGGCCGCGGCGCTCAGAACTTGTTCAAAAAGGCGAAGCCTAAGAGCATCATTGATATTGCTACCCTAACTTCTATCTACCGACCTGGCCCTCTCACTGCGAAGGTCGATAGGTTGTATATCAAGGCGAAGAACAATCCTGATGATATTGATTATGGCCACCCGCTAATCAAGGAGGTTCTTGAAGAAACGTACGGCCTGATTGTCTTCCAGGAGCAGATCATGAAGTTGTGTTCCGTGGTTGCTGGCTTCCCCGAGGAGGAAACAGACACTGTGCGCCGAAGCATTATGAAGCGCAAAGCTTCTGAGGCTGCTGAGTCCCTTGCTAAGGCTCGATCTATTAAGGAACAGTTTGTCGCAGGCTCAGTTAAGAACGGTGTCGACCGCCAGCTGGCTGATGATCTTTACGAAAAGATTCTTTTCTTTGCTGGATACGGCTTCAATAAGTCTCACGCTGTTTGTTACGCCATTGACTCGTATTACTGCGCATGGCTATTAACATATTTTGAGGAAGAGTGGTTGTGCGCTTATCTTGAAGCAATGTCAGGTAATGACAAGAAGCGTGCCAAAGCGTTCGCAGAAGTCAAGGCGCTGGGCTATCGCGTTGCCCCGCTAGACATCAACTACGCAACTAAGAAGTGGACAATTCTTGAGGGTAAGAAATTCATGCCCTCACTGCTGTCATGTAAGGGTATTGGTGAGTCTGCGATTGATGAGCTTGTTGCTAATCGGCCGTACCAAACTGTGGATGATCTCTTGTGGACTGACGAGGGCAAGTGGAAGCACTCTAAGTTTAACAAGCGGGCCCTCGAGGCTTTAATCAATATTCGCGGTTTTGAGTCAATGGACATCGTTGGTCCTGGTAAGACGTTTGAGAGTTATAAGCACATGCATGAAGTAGTGATAGGTCGCCAGAATGATATCAAGAAGTGGACTAAGCGTGATCCAGAACGCGGGAGGAATAATTTCAAAGAAGCCCTGCTTGAGACGCAAGGGACTGGCCACTGGTCACGCCGTGAGATGGTAGAGAATAGCGTAAAGCACTTTGGGTCGTTCAACGCCTCGACTCTTATCAGCGAAGAAGTACAAGAGCGGCTTGCTGCAAAAGATATCGCATGTATTGATGAGATTGATACCAGAGGTCATGACGTGTATTGGTTCCTCGTATCTGATGTGAAGCCTAAGTTGACAAAGAACAAGAGGCCATATCTTCTGGTCACCGCAACAGGTCTAGAGGGTAAAAACTTCCGGATGTTTTGTTGGGGCTGGGATGGCGAGACAGAGCTTCCGCTGTACAGTCTTTGCTGCGCAGAGGTCAAGAAAAATGATTTCGGATATCAAACTTCTATGAGTAAAGTCAAGCTTCTTCGTATATGATTAGCTTGGCACAAATCTACAGCTATTAACTAGTGGAGTAAAAATTGCATATTGGTACGTACCAGTCGTTTACACATTGCTACATATCGTTGGTAAGAAATGTTTATGAAAATCCAGCGTTTGAAGCAGCACCTCGTGGCCAAAAGGTCAAAGAAATACTCGGGGCATCATTTACAATCACCAACCCAAGAGACAGAATTCCCTATGTTGCCGGTCGTAAGTTCAGCATTTCGTACATGGTTGCAGAGCTTGTGTGGTATCTTTCTGGTAATAACGAAACAGCGTGGATTTCAAAGTATTCAAATTTCTGGCGTAATATCTCCGATGATGGTGTGACAGCGAATTCTGCTTATGGTGCAAGACTCTTTAAGCACCACCCCAAGATTGCTCAAGGAAGATTTAATCAGTGGGAATACATCATCGATGAGCTTACACGTGATCCAGACTCCCGTCGTGCAGTGATGCACTTGAGGGTTCCTGATGACAGCATCGACGCTAAGCTGGATGTACCCTGTACACTTGCTCTTCAATTTTTTATTAGAGATGGTAAGTTACACCAGGTTGTAAATATGAGAAGCTCCGACGTGATATTCGGTATTGCATATGATATTCCAGCGTTCACAATGTTCCAAGAATTGCTTGCCAATGAGCTGGGCGTTGGGCTTGGTACATACACACACACCAGTAATTCACTGCACATATATGAGCGCCACTTCGAGATGGCAGAGAGTATTTTACAAACTTCTAACGTCAATAAGTCACAGTTTGCGCTTTGGAAAAAGTACGGCCCGATGCCACCACTTAATTGTGTTTCAAGAGATGAGCTCTCTTATTGGACAGACAAGATGATGGAGCTTGAGAAAGACTTGACCAACTCGACATCAGTGGATTCTGTCCACCAAGCATTCCGCCGTGTATTTGCGTATCCGACTGCTGATGCACTGACATGGCATGATTTCGCAGTGGTATTAGCCGCTGATAGAATAAGAAAGATATCTACCAGGGATGAGGCAAGAAAAATGTTAGAAAATTTGAAATTTGAAGGTTATCGGTTTAACACAAGGAGTGTAAAGTGAGTAAGTACGATTATCTGATTGTGGGTTCAGGAATATTTGGGTCTACATTTGCTAGAGAAATGACAGATGCCGGGTATAGGTGTCTTGTCATAGATAAGCGAGACCATATCGCTGGTAACGTCTATTCAGAAAAGCGGAATGGTGTGGATGTCCATGTGTACGGAGCGCACATCTTTCATACCAGCAGCGATCGCATTTGGGATTATGTAAACCGATTCGCGACCTTTAACAACTACATCAATAAGCCGAAGATTCGTTTCAATGATCGTATTTTTTCGTTCCCCATTAATTTAATGACGCTCCACCAGTTGTGGGGTGTTATGACCCCTGCCGAAGCAGAAGCCAAGCTGGAAGAAGTCCGGATTCCGTGTGAGAACCCTGATAATCTTGAAGACTGGATTCTTTCTCAAGTCGGTCGTGAAGTTTATGAGACTTTCATCAGGGGCTACACGATGAAGCAGTGGCAGCGAGATCCAAAAGAGTTACCCGCTTCCATCATCAAGCGTCTTCCTATCCGAATGGTTTTTGAAGAAAACTATTTCTTTGACAAGTATCAGGGGATCCCTAAGGAAGGGTATACTCAGATGGTTGCGAATATGCTGGAAGGTATTGAGGTCAGGACAGGCGTCGATTATTTTGCGAATAGAGATGAGCTGAACAGTCTTGCTGAAAAAGTTGTGTTCACTGGAAAGATCGATGAGTATTTTGGTTATCAGTTTGGAGAGCTAGAATATAGAACGCTTCGCTTCGAACATGAAGAGCTTGAGGGAGACTTTCAGGGAAATGCAGTTGTAAACTATACACATCCTGATGTTCCATACACTCGGATTGTTGAGCATAAGCATTTCTTACCAGAGACGGCTAGTAAGATTCCAAACACTATTATTACTCGTGAATATTCAGATGAGTATAAGCGTGGAAAGACGCCTTACTACCCCATTAACAATGAGAAGAATACTTCAATGTATAAGAAGTATGCTGCTATGGCTCATGAAGAATCAGGAGTCATTTTCGGCGGAAGGTTGGCAGAATACAAGTACTACGACATGCACCAAGTTATCGGTTCTGCACTTGTAAAAGCTAAGCGTGAGCTTGAAAAACGTAAGAAATCAACATATAATGGTTAATATTAAGGAGAAAAAATGAGGGTCTTGTATAGTTTTTGGGGGTTTATCACTCCGCTGGAAAAGAATAGCATTGTTGATACACCTGATGGTGAGCGCGGCAACCGCGTTGATTGGGTGAATGAGCTACTTAAGCGCGGTCACACACCGATTCAGCTCCAGAAAATGAGGGATGATGAGCAGTATCCCGGCGTGGAGTATGACGATTCCGGCTTTCCAGACGGAGATATTCTCTACGTAGAGTGGCGATGGCCGACTTGGAAAAATAGCGGCGAAAATCCTGCTGAGCCAGACTATAATAGGCAATGCCAGGTGCTTGACTACTATCATGAGCAAGGGATTCCAATTGTTATTGTCGATGGTGATCTTAAGATGACGCCTGAAGAAGAGCTGCGCTGGCCAAATGCCATACTTGCAGATGCATGCGTTTCACCACAGCATCAGACTCGTAAGCGTATCACAATCCCTTGGTGCAACTATATGAAGAGGTACTTTGAGCCAGTTGAGTATTCGTACAATTACACATACGTCGGAAACAACTACGAGCGTGAAGAGCCTTTTGCGAAGTATTACACTGGACCGAGTACCGCACTTCGTGCAGGCGGCGTTCAGACAATGATTTATGGAAACTGGCTTAATAAGTCACCTGAGAGAATTGATCCAGCAAAGCTACTTGCCCAGACTCCAAACGTTGCTTTCGGTCCGCGGTTGGCGTATAAAGACATCTTTGGTGTTCTTAATTCTTCTATCACTGTGACCCACATCACTAAGCCAGCATACACTCCGTTCGGGAATATCACTGGACGCTTTTTCGAAGCGATTAAGAGTAACGTCCCCGCGCTAATCCCTATCGAGTTTCAGCATGCTGTCCCTGTCGCTCTTTCAGATAAGTCTTTGCTGGTTGAATCGTCACGAGATGTGTTTGAGAAAGTGAAGTGGCTATCCACGCTTAATGGCGAACAGAGGAAGGCTCTTGTTGATGCACAAGAGGAGGCTCTGAGGACCGTGATCGACCCGCGGCCTGAATATAGGACTGATTTGCTCGAGCACATTCTGGGGGACTATCGGGCATGAAAATTGCGTTCATCGGGCCAGACATGACAGGGAAATCTAATATTGCCGCAGAGCTGTCTCTACAGACTGGAATTCCAGTATTTAAGAATTCTGGAGAGTGGAAAACTGAACTCGGTAGTCCTGATTACTTTCTTAACCTTTTGCGCTACGGCGGTCCATTCCTCATGGACTTTATGAAGCAGACTGATGTGAAAGTAATCCTTGACCGCTTTTATCCTTGTGAGCTCGTATACGCAGAAGCATTCGAGCGAGAGACCGATATGTCTGCGATATCTTGGATGGATGTGAATTTTGCCGAAGCATCTGGCAAATTTATTATTTGTTTGCGCAAAGATTATTCTGGCTTGATTGATGATCAATACCCTGATGATTTACCAAAAGAAATGCTTGAAAAGCTTGATAAGCTGTACAGGGCGTTTGCCGACACAACAGATTGCGATTGTCTTATTTTAGAAACCGACGATAGAGACTTGAACAATCAGATCAAAAAGATTAAAATGTTCTTAGGAATTAAAACTTAGAGAATTGGAGGATTTTGTGCGTTTACGTAAAGCACTAGTAACGGGCTGCTGTGGATTTATAGGCAGTCATGTAACACAGCAGCTAGTTGAGGCTGGCTGGTATGTTGAGGGGGTTGATGATTTGTCAAATGGCGACTTGTCCACTCTTGAGGGCATGCGATACCGCACAGTAACAGAGGGAATGCTTCATCTGTATGATGAGCAGGCTGGGGTGCCACTTGCTGGTGAGTTGCTGGTTATAACAGCAGATTTTGCAGCAGGACAAGTTTTGTCTCGTGTCGCTGCCGGAGATTATGATGTGATTTTTCACCTGGCTGCAAACCCGCGAGTTGAATATTCTGTCAAATATCCAGCATTGACAACGCACACAAACGTTCAGAAGACGATCGAGCTGATGTCAGCTGCAATTAACAAAATAGACCGATTTGTATTTGCGTCTTCATCAGCTTGCTATGGAGAGGTTGCTCACCTTCCAACGACAGAGGAAGAAGCAGAAGACCCAACTTCTCCTTACGGGCTACAGAAGCTTGTGGTTGAACAATTCGCTGAAATGTATACCAAACTTTATGGGATGGATTTCGTCGCGCTAAGGTTCTTCAATGTATACGGTCCAGGACAACTCGGGGATTCACCATATTCAACAGCAGTCGCAGCGTGGTGTACACGCCTGAAGAATGGCGATCCACTCAGGAGCGATGGCGACGGTGAGCAGACAAGAGATATGATATATGTTAAAGACGTTGCGCAAGCAATGATTGCAGCTGCAGACCACCCTGAGTATCTTGGGTTTCAGATGTACAATGTCGCCACAGGTGAGTCGGTTTCAAATAACCAGATTTTAGGTGTACTGAAAGAGTACTTTCCTGACCTAACCATCACTCATGCACCAGAGAGGGCAGGTGATGTTAAGCATACATTGGGGTGTATAAATAAGATTAGCGAAGATCTTAGCTGGCATCCTCGGAAGCAATTCTGGGATGGCTTAAGAAAAACGCTTCAATGGTGGGAGCTAATCGATTAATGAATAGATGCATTTGGCCAGGAAGATCAATAGCAACTGAGAAGCCGTGGGGCTATGAAGTCCAGTGGTGCGGCATCTTTTATGGCAAAGAAATTCACCTAAGGGCAGGCCATCGAACTAGCTTGAAGTTTCACCCCAAGAAAGAAGAAGCGTTGTATGTTCAGAAGGGCTTGATTGAGGCAGAAATCGCAGACGAAAGACACTTTTCAGACCACATACTTCATCCAGCTCGAATCGTGACATTAGGACCTGGCGAAATAATAAATGTTCAAGCCGGGTGTGCGTACAGATTGACAGCAGTGGATGATAGCGTTGTTTTTGAAATTTCCTCAGGCTCTGACTCTTCCTCTCCTGTTCGTTTGGAAGACGATTATGGTCGTGAAGTTGACCAAAGTGGCAAATATATTTTTGTGCACCCGACAAAAGAAAATGATAATTAAAAATCTATCCCGGGAATATTATGAGTTCAATGGACCCAAATTCGGTTAACGTAGTGATTTATCATGCAGACTGTACAGACGGTTTCGGCGCAGCTTACTCTGCTTGGAAGCAACTTGGAAACCGAGCAGAATATTACGCATGCAAGCATGGTACAACACCTCCAGATGTGAAAGGAAAAAACGTTGTAATTCTTGATTTTTCTTGGGATAAGGCGACGATCAAGAAGATGATAAAGAAAGCCAAAAATCTACTGATCATCGATCACCACAAGTCAGCTATGGTCGAGCTTCATGATATCTCAAATACTTATTTTGATATGACGAAGAGCGGAGCAATGCTGGCGTGGGAATGGTTTCACCCAGGAAAAGAGCCGCCAAAATTCATAAAGTATATTCAAGATCGTGACCTATGGGAGTGGAAGCTTGAATATTCTAAAGAATTCAGCGCGGCATTTGATATGGTGCCGTTTGAATTTGAAGAGTTCGAGAAGTTTGAAGATGACTCTGTTTTTGATGACGCATGTAAGCGTGGGTCCTACATCCTCGCGTATAGCAAGACGGTTGTCAAAAAAGTTTGTGAAAAAGCTCAACCCCGTACGATGGGTGGTAAGTCTGTCTTGGTGGTAAATGCCTCCCACTGGATGTCTGAGATTGGTGCTCGCTTAGCCCCTGATTGTGATTTTGCAATGATCTGGTATTGGGATCATGAAGATGAAATAACAAAGGTTAGCTTAAGAGCTTTTCACGATAGCGTTGATGTTTCCGAGATCGCAAAGCAGTTTGGCGGAGGCGGTCACAAGAAAGCAGCGGGATTTACTTTACCTAAGGAGAAACACATTGAAGAACTTTTTGACACAGCCGAGCCCGAGGTATGATATTGTCTACCTGGATCCACCATGGGATTACAAAGGCCAGCTCCAACATAGTAAGCCTGGAATGGGTGATACAGGTGGCGCTCGCAAGCATTATGGTACACTCAAGCTAAAGCAGCTTAAGCAGTTTCCAATGCAGAAACTCATGAATGATGATGCACTGGTATTTATGTGGGTGACGAACCCACATCTTGACCAAGGTATTGAGCTTCTAAAAAGCTGGGGATTGAAATATGCAACCGTTGGGTTTGTGTGGAACAAGATGCGAGTTAATCCTGGCTTTTACACAATGTCCCAATGTGAGCTTTGTCTTGTCGGAAAGAATGGGAAAATTCCGCGCCCTCGTGGAGCAAGGAATGTACGCCAATATCTTGAGCACATGCGCGAACAGCACAGCAAAAAGCCAGACGAAGTGCGCGTACGAATTGAGCAAATGTTTCCAGATCAGACGAAGGTCGAGCTTTTCGCAAGGCACCAAAACCCAGGGTGGTCAGCTTGGGGCGATGAAGTTGAGAGCTGTGAAAGCCTTAAGAGGTATTTGAATGAGCTCGGATGGTAGGCCAGAATGGGATGAGATATGGATGGGCTTTGCTCATTCCATATCTCGTAGATCATACGATCCCAGACACCAAGTTGGTGCCGTTATCGTGACCAAAGAGAATACACAGGTTCTTGCTGTAGGATATAACGGCAATTACTCTGGTGGGCCCAATGAAGTAGAGTCCACAGAGCCAGGAAGCTCAGGAATGATCCACGCTGAGATTAACGCATTGTTAAAATGTGACTATAATATTCGCGGAAGAAAAATCATGTATGTGACTCTTAGTCCATGCAAGATGTGCGCGAAAGCAATAATCAATGGTGGCGTTTCTGAAGTGGTTTATGACGAAGAATATAGGGATATGTCCGGAGTCGACCTACTTAAGTCCGCAGGAGTCACGGTTAGACGCTATAGAACGTAGCACCAGTGATATTTACTCCATATTTACTTGTAAGCGCTATATTATTAATTGGAGTTCCAAGACATGAGTGGGATTGTATATAAGCTTTCGAAGCAATGCTCGAAGGCATTTATTAAGACACAGGTCGACTTATTTGCTGAGCATTTTTTGGCGGCTGGTGAGTTAGAGACGCTTCTTACAGAAGCACTTGATGATAAGGACAAGCAAGAGTTTAGTGCTGCCCTAGATCAAGCAATATCGATTATGAATCAAATCAGCGATGCGACGCCAGACACTCCGGAGTGGAAAGCATTGGTTGATGCACTAAACGCCTCAGCTCCTGATATCGGTGGGGCAGAAATTATATATGATGCAGATGGAGACCCGAAGAAAAGAGCAGAGGTAGCAGCTGAATATACAAAGAGCACACAAGACATGATGGGAGAAGCCGCTGCGCTAATCCAGTGTATTGAAACAGTGAAAGGCGAGATTGGTAAATCTAAAGTCGAAGATGGTACAAAGACTGTTGGCGATCTTGCGAATGCCGCTGCAGAAGGTGGCGATGACGCACCAGACTTTCCAACACCTGATGATCTTAAGAAAGCTGTAGAAAAAACGTATGTTGTACCTGATTGGTATAACAAGGCATGGGAGTCTGGCTCTAAAGAAGCTGAAGCAGAGAGCGGCGGTTTCTTTAAGAAGGTTATGGGTTTCATAGGTAAGCTTTTTGGTGGTGACGATTCAGGAAATATTGTTGCAGATGATATGGTTCTTGCAGCAATTATGTCATCTCCTTTTGAAGAGTTTGCAGCTATAAACCTTCAGAAGCTTCAGCAAGAGCTCGTCGGTGTAACAGAGGATATCGGTGCCGAAACAGCAGAAGCCTCAGCAGCAGCCGCGCAAGCCCAGGGCGGAGCCGATGCCGCGGCATCTGCCACAGCTGACATGAAAGCTGCTGCTCAAGGTGCTGAGGTACTTAAAAAGAATCCTGATGTTGCAAAAAATACTTTTACCGCTGCCAAGGAAGTTTTAGAACCATCCGACGCAGCAGCTGTTGAGGCTGGTATGGCTGGCAAGCTTGATGCTTTGACACCTCGCCAACAGCAGATTGTAGCTCTGATTTTACAGCTATTTGGGTCTGGTCCTGATGCTGCATCACCTGAACAAGTTGCGGATGTTGCCGACAAGGCTGATGACGCAGCAGATGAAGAGGTTGCAAAAGACTTTAAGAATTTAGCAGCTCTAGCAGATCTCGGTACCAAGCACTTAGGCGATGGCGGGGATGAGCTTGTAAAGAATATGCTTAGTGATGAAGAAGCAAGCAAGGTTTTTGCTGCTCACTATTCTCGTCCTGGAGCTGCGATCCATGAAAGTACGTTGTTGAACCTATTGTTTGAGGAAGAGGAAGGTATTCCTTTTGAAGACGTTGTCACCGCCTTTTCCACTGCTGGTAAAGCTACAGGCCTCGAACCCGGTGAAGAAGAAATAACAGCCTGGGCGACGGATGTGAATGACCAAGGATTACTTGACAAGGCAATTGCAATTGCTGGTGAGGAAGGCGGAGAAGAGGGAGAAGAAGGCGCACCCGCTTCCGAAGAGGAAGCAGCAGAAGAACAAGAGACCGCACAGGCAGAACTCGAATCAGCTGCTCAAGAAGCAGCTGCTGAAGAAGCACCGCCCGCAGTTGCAGTCGCCGCCGCTTTAGACAATTGGATGGGCGGATTATCAAAATCATCCCAACAATCTCTAGCTGCAAAGGATCGTATTGGTGGTCTAAAAGATTTGGTAAATACAGCTCTTGAAGATGCAGCTAAAGCTATTGAGGGTGAAGTTGAAGCAGCTATTGATATATGGCGCGGAGAACACGAAGAAACTTTGATGAAGAGTAAGCGTTTCGCAAAGAAGAATTTTGATTCTCTTTCGCAGCTGATCCCGCAAATTGCTGCTCAAATGTTAAAAGTTACAGCAGAAAACAATGTTCGACTTACTCGTGGTATGGTACGAAAAACAGTGTATCGTCATCTCGATAGAAAGTTTGGTCGTCATGGAATGTTAATCGAGTCAACGCGCTGGGAAGCGTTAGCAGGAATTCGGAGTAAATGATGGCAGATGCAGCTTTTTTATTAGAAGTGCTAAAGTTCGAATATGACAGTCGGCTTAATGAAGTTATGGGTGAGTCTGATGTTTTTGATGACAGAGGGAACCTAATCCTTTCACCTGACTTAAAGGTACGCCACAAGAAGTCTGGATATGAATATACGATTGCGCATGTGAAGGGTGATAAGCCCGGAGATATACAGATTGTTTTGCGTGAACCTGAAGAACCGCGCTTCGACCCCCCAGGCGGCGGTGAAGAAGTATTAGGCGGTCCAGATGATGCAGGCGCTCTTAACGAAGAAGATGCCGACCCAAGGATACCTGATTTACTAGACCCAGAAGCAGGCCCCGTTGATGTTGACGCTCAAGTACAAGCAATCGCGCAGGTCGCAGATGAAGAACCGCAAGATGAAGTTGTCTTTGTGATCGATCAAGAAGAGTTTGAAAAAGAATATGAGGTGGATTAAACATGCCAATAGATGAGAAAGAAATATTGAAAGCGATAAATGAGACCCTCTATAAGGACTCAGAGAAGCCGCAGCAGCCTCTTTCGGAAGCTTATGTGGTTCAAGCGAAGAATTATGAAATTAACACTGACATGCTCAGTGAGAAGGCTATTAAGGCAAATGTAGAGAATCTACATGAGTATGTCGACGCGCTAAATGAAGTCTCCGCAAAGCTGGACTCTGTTGACAGATCCGAGGCGAACCCTAAGGATTCTTCATTTAGAGGTATTAAGCAGGAAGAAGCCTATAATATAAATGGCTCATTTCTTTCAGCTTACTATTTCGATAACATAGCGGATCCAACCTCAAAGATCTCAATGGACAGCTTGGCATACATGAGACTTACACGTGATTTCGGTACGTTCGAAGACTGGCAAAAAGACTTTATTGCATGTGGAATGGCTTCTCGTGATGGATGGGTATGTACCGTATACAACGGTTTTCTAAATCGCTACATGAATATATTCATTGACGGTAATGAGGTAGGGGTCCCAATGTGCTCTGTACCGATTATCGTATTGTCAGTGCAAGAGCGAGCATATTTCAGAGATTACCTCAATGATCGCAAGAAGTACATCTTCGCGATGATGAAAGAGCTTAACTGGGAGCTTGTCAACGCACGAGTTAAAAGAGCTGATAAACTTGCGAAGTTATTTTCAGCCGGCTTAGGGAGCGAAAAATGAAAAGAGACCAATTAAAAGAATACTTTCAAAGAGCTTATAAGGGCACGCTTCTTGAGCAGGATGACCCATTTGCAGCCGATGATGAAGGCGGCGAAGAAGGCGGCGACGAAGGTGGGGAAGAAGAAGGTGGCGATGATCCCTTTGGCGGCGAAGAAGAAGGCGGAGATGAAGGTGGAGAAGAAGAGGGTGGTGATGAAGGTGGTGAAGAAGAAGCTGAAGATGAGGGTCCCAAAGCCGAGGAAGAAGATGAGGTTCGCTTTGGCAAGTCTTTAGATGACCAGCTTCAAGCTATTTTTATCGACATAGAGTCCGACTCTATCAAGAGCGCTCAAGTACAAGAAGAAGGGTATTCTCTGAAGAGAACGCTGCTAAGAGAAGCAGATGAAGTTACTATCGATGTCGATCGTTTTGCTGCTGAGACAGCAAGGCTGATCTTAAACTTTGATGCATTTTTCGATATTGAAGAGCTGATAATGTCTAAAGCTAGAAGCTTTTTATTGGACAAATACGGCGAAGAAATCGCGGATGAAGTAGGTGAGCTTCTTGCAACACGTCACGACATCAGAAAGAAAGAAGACCACACCGCCAAGCAAGAGGAATACGATGAACAGGTTCCAATCGCAGTCGGTGCCACAGCTGCAGGCGGTCCATGAGTAACTGGGTCAAAAAGAAGTCAGTCCATTTTAACCTTCTTACTGAGACCCATGCTGAATTTCGTGTACTTGCTTTTAGGAAAAAGCTGTCAATGCAAGAGATTGTTGATGGTTTAATTTCTCGGCTCGTTAACGGAGATCCCGCTTTAGTTAAAATAGTTGATAAGATAGCAGATGACAAGTCAAATAAAGAGCTAAGAAAAGTTATTGGTACTGACGCAGAGAGCGTATTCGACGTGATTGAAAGGTACGATACGCTAAAGAATTCTTCCGAGGAGAAATAATATGTCGTGGTGGCCGTGGAGAAGTAAAAAAGCTAAAGAGCTAGAGGAAGCGAAAGAAAGAATACTCCAGCTCGAGCGAGACTACCGTTCTTTAGCGTTAACGCTACAAAACCTCCAGAGCGCCATCGTGGCTATCTCGAGAAACAATGACTTGGTCGCCAACGACGTCCGGAACATTCAGGATATGGTTTCACATTTTCTACAAGACGTTGACCCAACGTCGATGATACTTGGGCTTTCTTCATCCCCAAGTAGAGACGATAATTAACTTCATCCATATTTAGTGTTATAATTTGGAGGTTATGATGGGCGATAATGAAATAGACATACTTGAAGCTAAGGCTCTTGTTGAAGGAGAAAAGCTTGGTATTGTAGATAGGATCGTTGGCAGAATCATCTCGAGGAAGTTTTTTGTATTCTTGACAGCGACTGGACTTTTGGCTTGGGCTGGTCTTGATAGTGAGACTTGGGGAATGATTGCCATGATCTATATCGGTGGCCAGTCCGTAATCGACGCCGCCATCGCATGGAGACACGGTAAATAATGATAACGTGGTTAGCTTTTAAGGTTTGGGCTGCATCAGCTTGGAAGTCTTTCATTGAGTTCTGCAGAGAACGATGGGAGCTGCTGGTTGGTGTTCTTGTGGGCGTGCTGGGTATGCTTACATTGACTCGCGGATCGAGAGATGCCGCAAAAGCTTTAGAAGAAAAGAATAAGCTTATTGACACTCTGGTTGCCAGTGAACAGGACGCAACCGAAAAAGAGCGAGAAGCATTAAAGAAAAATTTAGAAAATTTCTTGTCTGCAAATGAAGAAGCAGAAGAGAAGTTTAGAGAAAAAATGGAATCTCTTGATGAAGAGAAGAAGAACAGCGTAAAAGAAATATTGAAGTCCGAGTCGCCGGAGGAAGAGATTGCTAGACGACTTAGGGAATATTTGGATTAGACCGAATATTTAATGAAGTAATATCGACCGCTTAGGGGATACAAATGAAAACAAGCAAAACTCTAAAAGAAGTTTTTGGAATCCAGCCCACAAGAACAAAGGCCGTGAAGCTTGGTGGAAGCCAGTTACGGAACATAATCTTAAATGAAATTCGAGAAGTCTTAAAGGAAGATGCCGACCCTAAGGCGGTGGATCCTGAGCGCTTTCCGCTCCCGCTCTCTGCAGTTGCTGGCGACAAAGACAAGGCGATGCAGCTAACGCAGTCTGGAAAGGATGATGTCGACGGCGGAAAGGCAGATGACGTTATCGGCGTCGGCGGCGCTTCATTCTCTGTTTCAGAGTTGAAGCCTTCACAGTCTAGTATGAACATTGAAAAGGCACTAAGCATGGCTCTTGGTATGATTAGAGATGATCAAGCAGGTGGAGACCTTGGTGCTTTTATTTCTAGTGACAAGCATATTATGGATGGCCACCACAGGTGGGTTGCTACTGCCATGGTCGATCCATCAGCAGAGATTGGCGGATATGGTGTCGAGTTTCCAGCTGATAAGTTGATCCCGGTTCTTAACGCGCTTACTGTCGGTCGCTTTGGTGTAACTGCTGGTAAGCCTGCGACTGGTGGGTTTGACCAATTTGAAGAGGGCCCGATTAGAGACCAGCTCAATGTATATCTCCAGAACGGTGCATACCAAATGGAGCCTGAAGTCGTGCAGCAGACAATCGAAAAGTTCACTGGAGAGGTTGGAGAAGCAGCAGTAGATGCAGCTGTTGACAAGTTCGTTGAGAACCTTGGCGCTGTTAGCTTCGACCTTCCTGGTGGCGCGCCTTCTCGCGAAGACATGCCAGTGATTGATGAGCCTGATGTACCAGACGCAGTTGCTGCTCTTTCAGCTGGTGAAGTTGATGTCAATGAGCCCTATGGCTGGGAAGAGGGTGAAGAAAAAGAAGAGAGTACTACCACCGAGTCTCAGTTTTCTAGGGATGATGTAATCCTTGAGCGCTGGCGTAAAATGGCTGGTTTACTAACAGACTGATCAACATACAATTCTGTATGAAGTTTTTTAATACAGTGGTTGTTGCGTGGATTTGCGCATTTTTAGTGGTGTATCCAGCTGTTTCTCATGCTGGTGAGCCTGTGCCTATCAATGAAGGTGACCCGGCACCCTTCACTGGCGTCATACTTACAACAGAAGATGCAGCAAATCTTCTAGCTGATCTTGAACAGCAGAATGCACGTTGTCAAGCAAATATTGATTTAGCAGTCGCAACTGCTGTAGCAGCAAAGCAGCTAGAGCTAGATACATGTAATTCTAACTTTCAAATTCGTACCGATTTTTATAATACCCAGCTGTCTGCATACCGGGATTACAATGGATATTTAGAAGAGAGACTAACAAAGCCTAAGCTTTCTCCGGAATGGGCTTTAGTTATAGGGATTGTCGCTGGGGTTGGTATTACCATCGGCGCGGGTGTTGCAATGAATCAAGCGGCATCTCGATAGAAAAACTACTAAACTTCTTCATATTTAGTAGGTGAGGTGGCAATAATGACTAACAAGAATTTTGGTAATTTAAGAGCTCAAGCAAGAGCGCTACTTTTTGAACAGGCTTTCGGGTACCCCGAATACAGCGAGTCTAGCTGGGCCGATGGTGAAAGAGCAGGCACCCAGTTTGTGGATGATGGCCCAGAGGAAGAAGATCCGATGGATATGCCGATCAGCCCCGCGCCCCAGATGGCAACACAGCTTAGCGAAGATGAGCCGCCAGTTGACGATCCAGAGTACGCTCCAGTTAATACTCAAGATTTGGCCCGGGCACTTTACACGCTTGCGCAGAAATTACCTGATGACCCAAAAATCGCAGGAAAAACTTACGAAAAATTCAAAAAGTTTGTTGATGACCATGAGGTCGTTAGCGTGCAAGTTGAAGACCAGGGTGGCATGAATGAGCCTGAAGAAGTTCAAGAAGCCAGAAGTATTATAAGGAACCAGCTGCTGGTTTCTTTGATGGAAGGTAACTGGGACGAGTTTAAGTTGGGTAAGCACTACGATGACGATGATGAAGATGAGTGGGGTGAACCAACAGATGCAGAGCTGGCTGCTGTCGACAGGGGGGATCCTCACGCCGGCGAAGTTACGCTAGCCCAGATCGCAGATGAAATGGGTTTAAGCACAAGCGGTGTAAAGAAGCTTGAGGGAGATGCCTTGAAGCACTTCAGGCTAATTTATGCAGACTTTCCTGGTGACATCGATCAAATAAAATCTTTTGCTCTTGATTTTTTCGCTAATGCGCTTGTTGAGCTTGACGCGATTGATGAAGAAGATGCAGCGGAGCTGATGAATGCTCCTGAAGATGTTATGATGTGGGCACCATTCCGGTATTTCATGTGGGATGGCTTTATGACGAACGTCTTCAATAAGATGGTGAGAGATGCAAAGAAGCAAGGCTTAGATCCTGAAAAAGAATTAAGTCAGCTAACTCCTGGATTACATGATAGAGCCAAAACATATTTCGATGGCTTACCGCACAGTAAATTAATGCAGTCTGTTGTGAATGCAATGAACGCCGAGTAGGAACATGATGCTTCAATCGATTATGAAAAATTATCTAAATGATAAAGAGTCATCAAGCTCGAAGACAGATGTCTTTGGGCTTGTTGTTGAGTCTAGTCATGAAGTGCCGATTGAAGTAGACCAAAGCACATGGGGTAGGCTACAACAGCCAGAGCGCCTTATAAAGAAATTTATTTTTCAAGATATTGATACACGCAACTGGTTTATCAAAGAGCTTATCGAAGATGAAGCACAATCAGGACATCACGGAAATATACTCATTGGAGGGATGGAAATCACTGTTGAGGTGTGGACTCATGATGTCGATGCTGTAACTGAGCTTGATCTAGAGTACGCCGGCCGATGTGATGACATCTTTAATGACGTGAGTCTTTTAGGAGAAGTAGGCTATGACTACAGATAATATGAGAGTGATCAACGAAGTGTATGAGCAGATGGTCGATGAGTCTGCTGCGGGTAATATTATTATGTCAGATGGCTTAAAAGAATTAATGGGCTTAGACTTTGATCAATCCCGGGGTGAGGTTATCGAAGAAGAAAATAAGCTTTCGATTATCATGGATCCTCCTGATACTGCAACGATAACTGGTAATCTCCACGCGCTGAAATTCGGATGCTCACAAGAGCCACGATCATTTACCCTTGAGGTTTCGAGGTGTAATTCCGAAATCATGCAAGCACTCCACGAATCGTGCAAACGAAAAGATTCCGGAGCGCACCTTAAAACCGTGAATATTGTCTTAACTGGTGACACTGGTTTTGAGGCTGAAGACTGTACTGTCTCGTCATTTGGCGTTACGAAAGTCGCAGCTCACACATTTTTATTAACGATAACATTTGAGAGCCAACATGTCACATTTTGATAAATTCATGAAAGATATTGAGCAGAAACAAGCTAGAGAAAAACAAGCTCGAGAAACAGCTGCTAAAGATGAGAATAATCACTTACAACGTGAGAGAGTTCGAAGATACACTGAGCGCTGGCAAAATTCGGTTCGCTGGATGACACGAGGTAGAAATGAGAAGAATTGACTTAACGAAGATCGCAAATGATATCGCCTCTATAATTCTACAGGAAGACTTTAAGATTACTGACGAAGAATCGATGCAGGCTAAGATGTCTAAGCAGATCGATGATGATAATTTAAGGGCTCCTGAAAAATCTAAAAAAGAAGAAATAACCGACGAAGCCGAGGAAGAAGAGGAAGAAGAAGCCGAAGAAGCCGAGGAAGAAGAGGAAGAAGAGATTGAGGCAAAACCGAAGCCTTCAGCAGATGGTGAAGAAGATGAGTCTTCTGATGAGTTTGAAGTGCAGGCTCCTGATGTCATACCAGATATGATTTCTTATAAGCAGATAGAAAAGCAAATCAATAATCTTCGAGCGGGTAAGAGCCTAAAAGATGAAGAGATATCTGGAGCGCTTGAAGACTATTTCGATAGTTTGGGTACTGGCGAGACCGATGCACTGTTTTCGTATTTGGCAGCTCTTGGCGCTATTTTAACAGGTGGCACTTCTGGAGAAGACGCTCCTCGTCCAAGCCAGATGGGAATAAAGATAACACAGCCCGAAAAAGAAGAGAAGTCGAAGACTCCAGCTGGCGAGCCTGAAGAGCTTGGTATTGATCGCCTTCCCCCTGGTGAGGCGCCAATTATCGTGGGTGAAATAGCCGATAAGTCTCGAGAGCTTCTTGCTGTGCTGGAAAATTATTCATCGGCTGATTCTCATAGATGCATGGATGGCCAGATCGTAGATTTCGGAAGTTCAGACTGTATTCAGGACATATCAAGTAGAATAGAAGACACGGTACACCAACGTGATAACCTGAACAGGGGCTCAGCAGATAGGTCAAGCTTAAATGGTACACTAAAATATCTTCGCCAGAAACTACGCAAGGCCCACAAGATTTCAAAAGAAGATGAAGAACTAAAGGTTCAGTCCAAATTAAATCTTGCGGATTCTGCTTAAATGTTGACTGAGGCTCGCGATAATCTGGCGCGCGTTGATGGGAAAAAGCTTTTAGAGATCGCTGATTTTCTTTGCCATCAATCACCAGTTGTGCGCCCTATTTTTGAGTGCGTAAAGATTTTCGCCAGACTTCATGAAACAGGCGAATTCACGTACGCTCGCCACCCATTTGATCTTGGTACGAATATCGTGCGAGCTGAAGATATCGCTTCTCGCATGAAAGACCCTGGTAGGCAAGTGGCGGTTCTTCAAGCTTTAGAAGAGGTAGAGCGAGAGTGCGCGGCATCGTGGCCATTCTCACCTGGCTCCTCCAGCTGGATTTTACTTGAAGTTCTACACCCAGAGATAAAGATTGCAGCAGCAGAAAACCCTCCTGCAGTAATTTTTCGTAAGGCAACGAGATTGAGCTCAAGGGGTAATTTAACTACTACTCCTCTGCTGGAAAGAATGTTCAAGACTTTTGCACCAGTAAATTCTGGTGGGTCTTTTCGTTTTATAATCGACCCAACAATACAGCTGCCCAATATTTCAGGTTCAGGTGTCTTTACGACTTTTCACCAGCAAGTAGAAGGAATACTATACCTCACAGAAGGACAGCAGTTTTCAGAATTTAGCGGCCTGGGTTCGTTCGCTGAAGAAACAGTCGGTGAATTTATCGATGGATTGCTGGAGAGCAACTTCAGTCTGTCTCTAGACTCAAACCCTGGGTTTTATTTTAGCTTTGAAGACAGCATATATCAAGTACGTAGCAAACTATTTTCTGCAAAGAAGAAGGAGGAAGTAGCAGCTCCCCTTCCAGTGTTTGGAATAAGAAGATGACAGAGACAGAAATAATATCCGAAGCAGTGTCGTTAGGTAGTGATTGCGGAGTAGAAAGCTGGATGGAATTAAAAAAGCTTTTGCTTGTTACGCTACCATCACAAGCTCGGTCAAATTTTTCGGTAAGAGACCCCAAGACTAAAAAACAGAGGCTAAATGAATTCGAGCACCGCTTGATTGATAATTACTATAGCAGAACCGGCACAAGGTTGAAAAAGGATGTGGATCGTGAGAGAACTTGACGAGATATTTATTAGAAGTGAAATTCAACGGATCCTAAGCGAGCAGACATTTGATGCTACATGGGGAGATATCGTTCCTCCTTCGGGCGAGCAGTTTTATAATACATTCATCGGCCCCTTTGTTGACGTGTACAAAGTAGCCACAGTCGCCCTTAAAGACACAGCTGATATGGTGCTTACAAATATTCAATCGGCATTTACTTTTGATCCTGAAAAGCAGAAAGTACTGATGGATAAATTCCGAAAACGCCGCGATAAGTACAATTCTGAAATGGCTGAGGCTATGAGAACAACTGATGAAGCTCTTTCATCTCCTGATGCGCAACTGATTATGTTTATGGCAAATCCAGGCGTGTATTTGGGCGCGGGCATGGCAAAAGAAGCCATAGACGTTGCAGAGCCGATTACTGATTATGCTGCAGATAAATTTGGTAATGTATCAAAGATGCTAGGTCTTGGAAGTGACTATGTTCCACCCGCGCCACCCCCAAAGGGCCCGATTGCTGGAATCCTTGGAGATCTTAAGAATTTATTTTTTGGTCCAGACATGTCAATGACGACAGCTGACATGGGACAAATCGGTCCACAGTCTGGCGGGACTGTTCGGGTTGAGGGTCTGGATGAGATTGATGAGCTTGAGCGTGTGTTAAAAGAGCAGGATGGCGAAGGCGAAAAGAAAGAAGAGGGTGGCGATGAAGAACAAGATATCCAGTATCTTGTTGATGACTATTTAGCGATGTCCGGTGCGGGTGAAAAAATCGAAGGCTATATGAGAGATGTAATCGATAGCAAAAAAGCGGAAGCAGAAGAAGTTAAGAAGCAGTATATGGATATTATTGAGGGGCTAAATGCGGTTGCTCAAGCAAAGACGCTTGAGGAGCTAGCGCAACTTATTCCCCCGCTTGCTCAGGCAGGAATCGATCTAGCACCTGCGGCTGCTGAATTAGAGAAAAATATCGAAGAGCAAAAGAAGACTCTCGAAGCTGGAGGAGATGAGGCTGATGAAATGATAGAGCAGCTTAGGGATACTCCTGACGGAAAAGCAGTACCAGAAGACGCTCCCGCAGAAGCATGGGCACCGATTATAGAGCAGGCGACGTTAGCAGTAGCTTTTGCAGATGCAGTTGATGAAGCTAAGAAGCAAAGCATCGGAGAAATGATTGGCTTTGTTGCTGAAATGCCAAGACCAGATTTAGAGCTAATATCAAAAGCAAGTCCACTCGGTAAAGAATTTGCTGACGTCATATTCCAGCTAGAAAATGACTTGCTTTCAGTGTAGATATTTTTTAATTTCATCCATTCTTTAATATAATGCTTGAGGTACGGAGGTTATAGTGTCTACAGACGATAGAGCAACTCATTGGTTGCCAGAGATATGTTACGAGGAAGCTGATGAGGGCCTAACGTCAAAAATACCATTTATTGATGTTCCCATGACAGAAGAGATGCCAAAGATTTTATTTATCTTTGAAGCGAGAGAAACAGGGGAGTTTGAGCCGGGCCCAGATGGTGAGCCAATGCCTATTGTGGACCTTGATTTACATCAATACGCAGACATGAATACTTTACGTGATAATCTACCTCAAGCTACATACAGCATTGTACGTCAAGCATTAGGTCTTGAAGAGCTATCTAGCGCCGTTGAGAAGGGTCGAGCTATCACAGAAAAGGTCAGGAGTAACGTAGAAACCACCTCATAATCGTGTAAAACAAGACATAATAGTGTATAATAAAAATGTAGGAAATACATCCCGTACTTTGTCTTGAGGACTTTACATGCAACCTTATCTTACACGAGATTCGTCGGTCAGCGCGATTCGAAATATCAATAAGCTTTTCTGCCAGATCAAAGAGCTTTATTCAGCTCACGGAATCGACATTACAAATGATGTTGGCAGACAGAATATTTTGATATCAGCAGCTCAAGAGCACTTCTTCGCAAATGCTATTGATCAGTCATTCGGAACGTGCTCTAACGACGGCCGGACTGGTGCAGCAGACATTATTATCGAGTGTCTAGATGATCGTGAGCTAGAGTGTAAAGTTGTATGCCAGGGGAAAACAGGATCTTGGCATTTACAAGCTGACAAGGCGACATTAGTCAAAAAGGGAGAGTGCGATTTCCTTTACCTTCTTTTTGATAGAACCCATGAGAATGTTGGACTTCTTTTATTTACGGCTCTGACACCAGAAGACTTTAAAGATCCGTCACCAGGTTCGAGAGGTAAGGCTCGCCTAAACAAGCACACTGCGTTTAAGAAGTGTACACCGCTTATCGGATCGTTCGAGGATAAGAGGAAGATGTACATGCAAAAGTATGAAGATCAGCTAGCTGCAGCTAAAACAGAAAAAGACCGACAAACTGCTGCACAAAAGCTGGAGCTGTGGTATAATAAAACATCACAATATAAAATTCAGCTGGAGGATATAAATGATATCTGCTAAAGGATCGCTTGGGTCTGAGTTTAAGGTCGGGAATATTGTTTACTTCATCTCAAGTAAAACAGAGCAGGTAATTCCGGCCCTTGTCGCTGAAAAGATTACGCGGTCTTCTCTGGATGTCGGGGTAAGAGTCACGTACGTTCTGAAGGTGCGGCAAGGAAAGTCGTTTAAGTCTATAGAGGTCGACCCACAGAAGATTGAGTTGTTTGAAGACCCAGCCGATGTAAAGACTTTTATGCTAGAGAGGACAGAGCAAGCGATTGATAAGCTTGTAGCAACAGCCACCGAAGCAGCTACACACCTGAGGCCTCCAAAGCCTCCCTCTGAAGAGGTGGCCACTGCACAAGCGCCAGATATAAATTTAGATATGCCAGTTGATGAGTCAATAGAAGTCGCTCTGCCAGATGGTCGAACCGCAAAGTTGAGGATGTGACATGAAGCATTTATTACTAGATGCGAACAATCTAATGTTTCGTGCTCGCCATGCATGCGCAAGACGAAGCTATGACAATGTTATTATTCACACCTTCTTTCGAAGCTTGAAGCCGATCATAGAAAAATTCTCTCCTGATTATGTGTATTTTGTTTTAGACGGATACCCGAAGAAGCGCATGGAGATGCAACCAGATTATAAGGGCACGCGAAAGTATCATGATAAAGATGGGTTCCGCGCTCAAAAGAAATACGCTGAAAAAATTATTAGGGAGTCAGTACCCTTTGTGACAGCTCGTCACCCTGAAGCTGAAGCAGACGATGTGATAGCAGATCTGGTATTGTGTCTTATCCCAGATGACCATGAAAAGATTATTGTCTCCAGTGACACAGACTTCATCCAGTTGTGTCAAGATGCTCCGAATACCTCACTCTATAATCCAATAAAGAAAGACTTCAGAGACGTTCCTGACTACCCTTACGCGAGGTGGAAGGCTCTCCGCGGCGACAGCTCAGATAACATCACTGGGATTAAGGGAATTGGAAATAAGCGTGCCACGCAATTGCTAGAGCCAGGTAGGCTAACAGAATACTTCGATAAGTTTCCTGAGCACCGCCAAACGTACCTCCAGAATTTGGAGATGATCGCCTTGCAGCCGATGACAACTCGTGAAAGGTCATCTGTAGAATATTCATTTCCAGACGAGTCTCTTGACACTTTACGAGAGGCCTTTACTACTTTAAAATTTAAAAGTATGATTACCGATAAAGCGTGGGGAAAATACGCCACACCGTTTATGGAGTTGAAAGATGGCCGGAAATACTTTACCTGAGGAGCAGCTTGCGAGAATGCGCGCTTCGGGAGTTATAGAGAGCAATGAAATAGCAATGACAGAGGGAGACCTTCTAGTCGCAGTTAACGTGATTACTGGAGCGAGAAGACTGCTGCAGTCACCCCCATTAAGAGAGGGGTCTAGCAATAAGAGGCTCTTGAAGGGATGATAGAGCAAGATAACAGGATCATAACTTTTTCAGATGAATCCAGAGAGCTAATTCGAGTTGGCGTTGAGAAGTTGGCAGATGCTGTCCGTGTAACAATGGGCCCAAGCGGTAAGAATGTCTTAATTGAGCATCTCAATGCTCCCCCAACGTTGACCAAAGATGGTGTGACTGTTGCTAGGGCGATTAATTTACGAGATCGTTTTGCAAATTTAGGCGTTCAGCTTGTGCGTGAAGCAGCTCAACGTACAGCTGAAGAAGCTGGTGACGGAACAACCACTGCGACCGTGCTGGCTTGCGCTATCTTTCAGGAAGGATTGAAAGCATTAGCTGGCGGTCATGAATTGAGAGATATTCGATCAGGTATTCGAGAAGCTTCAGAGCAACTGTGCAAAGAAGTTAGCGCTAGCGCCGTTCCCGTTAAGTCAGATGAGGATCTCCAAAGGGTTGCCAACATTTCCGTGAATAACGAACCAGAGCTGGCTGATTTGATTGTTCAGGCGCTAAAAGCTGTAGGCAATCATGGGACCGTAACAGTAGATGAAGCAAAGGGGTTTGAGAGCTCTCTAGAGGTCGTAGATGGCTGCGAATTAGATCGTGGGTATGTTTCACCATATTTTGTTAACAAGCCTGCCAGAATGTCTTGTGAGCTTGTTAAACCAGCTATTTTGGTTACTGACCAGCGAATAAGCTCTGTTCATGATATCATGCACTTTATGGAAGAAGCAGCAAGAGATAATCGTCCGTTGGTTGTAATTGGGCCAGAGACGACGGGCGACGCTCTTCAGGGATTGATACTGAATCATTCAAAAAATCTAATACGAGCTTGTGTTCTTGCAGCTCCTGAGTTTGGCACTTCACGTCTTGAAGCCCTACATGATCTTGCGATATTGCTTGGTACCGAGCTTTTAACCGGTGAACCTTCGGGATGGAGATCAACAAAGCTTAGTGAATTGGGTTCCTGCAAGAAGATGACGTCATACAGGTTCAGAACAATTTTTATCGGTCCGGCTGGGACAGAAGAGAACGTGAATAATCGGATTAGCCAGATAAAAGAGGCTTCTATCGAGTATTCAGACGACAAAGAGATGCTAAGTGTGTTTATTCGTAGGATCAAGCGCATGAATAGTGGCATTGGTATTTTACGAGTTGGCGGCTCTACCGAAGCAGAAATAAGCGAAAGAAAAGACAGGGTTGAAGATGCGCTTTATGCAACAAAGGCTGCAATGGAAGAAGGGATTGTTGCTGGGGGTGGATCCCTGCTCGCAAAGGTAGCGGAGTCTAGACTTAGGAAAGACAAGGGCACTTTGTCGATTGGTCATAAGATCTTGTATAACGCAGCCCAGCAGCCGCTTAAGCAGATTGCTTCGAATTGCGGCTCTGTTCCCGAAGTAATTCTAGAAAAAATAATTGAAAAACCCAAGAATTTTGGGTATAATGGAAATTCCGGGAAAGTTTGTAATCTAATGAAAGAAGGGATCGTTGATCCAGCAAAAGTAACAAGGCTTGCATTGCAAAATGCATCGAGCGTATCCATTAATTTACTCTCAATAGGATGCGCCATGGTTAGGGATGATGAGTTGTAGTAATCAGTTTTTCCACGCTGGTATAATTAAATAAGGATAGAAAATATGCCGATCGCTAATAAAGATATTCCATACGTCCGTGAGGATCGTCTACATAAAGAAATGAGCTTCCTCTCTTATAAGAGAGACCAGCTCCTGCGTCAGATTAGGAAAGAAAGAAAAGACGAGATTCTTGCAGAACGGTTGCATTCTATGGAAACAGATATTTGCTATATATTTAGAGAGCTCGAGCGACGCGCAGCCAGGAAGGTAGCACACCAAAAATTCATGCAGAAAAAAAATGCCAAAAGAAGTCATTTTAAGCGTGATAATCGTGCAAATCGCAACAAAAATAGTGTATAATATAAAAGACAGTAGGGAAAGACCTGTTGTTGTTTCACTAATCCCCGGAGGCCATTTTGGTTTTAGAAAGTTATTTTAGCGAGGTTGGAAAACATTCACTTCTTACTCGTGCTGAAGAAGTTGAATTAGCGAAGGCTATTGAGGCTGGAGACCAGCTTGCACGCGATCGGATGATCCAAGCAAATCTTAGGCTTGCTATTTCGATTGCTAAGAATTTCCGCGACAAAGGTTGTTCTTTTGAAGACCTTGTACAAGAGTCTAACATCGGATTGATTCGAGCCGTTGATAGATTTGACTGGCGGAAAGGATTCAAATTTAGCACGTACGCTGTTTGGTGGATTCGCCAAGCGGTGCAATCGCACGTTGCAGGACAGTCGGGGGCTATTAAGATGCCCACGTCAGCGCGTGCTGTCTTGTATAAGGCGTACAAGTTCAGGGAAGAGTACACAGAAGCCTTTAAGTGCGAGCCATCTCCTCAGGAGGTTGCAACCGCTGTAGGTGTGCCTGTTGAGACGCTTAAGGCAATTCGCAAATCAGGTGCTCCACAAATCTCTCTTGATCGTCCTATCAATTCTGATGATTCGGGTAGCCGCACGTTTGCAGAGATTGTTGGTGGTGTTGATGACACAGACCCGGGTGACGAGCTTGACAAAGTCGTTATTCGTGAAACGCTTGTCGAGGCCCTTAAGGCTCTCTCATCGCGTGAGGAAAAGATCATTCGCTTGCGTTTCGGCCTCACCGAAGACGGTACAGACCATGTAAATTTTCCAATCACAAACAAAGAACACAAAGAAGTAATTAAGCGAGGTGCAAAATGAGTATGCCAAAAGGATTCAAAGCAGACAATGGGTACGCAACTGTAGGAGACAGAGGCGGCAAGGGCTATAGAGAGATCGCGGAGATTATGACAGGCGACGGCTTTCCTATGAAGCATTCTGCTGCCCGTAATTATTTCTTGTCAGGCATGAGAAAGCTCGCTGCACCGATTTGTGAAATGCACGGTTTGTCAAGTGATGAAGTAGACCGCATTGCTCTCGATCCTCGTTTTCAAGAGTCAGTTGCTGACATTATCGAAGAGGAAGGGATTTCATTATGATCAATCTCATCCTTGGCTATATCGATGATCTTCGAAGCCACACAGAGCTTTTAGAAGCTCTCAATTGGGATGATGAATTGACAGCAGAATTTACAAACGAGCTTAAGGCTATGCTTCTCGCAGCACCACCGAATGTTGACAAGGCTTTGTTCTGGTTAAAGAACACTCCTTGGGATTGCTTTGATGGCGGTGCAATGCCAGATTCAGTTGCTATAGCTGTAGAGAAGTGTATTCGTAAATCTGAAGCACTAGTAATGAAAGAAATAGCTGCGAGGAAAGACCAAGTCTATGCTCTTCCTCACGCTAACAAGAACGACGAACCGGAGTGGAATTAAAGATGAGAACGTTTGACAGATATATAAACAGAAGAAACATTACAGATCCCCATGCGTATTTCGCAGCGAAGGGTATTACGACAGATGAACAGCTTCATAAATGGTGCGAGAACCATGAAGTTGAGCCGCCGAGCATTTCGTTATTTGGCACAACACCAGCTCAAGAAGCCCCAGAGCCAGCGCCTAAAAAAGCCGCGGCTGCGAAGAAGGCTTCAGCAAAAAGAGTTACTGCCCCTGAAGACTCGACCGAGACGTGGCATGTACCGGCTGCAGAGCGCCCCCTTAAGAAGCAAGTTAAGAAGTCACCACCCAAGAAGCGTAAGGCTACGAAGTGAGTGCAGCGTTAAAAAAGATATTGCCTTCATCATTACGAGAAGCGTTGTTTTCAGTAATGACATTTTGCAATGTAGGCGTTACAACTTTTTTTGTGATGATGGGGCATTATCCTGAAGCTGCGTTTAGTTGTGTGACTTCGCTGCTTTGTTTTGGCATGTGGGTTTCTGAAATTAACAAAAAATAGTAAGGGTTACTATGTTTAGGAAGGTTCTAGAGTGGCCAGATTCCGCTCTTAAAAATAAGTCTGTTCCATTTACTCGTGAAGACCCAACGTCCTGGATCGATGATTTACGAGACAGCTTTACTGTTACAGGGGGTCTAGGATTAGCCGCCCCACAGATCGGTATTTTTCGTCGAGCTATTGTCGTTAACCCATCTCATCTAAGCATTTCTGATGATGAAATGCTTTTAATGATAAACCCACGTCTAGAATTGTCGGGTGAGACTTATAAGAACAATGAGGGCTGTTTTTCTGTTCCGTACACAGCCGGAAATGTTCCGAGATATTCACATTGCAAAGTTGTGTTTTATAATGAAGATTGGGAGGAGCAGTGGTTAAATCTTCAAGGGCTAGCAGCAGCATGCGTTCAGCATGAAGTTGACCACCTTGATGGAATTCTTTATTTAGACAGAATGGGTCGTATGTCACGTCAGCTTCTTATCAAGAAGATAAAAAAGCAAAAAAAGAAGCTTGCAGATCTTGAAAGAGCGGCACAAGAAGAATTTGATAAAGACCATGCAGAGCTGCTAGCTGGGTTCGGTGGAAAAGAAAAGACTAAAACAACTCATTCGCGGAAAAGGAAGCCCAAACCGCGTAGAAAGAGCAAGAGGCAAAGAAGCCGTAAGAAGTAAAGAGTTTGCTCCGGGCGATATTGTCATATATTCTTCGATTGTGAAAGATGCACTGTTTAAAGACGAGAATGACGGTAAGGTCTATCTGTGTTTAGGTGATGCTGAAAGTGATGATCTTGGCGTATTAGGCAGTCTTTTATCTGGCTCGTTTAATGATCTTCGAGTGATAGCAGTGCTGGAAGACTGTGGTGATGTGCATTTCTTTTTACCTGAAGAGTTAGAGGTAGCAAAAAAAAATGATAAGTAATCTAATGTTAGACCATATAGCGATAAATGTTGATAGTATCGAGGATTCTGTTAGCTGGTATAGAGATGTTACGGGCGCGACAGTCGATTATGCAGATGACACATGGGCGATGCTTGACGTTGAAGGGTCTAAGATCGCCTTGACAGTCACTTCACAACACCCACCGCACATCGCTTTTCGAGTCTCGACATTAGAAGAATTGGGCTCTGAATATCGTGAACATCGTGACGGGAGCTGTTATGTTTATAAAGTAGATCCAAGTGGGAATACTATCGAATTAATCTATTGGAGAAGTAATGGCACAGAAGACGCTCAAGAGGGGTGATGTTGTGAGGCGCTCGATTCGCGGCGCAAGAGGATTTTTTTATCCTGACTTAAGCGGCAAACAAATCATGGTCCGTGAAGACTGCTTGGCAGAATCACAGGTCGGGTGGAATCATTGCCAGAATTATGAGGCCTTTCATGCTCCTTGCACATCGTTTGCTGAAAAAGACAGATATGATTCTACGACAGAAAAGATGATTGTGTGGGTAGACAAGAATGGCTAAAAAGAGAAAAGCAAGAGTTAGAAAGACAGATACATCTAAGTGGTCAAAGCCTAACCCAAATGTCAAGGTTACTAACCCCCACGTTACTTTATTGATACCAAGTGGGAAGTGTCCTGTAACTTTAGAGGGTAATGATAGGACCGCAATTCGTGATTGGATTCTCGAGTTAACAAGGATTAAGCCTCCTAACACCACGTATCAGGCGTCTGTGTACAAGTATTGGGTGAGAGATTTCTACGAATCATATTCCCAAGAATACAAAGACGTAGGCGCTGTAATAGACACCATGGTTACTGGAAAAGTTAATAAGTTATCAGACATAGGAGTATAAAATGCCCAGTGTACTATCGAGCTAAAAATCTCGCCATCAATAATGGGAGAACATACCACCTGGCTGCCATTTTAAGAAGAAATGGTAGGGTTGTCAAGATCGGTGAGAATACTGACAAGACTCACCCAAGATTTAAGCGACAATATGAGGATGGCACATGGGCTTCGCATATGCACGCAGAGATGAACGTCCTTAGGTTTGCGAAACCCGGGGATGAGATTGAAGTAATGCGCTTCAAAAAATGCAGCCATGAGATAACGATGGCAATGCCTTGCTCTCTTTGTATAGAGCAAATGCGTAAAGCTGGAATTAAGAAGGTAAGATATACCAATTGGGAAGGCGAGTGGGAGACCATGGAAGTATGATAAGAAAAGGTTCTGTAGTAAGAAGGAAGCCAAATGATTTTTGCTCGCTAAGTCTTGCGCTGCGTTATGATGTTTTGACAGCTCTTTATCCACCCGAGTCAGAAATCTGCATTGTTACAGCAGGCCCTAAAGAAGTCGACTTAAGCACTCATGACCGTAACTACACGGGAAAAGTAAATTTAATAATTCTGAAAAAAGGGATCGAAGTGATTTATAATGGTAAATGGTACGGTCCTTGTGATATAAACGCTTTTGAAGAGGTTAAAAAGAGTGGTTAGTGAATTATACCTTATCAAGAAATTAAAGGCTCTACCCAGGCAACTTTCTATTTTTTATCCCTTTGGGCTCTGCGGTGGAGAGATAGTACTCTGTATTCGGGAAAATTCAGAATTTGCAAAAGTGCTTTACTGCGGTGAGCTGTTCACTGTCCCTAGAGAATACTTATCAGTATGGGCATCATAGATCTTGGGACAATTGTAAAGCTTGGTGGCGGTGACATTGCTGTCGTTATTGGTTTACTTCATGGAGGTCCATTGGGAACGTTTTACACTATTCTGGTCGGTGATGAAGTCAGAGAGATTGATGATTCACAAATAATCGCGGTAGCACCTTTTGGAGATGAAGAACAATGAGTGTAAACATAATGTACTCTGCGTTGTGCTTTATAGGTTTACATGTCATGGTGTGGTTCTCGACCAATTTACAGTTTATGAGCGCACCATGGTCTGCAAAAAGCCTGTGGGTTTCATTAACACTGGCAATCCCAATTTCGATGCTTGCTTATTTCGGGTCGAGGTTTGGGTATAGCGCTCTTGGTGACTCCGCTTGGGGCGTAAGGTTTTTAGCGTTCTCTTTATCTTACCTAACATTTCCGTTTATGACGTATTATTTTTTGGGCGAATCGATGTTCACTCTTAAGACAATGCTTTGTATTATTTTGTCTTGTGCTATCTTAGCCATACAGCTTTTTATGTGATATTTATAATCATGGCTACATTCACTAGAGAAGACTTCGAGGATGTGTACTCAACTGCTCGTATGGCACACATGGGGCAGAAGAGACGAACAGGCGCAGAGTATTTTACTCATCCCTCTGAAGTCAGAAATATCGTGCGCAAATATTACCCTGATGACTATGCCGCGCAGATGGTTGCTTTGCTTCACGACTCACTAGAAGATGCACCCGGCTCAACGGTGGGTTCAATTGAAGAGATGGAGTCTTTTATCCTCGGATCGATTGGTGATCCTGCATCAGGCCAAGAAGTTGTCGACGCTGTTAGAAGCCTAACACACGCCAAGGGAACAGACTACGGGTCTTACGTTGCTTCTTTGCTGGGGAACCCGCTTGCGCTGAGGGTAAAGCTTTCTGACATGCTGCACAATCTTTCGTCATCCCCCTCACCCCGCCAGAAAAAGAAGTATGAAGATGCTTTAGCGATCGCCTCTGACACTGCGGGTGGAGTACCTACAGACATCAGTCCACAACATTGGGATGATTTAACATCTTTAACAGAAACATCTGACAGGCGCGCTTTAAGATTACTAATAAGGGAATATATGAAACCCATAAGCACGATAGAAAAAGGCTGCACCGTACGTTGCACTGAAACCGGAAGAGTGGGTATTGTCTTAGAGAAGCGTAGGGGAGCTGATTGTATGTACGCTCGAGTGCTTTGGGACACCAACGAAACGACTCTTACTGAAACAGTTGAGCTTCAGCTAGTAAAGCCCGCTTAGCCAAGCACTTTTGATATTTGCTTCTGGACCCATGGATCACTTGGGTCCGCGCCTTTTGCGGTAATGGCATCTTGAACCCACTGTCTTCCCACCGGGTTTTGGACCGGTCCTTCGATAAAAGCAACTGCCGCTGCAGCCGCTTCTTCTTCTGCTGGACCCCATGCATATTCTGTGTTGTCAATAATCTCGAAATTTGAAAACATGCTCTGGTATGTTTCTAGGTTGGATTGCACGTCTGTCCACATTTCTTCAACTAAGTCTTCAGGGAGTACGCGCTCTCTTTTCTTGTTTCGCTCTTGAGCCATTTCCAGAGTTGTGTTAACGAACACCATCATCGTATCATAGCCGAGCTCTTCCACAGCAGCTTTTCTACGAGCGATTTTATCAGCATCTGCTCCAGTGCCGTCGATTATCATTCCCAACCGACCGATTTCAGCCGATCTCTGAGCCGTCTTCTTCATTTTTGACGCTTTGCCTCTTGGCGAATCTGGCGGCTCTGTTACTGCTTTAAATTCTTCATCACTCATTGCAGCCAGATCGCTTGGCGATATACCAGCGTGCCTGAGGTACATCTCGAATGCCGGGTCGCTATTGATTATTCGGAGCCCCATGGAAGTTGAAGCTTGATTAGTTGCATTTTCAATTGCGTTTCCACCGAAAATCTCCCCAGCAGTATAGCTTTTGCCGCTACCAGGTCCGCCTGCCATGAAGACCGCCTTTAGGATCCCAGGGTCATAGATTCCCTCAATGATCAACCCAATAATCGCTTCGTTGATCTTCTGCTGTGTGTTATAAAGAATTTCTTCCCTTATGATTTTCCGCAGGTAAGCCTCGTTTAATTCCATCTTACAGTCCGCCAAGAAGGGTGATCGCTATTAAGCCAGGGATTCCTTCCTTTATATATACTCCTGAAAACAGCGTTGACGCTCGTCCGCCCACATAAGAAAAAGCAGACTCAAGGCGTCGGCTCACGTCAGGGTCGGAGGCCATATCTCCATTTACTACAAGCAGTAATGTTCCTGTGGCTGCTCCGCCTGAAGGTGTTGGGCAAGGTGAAGAGCGTAAGCAACCCTGGTAGACCAATGACCCTAAATCGCTTCTAGTAACATCACGAACCACTGTGCTTCCGATGACCATCCTACCGTCAGTACTTAAGCACTTTTCAAGGTCCTTGGTGTCGAATGTTTGTATATCAGTATGCTCGTCAGCGAGCTTCAGTACTTGCGATAATAGCTTAGCAAAGTTTCTGTTAGCAGCAGGGAACATATTCATCATTCCCACTTTTCCCCTTAATAATTGGAGCTGCTTTTCATTGTCAATAATGATATGCGGTGCACCTTTGACATCTTCAATAAGAGATTTATAGTTTTTAGAAATAGTGGGGTTAAGCATCTCTTGTGCAGTAGGCTTGGAGATGATGTAAACAACTTTTCCAGACGCCTCGATAGAAGAAAGATACCGTGTTAAAGAACCATGCAGCTCATGACATGCGGATCCTGTTCCACCACCGCCACCGGCACAAACGAATAACCAGTCTAACTGACCAAGTCGCGTTCTAACAGCGTCTTCAACAAACGCACTGTTTTCTTGTAAAACTTGCTTTCCAAGAACGATATCTTTTCCAACACCATCAGCTCCAGGCACCAGCACGAAGTGCGATTCTTCCAAACCACCAGGCTGATCTTTCTTAGTTGTGTTCACTAAAATAGTCTTGTTGAACCCGAGGTCTAAAAATGCTTTCGCTAATTTTCCACCACCTCCACCAACGCCGATGAACCCACAAGAAATAGCGGATCTTGCTGAATTATCTGGTAATAATCTTTCGTCAGCTTCTGCTGGATCATCATCATAGGCCATTACGAAATCAAAATCATCACCCGCGTCTGGAGCGTTGATGTAAGTATCGTCTTCTTTTTCATCGATTTTTGACATTTGTTTTTCCTCTATTATGTTCCCGTCTGGGATCAGGATATTAAGAATTTCCTGTAGGCTTAAGTCTCTAAACCCTTCATCATGACTGAATTTCTTTCCTGCAAGGGACCAGCTTCCCGAAGCCATATCTGCTCTCCGCTAACCTGACCCCATACTCATGTATTAAATATGCGGTTTTAGGGTTAATTGTCTTCCTTAACTATGCGTAGCATCGAACACGCTGCTGGTCCAAAGAAACAACACTTACCACACTCAACGCAGTATTTGCCGATCTCTTCTTCAGTCTTAGTTTCGAGAAGCTCTTCCATTGATAGAAGGTCGTCTTTCTTTTCATTCAAAAACTGGCAATCGAAAAAGATTTGGTTTGCCAGATTCCAAGGATATTTCCTGCACGTTTCAGGTCTTTCGTCGTAGATGCTGCATACGTACTTTGTCTTGTTTTCTTTTCCCATAATCCACTGCGAAGAGCTTAAAAAAGGAGGCACCCAATTGGGCGCCCCCTTCAGGATTGAGCCTACTTTTTCTCAACAAAAGCATAAAGCTTTTCAGCTTCAGCAATTACATCTTCCGATGTAAAAGGGTCAATAGGCTTCCTTTGATACCTTTTATCATTCTCAGCAAGAAAATGCTCATTCGCTTCCAGTCGACTTACTCTCTCAGAAACGATTCCCATCGCCATTCCCAACAATTCTTGGCGGAGTTGGTACCCGCTTTTATTATCTGCCATTTTATTCTCCTATAGTGTGTGTGTAATAATCGAGTGTGGCATACACTCATGAAAAAAATAAAGAAAGAGCAACGTATGTAAACGCTGCTCTTTTATAAAGGTGGTGGAGGCGGCGGGAGTCGAACCCGCGTCCGCAATAGTCTTAGTTTGAGTCATCCACAAGCTTGTCTGATCATTTCTCCGACCAGTAGGATAGTCACTGCATTTTTTGCCTCCGCTGTGACCGAGTGAGGACTGGTGGGCTTTTATTCCTCAGCAGGACCAACTGCTCAAGCCTAAATTGGATAGATGGCTTTAGGCGGCCACCCGATTAAGCGGCTAAGCGCTCTTCGAAGTGATTGTTGTTATTTGCAACTATTGTTTTGAACGATTAGGGGCCGTTTCTTACCCGCTTGCACTCTCCCCTTGATTCTACCCCGTCGAAGCCGTTACGCCCCCGTTAAATGTTTGGTTTTTCTTATTATATTTATCGACATCGTAGTTTTTACGACATATTTAGACATAACTTCGCCCATTTAAAGAGGTACCTATTCGTGGATGAGCTTAAGCTACTCGAGGCAGTATTAGACCGCCTTCGAAATTACGAAAAAATTGACGAGTGCATAATAGTCGGCGGCGAGGTGGACGGTGACCACGTTCTTGCAAAATCCAGAGACAGAAACTACCATGCTAGAGTTGAGATCATTCGTGATTTGCTAGATGACGGTACTGAGATAGTATATTTTGAAGACCTCGATACAGGTTATGCCGAAGGCATGAATTCCCACGGTTTGGGTGTTATTAATTCTGCTCTTTCTATTGCTGATGATGAGAAAGCGAAAGACAAGACGAAGGGCAAGGTCAATTCTGACGATGGCCCAAGAATGATAAACGCTCTACAGTACCAGGACATAGATGAAGCCATAAAGTCTCTGGTTGGTTTTATGGGTGGCATCAAGGGACACACATTCGTCGGCAATCCCCAGTCTTTGTACAGCATCGAGATGTCTTCAGCTCACACTCCTGTAATTACACCCCTAGATCCTACGACTGGTTTCGATGTACGCACAAATCATGGTATGGATCACGACGGTGCAGGATATTCTCCAGAGCGCCGCCCAGACGACTACATGTCTTCTAAAATACGGAAAGCACAGGCAGAAGTAGAGCTATCTGATGTCGCAGATTTTGAAGAAATCGCTCCTGCTTTAGCTCAGCAAAACTTCGACGCAGGCTCAAACAACAATATGCTACGTAGAACAGAACCTGATAGCGGGATGGTGACTACTTCACAAGTTGCCATGCATCTTCCCAAGAAAGAGTTCATTTTCTACTATTTCCCTGATGAGTGCGATTTTGAGGGGATTGTTGATAAAACTCCGGAAAATTACGAGCCAAAGATCAATATTCGAGTAATAGAGCGTCCAGAAAGCTAGACTTGTACAACCTACTGTACTTTTCTACAATATATTTAAGGACATGCCTATTAAGAGGATCATAGCTTTTGATTTTGATGACACACTTGCGCAGACTGTGTCAACAATCGGTGTACGTCGAATTTTAGACGATGGAAATTCCATTGATGACGCAATGCTGGATGGAACATTCGAAGACTGGTTATTAGACAACAATATCCAGTATACCAGGAATGAGCACGGGTTTTATTGGTTAGACTCTGCAAATTTCGCTCTTTATGAAGAGCTTCAGGTTCCGGATGGATTTAAGGATGAAATAGACTATTCGGGAACGGCTTCTATTGATATGTCACTATCGAAAGGTATCGCCTCTATGCTCGGTAAACTGGCAGAGGCGCAAGCAGACCCTGATACACTTGCGCTCGTTGTAACAGCAAGAGCTGGTAATAAAGACATGTATAGCCCGGCTCGGGGAGCGAATATAACACCGCAGAACAGACAGCAGATCATTCAGTTTCTTAATGACAATGGTATCGGCATATCTGACGGACAGTTACATACAGTGGGAGATATGGATGGCGAAACACCCGCTGGTAAGGCATCTGTGCTGGCTGGGTACCTTGATCAACATCAACCGGAAGAATTAATCTTTTATGATGACAGTGAAAGAAATGTCCGCGCAGTAGCTCAACTTTGTAAGCAATATTCACCTGATGTTAAGATTTCTGCATATCGTGTTGCCAATGGTTCGGCTTCTAGCCCAGAAACCTGCACTGAGAGTATAAAAGACCGTCTCCGCAAAATACTTATGACAGTATTACGGGGATAAGTGTATGAAGGTCTTACGAGAGTACATTAGGGCTCTTATCAAAGAAACATATCAAAGTCATTCGTTCGAACCAAAAGAGGGCGATATGATTGTGAATGTCAATGACAATTGCAAGCACCGGGGTAGCGAGGGTGCTGTCGTTTCTGTTGAAGAATTACCACATGAGCAAGGAAAGGTTGTTGGGTACCGATGCACAAACTCTGGCCCAACATGGGGCGAAGGTGATGTTCTTAAGAAGACGATGGACCAACTAGAGCCGATGCTAAACCCTGCTGGAAGATCGTATACTGTTCGTAGAAGGTAAAATGATAACTGAACTTTGCATATTTGATTTTGATGCAACTCTTTTTATGAGCCCAATGTTTCCTGATGACTGGGAAGGTCATACCGGTGATTGGTTTGACACACTTCAGTCTCTCACTCCTCCATGTGTTGTTGACCCGGGCCCGCTGTGGATTGGTAGCTCTGTATCAGCGGCACAAGAAGCCATCAGCCGACCTGAAGCTTATGTCGTTCTCATGACTGGTCGAGGGATGTCACCAGAGTTGTATGAGAGAGTATCTGAGCTCGTATCATCAGCTGGTTTATCATTTGATGAAATCCATCTGAAGCCAGGCGGCAGAACCATGGGCTGGAAATCATCGATGCTCGAGCAATTTATTCAGAAGTTTCCAGATCTTCAGACTGTGCAAGTTTGGGAAGATAGGTCAGACCACTTAGACCACTTCATACAGGTTGCAGAAGCAGCAGGTCTTGAAGCTATACCTCACTTTGTTGGTAATGTTCTTAAAGACCCATGCGTACTCGATGATCCAGTTCAGGAAGCAGCGCTGCGACAGTACGTGAGAGACTTGTTGGTCGAGGTTAATGAGTACGGCTGGAATAAAGCTGACCGGAAGACTATGGGCCAAGACGGAAAAGCTAATGGTCGTCAAAAGAAAAATTGGGTAGGCCAGAACACCAATGACGTGATTACCAACTGGTATAAGAAGATGGGTCTGGCTGAAGCTATTGGGCTATTAGCGGAAAAAGACAACTCAGCTGGATCCGGACAGAGATACATCTATCGTGGTATGAAGATTGATATGGGAGAGGCTGGCTTGGCTTCTCAAATTAGAAAGATAGCCCAAAACAAGCCCGCCGGTATTAGCGAGCGAGAAGCCGGCTCCTTTATTATGGGTAAATTACAGAATGAAACTATCGGCGAGTCTTGGACTACGAACCAGGACGTTGCAGCCAATTTTGCAGATGCATGGGAAGCTACAAATAGGGGCAGCACTCTTCACGTAATGTTTACTGGTAAGATACCAAACGAATTTGGATATGATCCCACCACCACTGGCGAAGAGCCTGCGATGTTCGAAGACGAGAGCGAAGTTAGGATCCCAAAAGGTGAAGAGATTGAAATAGCCAATGTCGCAGTTTTTATTGCAAGCAAGAAGGGCGGCAAGATGTGGCAGAAGTTTCAGCCTGTTGCGTTTAATCTGGGGAATGTTAAGGCATGAACCAGCTAAAAGAAAAAATCCAAGAATTTGTTGAAGACTATATCAACCCAGCTCTCGCAGCTCATTCCGGCCACTTGGCTGTTGAAGATTTTGACGATGAAGGTGTTCTACACGTCAGACTAAGTGGGGGCTGCCAGGGTTGCGCCGCTTCTAAGCAAACGCTGCAGGGGCAAGTAGGCGCGTACCTTACCGAAGAGTTTCCAGAAATAACAGGGATTGTAGATTTAACAGACCATGCTGAGGGAGAGAACCCTTATTATGCCTAATTTTAGAGCTATCTTTTTGCTGCTGCTAACGGGTTGTACTAATCAAGAATCGCCTATAATACCCTGCGAATCAGACCAAACATCTCAAACAGGTGTTTACGAGATGACGACCTCAGAAATCTTAGGAGATTGCGGGTCCATGGGCAGTTTACCTGTAACGATTGATAACGGCATCGTCCTACTAGACGAAGGAGTTGGCTGCACCATGATCGATTCATCTTGGTCTGATGGTACTTGCACAACTGAGTCTGTATTCGACTGCGACGACGGTACTTGGGTCATGCACCTCGAGTGGTCAGTAGCAACAGACCCTATCGACGAAAGCAAACTTACAGGAACTTTATTGGCAGATATGTCAAAATGGAATGGGATCTACACTTGCTATAGTGAGTATGATTTTGATGCTGTAAGAACTGGAGACATTGTAGAATGAAACTCCTCCGTGAATATATAAAAGAAGTGATTAGCGAAACCTATTTTCCGCTTGAGGGTGGAGACAAAATGCGCGTTCATCATTCTCGCAAGGGTACCCGCTCCGGTGACGAACCACAAGTTAGTGGTTTTTCTCAAAAGATTGGCAACAAGCCAGACGGTCTTTGGTATGAGTGCCAAGACGGAAGCGCAGAAACCTGGGAAGAATTTTGCAACACTGGCTTCGGCGATGATCAGTACTATGAAAAGAAATACGACGGCCAGTATAACGTTATCTTAAATGATTACGAGATCCTCTTTATTCCGGACGAGTACCACTTTGAGAAGTTCTATAAGATGTACAGCGTTCCTCACCCCGCTGACCCTGATGGAAAGAAGGGCTACGACAAGCAGATCGATTGGCCAAGAGTCGCTAGCGACTACGCCGGAATAGAGATTTGTCCCTATCTTTCAAGCAAGCGCAATGATGATGATAGCTTCTGGTATTACGGCTGGGATGTCGCATCAGGCTGTGTTTGGGACCCATCAGGCGTCAAAGAGTTAGTGGGGGCAGGTGATTGCGAATGAGCCTCCTTCGTGAATACATAAGAGAGCTCTTGACAGAAGCAGCCTATGGCTTGGATGAGTTTGAAAAGCGCGGTTTCGGTGTTTCTATAGAAGACAGTGGGGATGCATTCGAAATAATGATACATGATAACTGGCCGCCTCAGCCGTATAGCACTCTCGGTACAATATCAGCCATGCAGAATGCTGAGCCTGATAATGGTCCATGCTTAGGTGGTTATACAGTCACATGGTCAAGCGTTGACGAGGACGGTTGGGGTCCATTACTTTATGATTTAGCGATGGAGCTTGCTACGTCCAAAGGGTCCGGCTTAACACCGGACCGAACTAACGTTTCATTCCAGGCCAACAAGGTTTGGGATTATTATCTAGCAAATCGCAGTGATGTTGAAATGGTTCAGATGGATGATTTATCAAATCGTTTGACTCCTGGCACAAAAGAAGACAATTGCGCAATGACGCTGGCATACGAAAGAGGTCTTGAATCCGGAACGTTCTGGGATGAAGATAATCAAGAGACCCCCTGGGATCCGTACGGCAAAGATGTGCTAGAGCAAAGCCCACTTTCAAAGATGGGTGTATGGAAAGGCGCGGCCAATATTGATGCGATCAAGGCGATGGACAGGTGGATTGAAATATGAACCTGCTACGTGAATACATAAGAGAACTCTTGACAGAATCAGTTGATTCGAAAATCATGTCAATGATCGACGAGCTAGAAAGTAACGGTGGGTATGTTGAGATATTGCCAGATAGAGTTATGATTTGGGAGCCTACTGAAAACAATCCACGCCGATGGGTGGCGATGGTAGCTTACGAAACAACGGTCGCAGCAGGAGCCGGCAAATGCGGTGGCGCCGATAGCGTAGTTCAAAGTGCAACCGCCAAAACAGGTCTTGGTCCACTCGCCTATGATGTTGCAATAGAGGAAACCGGCGGTCTCGGGATGATCTCAGACAGGGCATCAGTCTCCAGGGATGCTCGAGCTGTTTGGGACTACTACATGAACAACAGACCGGACGTTATTAAGCAGCAGCTTGACGACCTACACAACACACTCACCCCAGAAGATGAAGACAACTGTGATCAATACGTAGCGATTAAAGATGCACAGGGGATGCATATGCCCAAGAACTGGAAAGATGATGCGTTAAGCAAACTATACAAAAAGTCGGGTACGCCAGTTATGGATGAGCTTCGTAAACGGGGGATGCTTAAATGAAACTACTCCGCGAATACATAAGAGAGCTCTTGACAGAAAAAACCATCGCGATGGGGATGTGCTTTCCATTCGCAATTCAGAAAGCTGAGGAATGGTTCGGCGATCATTATACGCCACCCGACGATCCTGAAGATGGCGGTGTAGAGCATCCAGACCTCAACAACATGGATAAATTTAAGGTTGTACATGGAAAGGTGACTGACAAGTGGAAGAAGCCGCCGAAGCCTATCGTGCACGCATGGGTTGAGATGGGCGACTTGGTTTTCGACGATCAGACAAGAATAACAAAGCCAAATGGGGTCCCGAAAGACATGTACTATGATATGTATCAGCCAGAGGTTGTCGAAGAGTTTACTGCTGAGCAAGCATTGACAAAGTGTACGATGTCAGGGTACGAAGGTCCCTGGGATGAAGAGCTTAAAGACATAATGCGCCAACGCGATGAGGTCACGTAATGTATGAATACAGAGCATTCGTTAGGAAAGTCTATGATGGAGACACTATTACTGTTGATATTGACCTTGGTTTTGATGTTGTACTTAAAGCTCAAAAAATACGCCTCCTCAGAATAAACACTCCTGAAATCCGCGGTAAAGAGCGTCCAGAAGGGCTGAAGTCAAGAGATGCTCTTCGTGTAAAAATTGGAAATAAGTGGATAAGATTAAAGACACAAAAAGATAAAAAAGGCAAGTACGGTCGTTGGCTTGGCGAGATCTGGTTAGATGACGAATGTATTAACGACTGGTTACTCGCAGAAGGCTATGCAGAGAAATATGAATGAAAAATTAGGGTCGCTTCCATCCCTCCAAATAAGGGAGATGCTACGTCATGATTTACTGACGTACTTCACACCCAACCCAGGTTGGGATCCGAAAGACATCAAGTGGTTCGACGGCTGCGGTCCTCAGTTGGCTGCAAGGATGGGGTTGCAAAAGTATCTCTCCGGGAGTGATATAATCGTTTTTGATGTTGGCTGTAATATAGCTCCGCCCCTTGATGACTTTACTGGTCTTGTACTTCACCATTTTCCCGATTGTAAAGTACACGGATTTGAACCTGTTCATTGGGAAGAATACAAAGAGACGTACAAGCAAGATGAGCGAGTTGACTTACACAAGATTGCTCTGTCAGAGAATGATTGCTTAAAAAAAATATATTCCCCTTCGGCATCTGGGCTTTCATCATTTCATTTTAGGAAATCATGGCAACGCTGGGAAGAGGAAGACCAGCAACAAATTCAAGAAAAACGTGTTGAGTGCAGAAGTATAGACTCATTTTCGGAAGAAATGCGGATAAATCATATAGACTATCTGAAGCTAGATTGTGAGGGAGCAGAGTTTGAAGTGCTATTAGGCGCGTCTAGGCTAATCAGTCAGCGACGAATTTACCTAATTCAGGTCGAAGACCAGACTGGGTTTTGTGAAGACGCAGGTTTCGATTCCCAAACATCCATATCTCTGTTTTTAGAACAGAATGGTTATGAGCCAGTTGTGTATGACGGTCAAGATTTTGTGTGGAGGTTGAAGTAATATGATAAAAAGAATCAAAAAATGGATGCATTGGCGGGGAGTGACCCCTAAAGACCTCACCTATGCAGTGTTTGCGTTAGGCACTCTTTGTACCATGGCGGGACTTTTAGTTTACTTGATAATTGCCAGTACACTTGCTTAGAATCTCTTACAATCTGTGTAGAGGTTAAAGATGCAAGAGTTTCCTGAAAATTTTGATAATCGAGTTATGTCACACTGCCGTCAGCTTTCCGAACAAGACCGCTTATTCTTCATTCATGTTCCTAAGACAGCAGGTACAGCTGTTAAGTGGCGTATGGAGCAGAATGATCTCGAAACATACCACATGGCAGACCCGCACCCATTTCCGGTCATGAGGGTTGAAAAAGTTACGACACCCATCTGGGCTCGTGTTAATAGACAAGACGTGAAGTTAGCTGTTCAGCAGAGCTTTCCCATGCACCAGAACCGGTGGGAAAATATGTTAAAATTTTCTCTTACAAGAAATCCATTTTCATGGCTTGTTAGCTGGTATATGCACGGCACACCAGATACAGAAGATGGGTGGGGTAACGTAAATTACATTTATGGAATTCGCAGCTTCCCAGAGTTCGTGGAAAAGTTTTGTTCTCCGAGAGTACCTTGGAACCACGGACTAAACACCACATATTGGAAGAGGTCTATGTATGCGCAGTGGTTCAACCGTGATTCGGAATGTATCATCAATTTTGCCATCAGGTCTGAGAATCTACACGCAGGTGTAGATGCGATGTTCACAGCTTCTGGTCTTTCTAATATGAGTCACCCACCTCGAGCAAATAGCAACTATAGTCATCGTAAAAACAAAGACTATAGAGATTATTATGATTCCGCTTCAAAGGAAATAGTGGAAAAATATTTTGCAAGAGACCTACAAGTCTTTGGCTACGATTTTGATGGCCCTACTGATGACCGCATTATTTATGATATTGAGAGAATGCATTTGTCATATACTGTTGATAACGACCTATTTATGCACAAGGGAACCGCAATAAGTAGAGGCTGACAGATGAAGCTCGTTATAAACGGGAGCGCAATAAGCGTAGAAAGAGCCGATGATCATGCTGCGAGACAGCTCGGGCTTATGTACCGTAACTTCTTGCCGCAGGACTCTGGGATGCTTTTTTCTTTTCCAAATTCTGAGGAAAGAAGCTTTTGGATGAAGAACACATATATTCCACTTTCGATAGCTTATCTGGACTCCGAAGGTCGGATCCTGAACATCGAAGACATGGAGCCTCAAGACTTGACGGGCATCCGCTCATCAGGACCAGCTATGTTTGCTTTAGAAGCGAATAAGGGGTGGTTCGAAGAGCGAGGAATTTCTGCTGGAGATATTGTTCAAGGTCTCTTGGGTGGCGCACTTCAAGAGGCAGCAGGCCCTAACCTGTCGGATCAAGGCTTCCATTATGCAGATGTAGTCCAGCCGATTATAGAGCAGATCATGAGCAACCTTGGTACTTCTCCAGAAGAAGGTGAGTATTTAAGCACACACATGTGGGATTATCCGATAGCACCAGATGTATGGCTTGAGTATTGGGAAGACGAAGGCGGCGCATTTTTTGACGTAAACGTAAGTGTTTCTATTACAGATTTTCCTGATGGTCATGCTGGGTGGAATATAGACGCCGACGCTGGATGGGGCGAAAGCTCGGAGGCGCTAGTCAACATAAATGTTGAGCTTTCACCAGAGTTTGTTTTAGACGCGGACTCTCTACAACAAATACGTCAAGAGCTATTCAACGCTGTTCCGCATGAGGTCCATCACCTTACACAGAGCGGTAACCCGTTTGAGAGACCAAATTGTCCCGCAATGCCTCCGGCAGAGGGTAACAGCTATTTTAATTACTTCACGCAAGCATGCGAAGTTCCAGCATTCTTAGTTGGCTTTCGTGGAGAAGCAAGCCAGTCTGGAATGGCGATAGAAAAGTTGATCGATGGATATTTGAACAATTACGTAGAAGTGGGTAAAATTACACCAGATGAATTGCTTAAAGTGAAGGATACTTGGCTAGGGCATGAAAAATGGGATAAGGAAACAGTGCAAGAATCTATGCTTAGGCGATACGTTCGGGAGGTTTTGCTTGAGGTGACCACACTTCCGCAAGAGTATTTCAAGACAATCGATGATGCTGTTTCTGCTTCACGCTTCTGGGAACAACCTAATTCACAGGATGATATTGATTTGATATCGAGCAGAGTGGGAAATTCTCTGGGTACCCCTGCAGCCGATGCCTTGAGCCAGACTCTGCAAGATGTGTTTGACGATCTCGAACTAGACATTGATGTAGTTGTCAGCTCTCATGAGACAGATGATATCGATGGTTTCACTCTACACCCGGAACATCCGGCGTACCCTGACCGGTGGTTAGTTGACGCACGCTGGTACGTTTCGAAACAAAACCCGGGCCGAAATACTGTTGATATGGAGATGATGACAGCAGAACAAGAGCTTCCCGACCTCGATTCAGCAGCTCTTATGAGGCACATTACGCAGACTGTACGCCACGAGCTGGTGCACTATCACCAGATGAAGAAGCAAGCTCAAAACAAGGGTCTTGACGATACAGCGGCATTTGAAGAGATGAAAGCCGACCCATCTCAGGTTCCCTCATCAGGAAAGATCGAAGATTATCTAAGGTCTCATATAGAAATTGATGCTCATGCTCATGATGGAGCAGAAGAATTACTCGCAGTATACGGTAAGGAAAAGTCGCTAGACATGTTAAGACGAGGATTTGATCTAACTGATCGTAAGATGCCAAATGCTGTCAAGCACTATTTTGAACAGCTTCCTGAATCAGATCCAACACTTGATAAATTTCGTTCAAAACTCTATTCTCAGATTGAGAAAATGACAGCTTAGCTTTTATTGTTATAGAGCTTCTCTTATCTGCGCGATCTCATTTCTGCTTATTTCATGTGAATAGACGATAGTTGCCAGAGGTGTTGGTCTGCCATAGAAGTTTTCTACCGCAACCGCGAAGATAATCGATCGTAATCTTCCTGAGTTATCAAAGCCTCCTGATCCAGAGTATCCGAACCAAACGAAGCCTTGAAGTAGTGTAGCGTTATGTGGCTCGCTGTGTCCAGACACATGAGATCTAGTGGTCAATAGCTCATAGCTTGATGGATAACCAGTGTAAGTAATTTCATCGCCAACAGAAAGCTCCCCAGTTCTTGCCAGCCCGATAGCAGTCCGTGAGTGGAGCTTTGGGATGCGCAGTACAGCGATGTCTTTCGTTTGTGATTTCCATATTACTTGTCCAACAACTTTCTCTGTGGGCGTTGAAATGTAATAGATTTCCGATCTATCAACTACATGTCGCGCTGTTATAACAAGGAAGTGGTCGTTCATCTCGACGTATGTACCAGACCCATGTCCCCCTTGTAACCCTTCTACCTTGACTGCGCTGTTTCTGCTCGCTCTTTGAGCGCTAGTGAATAAAACCTCAGCAGTCCCGTTTATTATCTGCGCGTCTGGAACGGTTGCACTTTCTGCAGGCGGTACTATATCGTTAGAGTAAGCAGTTGTCTGCGGTAGCGTAATTCCAGCGAATGCTAACAAAAGTATTGAGAATATTTTTTTCATTTAGAAATCCTCCATTTATTAACTATCGTGTACATAGTGTATATTTACTAATGGTTTTTAAGGACAGCTTGAAAGAGCAGCGCTCACCGCCATATTGCTTTAGGACAGGGAGACCAGGGTGAAGAATTTTTTTCCAATTTTTGTCGAAAATTCTAGACTCCCCGCTATTCTTTCAAAAATATCCCCCATAGATATTTGGGCCATTAGTTTAGGCCTATTCGTTTTTTGTCGGGGCGAAATGAGCGCTGAGACAAAGAATCACGAGTCAATACACTTCAAACAATGGGTCGAACTTTTGTTCATCGGTTTTCTTGTGTTATATCCTCTCTTCTGGATTGTAGGATTGTTCAAGTACCGCGATGGCGCCCATGCCTATATGATGATTCCTTTTGAGCAAGAAGCTTATGGGAATGATCAGGATCTAAATTATCTTAATAATAGAAAGCTATATGCATGGGTGAAGTATGTCAGAGCAAGAGGATCCGAATAAGCAAACGCACATCGCCGTGAAGGGGGATTTAGTGATTTGTTTAGACACTGGAAGCGTAGGAATTATACTTGAGCGTCGTGCTCACAATATTTATTTGGTAAGCTTCCCGCACGGCGTCTTTCCGTATGAGCGGGAAGATTTTGATGTACTAAAATCTGGATGACAATAAAATGTTCGAACACTTAAAAGAAATAAACATGACGTACTTTAATCACTGTATCAGGTCTATGAAATTTGCTGCGTGGTCACTGAAACTATACTTTGCATGTATTATTCACGCTGTATTACCTTTTATATTTACGGATACGTTTTCCAACAACGTATTACAATTGGCTAAAGTATTAGAGGAAGAAGATAATGCAAAACATTAAAGTGGGTACTCCCGTGTATCATTATTTAAGAATGAACCGTGTAGGGACAGTCCGTGAAATAAGAGTCGATCTAGCTGATAACGTGTGGATGACTGAAGGATCTCCCTCAGGCCGCCAGTATGCTGTTGTAGAATATCGAGATGGATCTACACAAACTCATCTACTCTCTGACCTCATGCGTGCAGACCTTGATTAGCCTTGTAAATTATGCCCGTTTTTTTTAAATTTAGAAATCGGGAGAAAGTCATGGAACCATGGAGCGAAGAGTTTAGGCAACCGCAGGAAAAAGGTTTCGGACAGAAATGTCTTGAAGCAGCTGTAGTAGTCTACGCAGGGTTTGCGATATTCGTGGTGGCAACGCTGGCAGAGACTGTTACAATTCCTCTTGCTGCTCGCCGACGTAAAAAGCAGGAAAAGAATAATGAAGGTCGGTGA